ATCTTTGGTAAAAATTATAGCGGTAAATCCTCTGTTATTGATGCTTTGTTATATTCTATTTTTAATACCACTTCAAAAAACAATAGAAAGAATTTAAATGTCATTAATCAGAATAACACGCATGGTCGTGGTAAGGTTACCATTCGCATCGACCAATCAGATTATATTATTGAACGTAAATCCGAAAAGTATATTAAAAAGCTGAAAGGTGTGGAAACGACAGAAGCAAAGACCGATGTTGAGTTTACTTCTACTAATGAATTATTGAATGGCCTTGCCCGTAATGATACGGATAAGAATATCCGTCGCTTTCTTGGTTCAGTCGATGACTTTTTTCTAACTTCTATGGCTAGCCAATTTGGATACTTATCTTTTATTTCTGAGGGTTCCACAAAACGTAAGGAGATCCTTGCCAAGTTTCTTGATTTGGAAAACTTTGATAAGAAATTCAAGTTAGCCAAGGAAGAAAGCGCCGAGTTGAAAGGCTTATTAAAAAAATTAGAAGGCGTAGAGTATAAAAAAGATATTTCAACTGCCGAATTCCAATTAAGCGGAGTTGAAATCGGATTGAGTCAGAGCAAAACAAAAGTAGAAGAAATACGTAAAAAAGTCATCGATGCCAATGAGTTTCTTTGTCAATTACAAAAGAGCATTGCTAATGTCCCATCTTCAATAATTAATTATGATGATTTAAAACACAAACTTGAGCAATCTCACAAAGAAAGCAAAAGTCTAGTTGAAGAGAGTGCCTCACTCGAAACTCAAATCAGTAAGCATGAGGAATTACTCGTTAAAATAGAACAATTTTTAACAACAGTCAACGAACCAGACTTGATCGAAAAAGATAAAGAATTATCTTTACTTAAGAAACAACTACATGGTCTAGAAAAAGAATTCTCATTGTCAGAAAATGAGCTATCCAGTGTGGAAAAGAAAATTAAGCTTCTTGACCAAGTTCCTTGTGGGGATAAGTTTCCTACGTGTAAATTCATCAAGGACGCATTTGCTGCCAAAGAGGCACTCCCAGACCTAAATACGAATCATAATGCCATGGATGGCAAGCTGGGGCTGTTACAGGGGCATTCTAACGCCCTAAACTCAGAAGTATCAGATGGAATGAAGAAACTAGTAGAAATAAAGAAGAAGCGTACAGAAGTTACTTCCAAGATATCCACGAGCCAACTTAAAATTGAGAAGAATAAGAATTCTATTGTCATATTAGAAAAGAATATTCACGATAATACTGAAAAATTAAAGCTGTACGACCAAAATCGTGAAGCAATAGAAAACTATGAAAAGTTAGTCGCTGACCGCGATGCGGCTAAAAGCAATGTAACAATTCATACCAAAGAATTAAGTGACACAGAACGTGAGATAGTTGAACTTTATAAAATGCAAGGTTCTATTAATGCGAAGATAGAGATATTTTGCAAACAAAAAGAAGAGTTGGAAGACCTACGCAAACAATATTCAGCATATGATTTGTTCTTAACTTGTATGCATCCAAGTGGTATAAGTTATGAGCTTATCAAGAGCAAGCTGCCAGAAATTAACCAAGAAATTGCTAAAATCTTGGCAAATGTAGTGGAATTCTCTATTTACTTAGAGAACGAAGACGATAAACTGGATATTATGATTAAGCACCCTAAGTATGACGCTAGGCCACTGGAAATGGGCAGTGGCGCAGAAAAGACTTTGGCCTCGACGGCTATCCGGCTGGCGTTATTAAACGTTACTACCCTCCCAAAAGCAGATATATTTGTGATGGATGAGCCGGGAACAGCCTTGGATGCAGAAAATTTAGATGGGTTTGTTCGTATTCTCGATTTGGTCAAGGGATATTTTAAGACTGTTATCGTAATATCACATTTGGACAGCCTAAAAGATTGTGTAGACATGCAAATAGTTATTGACAGAAAAGATGGATACGCTTACGTGAACCAATAAAATGATAAAACTAAAAATTAAAATGAATTCGCTCATTGAAGGGCTCATAAATGAGAAACTTATCTTTGATGGTACCAAAGACGATACTACGACTGATGTTTGGAGAATAGACCAAAAGTTCAAAAGAGGTTGGATTGGTCCGCATCGTGTATATACCAATGATTTTGAACCGCAAGATGAATGGAAATATGAAATCCTACAGAAACTAACTAAAAAGTATGGTAATGACTTGAAGAATAACCCTAGCCCGCTAGAAGACTTTCCAGACGAAGAATTCGGTATGAAAAAGGGGAGCATGAACCAACCCGCTCGAAATAGATTGTTTGGCTTTCCTTCAAAGGAGAGCGCCGAAGCATGGTTTACCAAGAAGGGGCTTGAGGGTTTAGAAGAAATTGGGTTTAAATTAAGAGTTATAAAGGCAAAAAGAGTTTGGTTGTCGAAAAGTAAGAAACAGATATTATTTGAACCCGCTTAAGGAGAATAACATGGCTAATATGGGATTGAAAGAAGAAGTAAAAGAAGAAATTTCTGATTTAGACAAGCGTATGAAGAAAGAACGCAAGAAGTTTGATGGCACAAGATTAGGATTAGTAGATTTAGTGACTGAAAAGTTTGTTTCTCGTAAATTACTGGTATGGGTAACAGCAACTATTTTGCTTTGTATTGTAAAAATCACTCCAGAAGAATGGACGGCGATTACTTTAGGATATGTAAGCATAGAAGGCTTCGCAGATTTAGCGGTAAAATGGAAAAAGGGATAATAATGGAAACTATTAAACTGTATTGGAAACGTTTCGTGGTAGGTATAGCCGCAACGCTGGCAGCCGTAACGTTTGCATATCTAGTGTTTAGAAAACACTTAGGAGAAGGACTAGGCCAGTATTTAAAAGATGAGGCAGGTGTCAAAGACGTTAATCGAAAGAAGCTGGAAGAACAGACCGAGAGGTTAAAAAAAGAAAAAGAAGATGCCTTAAAGAAAGAAGAAGAACAGAAACAACAAAAACTAAAGAAAGCGGAAGAACTGGTAAAGGAAGAAAAAAATCGGTTGTTAGAATTAGAAAAAACAAACAAATCAGATTTTGAAAGCGAACTAAAGAAACAATTGGGGGTTGTAGAAAAGAAAAAGGGGCGTCCAAAACGCAATGGACAAACTTAAAATAGGTGTAGCTACAATTACGTTGCTAGCCATGCTAGCAATGCAACCCTCTTATGCGTATGCACAAGATGCTGGGAAATTATTGGCTGACGAGGGTGATTATGCTCTCGTCAAAGAAGGCGAAGCTTCGCCCTATGATGGATATTTATTTGATGCTGCTGGATTAGTAAAAATAATGACAAATAAATCATTAGAAATTCAATCATTAAAAATAAATAATGATAGTGAAAATAAAAAACTTCTAATAGAATTAGAGATGTTAAAAAAACAATATAACTTAGAATTAAAGCTAACTAAAGAATTGAATGATAATATAATGAAGTTAAAAGATGATAGAATAAAACTATTAGAAGATAATAACAAATGGGATGATATAAAGTTGTTTGGCTCTTTGTTACTGGGTATTGCTCTTTCGGTAGCTATCTTCTTTGCAGCAGTACAAATAACAACAATAAAAACACCATGAATAAAAAAGATCCCAACTACGTTGTTGCTTTAGAAAAGGCAATAAAAGAAAAATACGGTGAACTAGCCACTATGAACCCTAAGTTCTTTTGGAATTCAGAAAAAGAACAGGAATACATCATCACAACAAAAGAAACACTCAAAAAAGAAGCTAGTAATGAACAAACAAGAGAAAAACAGGATTTAGGCGGTATTTTAATACCAAAGAAACTAATTAATAAGAATAATAAATCCTGTATAGTTTGTAAAGAATATAGTTTTAATAAAAAAGATGATGTATACTTAAATAAATTTACTACCTGCTATAAGTGTTATGTTAATTTTATAGAGGATAGAGAAGAAAGATGGATGTCTGGTTGGCGTCCTAACGGAGAAAAATAAATGGCTAGTATTCTAGAGGTTATAAACGGTATTTCTCAAGCATTACATGCAAAGCACCACGGCGGCGCTGAAATAGGTCTTAAGAGAGAAACTGAGGACTTAGTACAAGGTGTATCAATATATGACCCTAGAGTAATGGACGGTTTTGGTGTTCAATTCCAAGGAGACATGTTGATTATCAAGTATCACAGTGAAATGCCCTTGACTCAGGTTCACGATAGAGACTTTGAAACTGATATTCGTCAAACAATGAAAGATATTTCAAAGTTTATTAAATCAGAATATAAAAAAGTTACAAAGAAGACTCTTGATTTAACCGAGCACGGAGACATCAACATCATGGTCCAAAGTGCAAATCGTAGAACATCTTATGTCAATGCCGTTCAAAATTATCAGATAGAAGGTGTCGAGGGTTTCAACAAAGAAATCAGCAAACCACAAAAGAACTTTGCCGACATTGCCAAGCGTTGGTTAAACAATGTCAGACAACCAAGAAATTCTAAATAAGGTAATAAGGTAATGACATGGCGTATAAGTTATCAAAAGAGGAAATTACTAAAGAGATATTAAAGTGTGGCAAAGATCCAGCCTACTTCTTAGATAACTACGCTAAAATCGTACATCAGAATAGAGGATTAATACCTTTTCACACTTATAAGTTTCAGAAAGACCTATTAAATGACTTTCATGATCATCGTTTCAACGTCATCCTGAAATCTCGGCAAATGGGTATTTCAACTATAGTTGCCGGTTATAGTGCTTGGATGCTTCTGTTTCATAAAGAACGAAACATCCTTGTAATGGCAACAAAGCTCAATACAGCAATAGAAATAGTTGAAAAAGTAAAAGACATTATCGATAGCGTTCCAGAATGGATCAAAATCGCTGAAGTAAGCGTCAATAATAAAACAAAACTTGAACTAACTAATGGTTCAAAGATTCACGGTGTTCCAACGTCAAAAGATGCCGGTCGTTCTCAGGCGCTTTCATTGTTAATTGTTGATGAAGCAGCCTTTGTAGATGACATGGATGATTTGTGGACGGGCTTATTACCAACTCTTTCTACTGGTGGACGGTGCATTGCATTATCAACCCCAAATGGCGTTGGTAATTGGTTTCACAAAACTTACGTAGAAAGCGAATCAGCACAAAATAATTTCAAACCAACAAAACTCCCTTGGGATATTCATCCTGAGTATACACAAGCGTGGTTTGAAAATATGACACGCAACATGAGCAAGCGTCAAATAGCTCAAGAATTCCAATGTAACTTCAATGCTTCTGGCGAAACAGTAATGAATCCAGAAGATCTTTCAAAATTAAAGAAGTTAGTTAGTGAGCCTAAATATCGTTCATGGATCGACCGCAATTATTACATTTGGAAACAACACGAACATGATGGTTCCTATCTCTTGACAGCCGACGTTGCTCGTGGTGACGGAAAAGATTATTCCGTTTTCCATATTCTTGACATTAAAAACATGGAGCAAGTGGCTGAATACCAAGGCAAGGTTGATTTAGACAATTTTGCTAAATTGTTGTTTGATGCTGGACAAGAATATGGTAACTGCATGATTGTAGTTGAAAATAACAATATAGGTTTCTCTGTAATAACAAAACTTATTGAGATGCGGTATCCAAACGTTTATTATTCTACTAAATCAACACATGAGTTTGTTGATAGCATGCAATCGCAATACGGAGCAAATACTGTCCCCGGATTTACTACAACAATGAAAACCCGTCCATTGATTGTTGCAAAATTAGAAGAATTTATACGTAATAAAAGTATTAAGATTAATTCACAAAGACTTGTTAATGAATTAGATACTTTCGTTTGGGTAAATGGCCGTCCAGAGGCTCAGAAGAGCTATAACGACGACCTTGTAATGTCTTTAGCCATTGGCTGTTGGGTACGGGATACAGCAATTGTTAACAACGAGCGCAATTTAGAGTATTCTAGGGCATTCCTTGACGCTATTACTAAAGGTGGCAATTATTTAGACACTTCAGTACGTGGAATTGTCAACGAAGAACGTAGCCGAAAGCAGCAACAAATGCAAAATATGTATAGAGAATATAACTGGATAATAAAGGGCTAAAATGGCAGACAATAACGGTTTTAAAAAAGGTAATCCATTAAACAGTAAAATAAATGGTCAAGGAGGAAAGAGAAATCCTCGTAATAACGATTCGCCCCTGTATACGGGCTTAACCAGATTATTCTCTGGTCCTCTATCCAGTTTTCGTGACCAGTCACAGGTACGTTTTAAGCGTCGTGACTTAGACCGCTATAAGTTTACTAGTGCCAGCGGACAGAACTTCAAGAAGAAAAGCTATAACCCCTTTGAATCTATCCAAAGCAACATCATGGCTAATCAAAGTCGTGCAGAACGCTATAGTGACTTTGATCAAATGGAGTTTTGTCTTCACGGCGATACAAAAATTGCTGTACCAAATGGATATAAGACATTGCGTGAGTTGTCCGAGAATGGATTAGACAAGGAATTCATCGTTTATTCATACGACCATACAAAAAAACAAATTGTCCCAGCAATTGGTCGTCAAGCGAGAAAAACGAGAACTGACCATGCTTGGAAAGTCACATTTGATAACGGCCAAGAAATAATTGGAACCGAAGACCACCGTCTCATGTTAAGAGACGGCTCTTATCGCACCATTTCCCAACTTAAAACTGGTGATGCCATGATGCCCTTTTACCGTAAAGATTTGATCCACGGTCAGAAAGATGAAGAAGATGGTTGGTGGGACCAATTTAGCAAGCGACATTCAGAATGGATGAAGAACAACAATCCTGCGGAACGTAAAGATATTACGTTTGAAAAGATATTGAGCGTTTGTGATACTAGAGGATACAATCAAAATAATCTGTGCAAGATTTTGAACACAAATCCGCCGACAATTAAACGCAAATTAAAGTCCAAAGGTTTTAAGAACTTCGAAGTATTTGCCAAAACTTACAATGCCGATTGGAAAAACGCGGGACAGAATAATGATGGTGATAAAAACCCTCGTTTTGACAAGACTTTAGATTTTAATATGATTTGTTCTGCCTACACAAAGGACATGAATTCAAATCAGCTAGCAGAAAAACTCGGCACGACCTACATGAAGTTAAATAACCGTATTAGAGCTAACGGTTACAAAAACTTTACAGATTTTGCGGAGAATTACGCCAACCATAAGGTTGCTTCTGTTGAATATTACGGGTTTATTGATTTATATGACTTAACCGTAGACGGGTACAAAAACTTTGCTACTGATAGTGTGATATCTCATAACACGCCCGAGATTGCATCGACCATGGATATTTATGCCGATGAAATGACAACAAGTAACCAATACCGTCAAGTTGTTATTATCGATAGCAAGAATGAAGAAATTAAAAATATATTACATCACCTTTATTTTAATATATTAAACCTTGAATCAAATTTGTTTTCTTGGTGCCGCACAATGTGTAAGTTTGGTGATTTCTTTCTTTATTTAGATATCGATGAAAAGATCGGTGTTAAGAGTGTCTTGGGCTTACCTTCACCTGAAGTAGAGCGTCTAGAAGGAGAGGACGAAAGCAATCCAAATTATGTACAGTTTCAATGGAACAGCGCCGGTATTACATTTGAAAACTGGCAGATAGCCCATTTCAGAATTCTAGGACAAGATAAATATTCACCTTATGGAACTTCAGTGTTGGAGCCTGCCAGAAGGATATGGAGACAATTAAATTTAATGGAGGATGCGATGATGGCATATCGCATCGTGCGCTCGCCAGAACGCAGAGTTTTCTACATTGACGTTGGAAATGTTTCACCACCAGAAGTTGAACAATATATTCAAAAGATAGTGACGCAGATGAAGCGCAACCAAATAGTTGATCCAAACACTGGTCGTGTTGACTTGCGTTATAACCCTATGAGCATCGATGAAGACTTTTATATTCCTGTTCGTGGGACACAAAGCGGAACAAAAATTGAAAATTTGAAGGGTGGTGAGTTTACAGGAGATATTGACGACGTTCAATACTTGCGCGATAAACTCTTCTCTGCTTTAAAAGTACCTCAATCTTATCTTTCATCCGGCAAAGACGCATCAGAAGACAAGAGCACCTTAGCGCAAAAAGATATACGTTTCGCTCGTACCATCCAACGTCTACAGAGAGTAATAGTAAGCGAGTTAGAGAAGGTTGGTATTATCCATCTTTATACCCTTGGTTACCGAAATGAAGATTTGTTAAAGTTCCGTCTACGTTTGAATAATCCTTCAAAAATTAGCGAATTACAAGAGATAGAACATTTTAAAGCTCAATTAGAAGTCGCTAGTACAGCCAAAGAAAATGGATTTAGCAAGCGTTGGGTATTTGAAAACCTATTTAAAATTAATGATAACGATTTCTTGCGTATTCAAAGAGACTTATATTATGATAAGCAATTTGAAAAATCAGTTGAATCCGGTGATGCAACAGATACAGGCACAGTTGGCGGTAGCACACTAAATACTGATTTAGGCGTTGCACCAGAAGGTGCCGAAGTTCCCGCGCCCGGTGGTGAAGTTGGTGCGGAAGGTGAAGCGGCTGGAGGAGAAGCTGCTGCGGGTGAAGCTGGAGGAGAAGAAAGTAATTTATTAGCAGCACCGGGTCGTAGAGATGATGGGTCACATCTAACTAAAGGAGCAAATGGCAAGTGGTATAAGCCAGTAGCGGTTGATGCACGTCCTTCAGGAGCCCGCAGCCGTCACATAGAAAAGACTCACACTCCAGAATCGGTAACTTCGGCTTATCGTAACTTATTTGCTGGCTCAAAGGATCTCTCTAGAGCAGGAAGAGGCATCTTTAACGAAGAAAAAGAAGACTTCTTTGAAAAAGATGAAAAATTATTGTTAGAGATTGATAATAAACTTAAATCACTAAGCTCACGACTACTTACAGAAGAGAAAAAAACGGAGAATAAATAAAAATTCTGCGATAATAACAATATTAAATATAAAATATTGTTCAAGGAAAATATATATGAGTTCAGTTTTTAAACATAACAAAAAAAGAAATACCGCTTTTCTTTATGAAGTATTAGTAAGAGAAGGCACTAAAGCGACGTTATCTAAAGATTTAAAAGTCTTATCTGCTGTTAAAGAAATCATCGTTGAATATTTCAATCCACAAGCTCCCTTATCAGAAGAACTGAGTCTCTATGACAGCTTAAAAGATCCTGAGATAGATAAATCGTTAGCAGAAAAATATTTAACGGAAGCAAAAAACCGCTATATGTGTCTTGACAAGCGTTTATTGTTTAATGAACAGACTCGTCTTATTAATAAGATAAATAAAACAATTGGCGCTCATGTATACAACAACTTTGTTCCGCACTATAAAGATTTAGCTACGATTGCACAGATTTTTAGTGATAATATCTCAATCAAAGAAAAGATTGTACTTGAGCAGGAAACCTTAAAGCGTTTTGAAGTATTAAGCGAACAAAAAGATGGTCTTAAACACATCGATAACCTTGTATTCAAGAGCTTTGTAAAGAAGTTTAATGAGAAATACTCTGGATTGCTGAGTGAACAAAAAGATTTGTTAACAAAATATATTAGCTCGTTTGCCGATGAAGGAATCGAGCTTAAGGTTTATCTGAATGAACAGCTATCGAACTTAAATGATAAAATCAAAACAGCACTATCGAGTGAACATGTTAAAAATGACGTTTACATGGTTGAGAAGACGAAAAAATTGATGGATATCATTAAAGAGTTTAAAGATAAAAAAGAAATGTCTGCCGATATGTTGGAAAACCTTTTAAAAATTCAACAGTTTGTTCATGAGGTAGAAAAGAATGATTAAGGTAACCATAAAGGATAAAGCTGGAATCGAGAAAGAAGTAAACATTCGTAAAACTCTTTCTGGTGACTTTATGTTAAGAGAACATCCAGAAATAGACATAATCGTGATGCCAGAAAAATCTAAAGTTCTTGTTTTACCTAAAAATGAACAAACCGATAGCATATACAAGTTACAAGAAAGATTATTCAAGTATATGATTCAAAAAGGTATTATCTTACCTGAAAGTGTTTTTAGCGGTAACGTCTACGGTTCTTTACAAGGCAATTATTCGAAAGAAGCACCAGAAGGTGTAGATTCATTACAAGTTGTTGTATATAACTTAGCAAATTTTATCGAAGAAGAACGCCCAGCTTTTGAATATGAACAAGCCTATGAAGATGCCATGGAAAAAGAATTACTGAAACCAGATGTAGAAGATTCTACAGAATTAGGCGAAGTGCCTCAAGAGCCATACAAAGGCTCAGTGCCTAAGTATGGTTTCCCGACTCGTGGTATTTACCGTTATAATTATTAACGTATAACAAAGGAAAATAAAAAAATGAAAGTTACAAAGCAATATTTGAAGCAACTTATCAAAGAACAAATAGAACAAATGTCAGAAGAAGGAGAATTAAACGAAGCTCGCCCAACTTATTTAGGCGATATCGCTAGTTATATGCTTGGCCTTGATGAAAAAACTTTAGAAGCTCTTCTGGCAAAACTCGGCGCACAATTAGGACAAGACGATAAGAAATTTGCTGCCACTTTAGCGGCTGTATCAAAGTCAACTATGACTCCCGCTGCACCTGTACACGAATAAGAAGTCAATATAACAAAGGAAATAAAAAAATGAGAGTTACGCAAGAATATTTAAAACAAGTTATCAATGAAGAAATGCAAAAGATGGCCGAAGAAGGACAATTAGATGAAGGAGCGATGGACTTTTTAAAGAGTTTAGGTGGTACTGCAAAAAAAGCTGGCGTTCAAGCTGCTCAAAAAGCCGGTCAAGCGGTGGCGAGCAAAGCAAAAGCTGCCACACAAGCGGTAGCAGGCCAAGCAAAAAAGGTTGGTCAAGCCGTAGGTGGAGCAGTTCAACAAGCGAAAAAAGCGAGCGCCGCTTCTGATATAGCACCGTTGGCTACTAAAGCTTCTGCTTCTTTGAGAGCGGCACAACAAACTCTAGGTGGTTTGGTGGCCAGAATGGAAAGATTAGACATGCCAGAAGTAAGAAGCTTAGACGGTGTTATGCAGGCTCTGCAAACTGCAATGGTACAACTTCAAAATCTTACAGGCGCAAATACTGGCGAGTAATGAATCTATTAATCTTCATTTTAGCCTCATATGGCATGACGATGGTTTTGGTCTATGGCAAAATATTTGATGCCGTTAGACCAAAACATCATTTCTTTAAATGCTGTATGTGTATGGGTTTCTGGGTAGGTGTTTTTAATTGGTTTATGATAGACCTACCTTTTAATCTATTTGTAGCTGGTTGTATTAGTTCTGGAATGTCATATTTATTAAGTCGTTTGGTGGATGATGATGGTATAACAATAAAATTGAAAAAACAAGAATAAATTACTACTTATATTTACTAGAGGTGTCCACCATGAGAAATAAAGAAGATATTACGTATATTCGTCGTTATATGTTACAAGGCGTGAGACGCTGCTGTAACGGGAGTTGTATTTAGCCCTGACCTTAAAAATCAGGGCTAAAACCTTATATAAAACTATGTCAAAACAATTACTTAGAGAATATATCGGTATTTATAAAATAACAAATCTTATAAACAATAAGGTTTATATTGGAAGTTCTATTGCTATTAACCAAAGATGGTCAAAGCATCGACAACATTTAAAAGAAAATAAACACCACAATGATCATTTGCAAAAGGCTTGGAATCTATATGGTCAAGAACAGTTTCAGTTTGAAATAATCGAAAACACCGCCCTTGATCATATTGTATTAGAACAAAGAGAAACATATTGGATGGAATTCTATAATTCTTTTAATGAAGAAGTAGGATATAATATTTATCATCATCCTCGTGGTCCCCTAGGATATAAATACCCGCCTAGCTTTGGCGACGCTATGAAAGAAAGAATCCGGCAACATGGTCACTCTTGGACAGGTAAAAAACACTCTGAAGAAACAAAGAAAAAAATGAGTCTTGCACAAACGGGAAAGGTTCTTTCAGAAGAGACTAAAGCAAAACTATCAAAAGCGCGTCTGGGGTTTAAATCCTCCGAAGAATCAAAGGAAAAAATTAGTACCGCAACCAAGGGCGAAAATAATCCAAGAGCCCTATTAAATAAAGAAGACGTATTAAAAATAAGAGAGCTTTACCAAACTGGAATGAAAATTGCCGTGATTTCTAGAGTTTATGAAGTTAGCTGGAGCGCAATTTCTAATATAGTAAAAAATAAAAACTGGAAGAATATATAATGAAAGAACTTCTTAGAGAATGGTATGAAATGTGTCCTGACATGGTTTGCCAAGATTTATTATCGGAAGGGGAAAAACTAGAAGTTAAGAATGGCGCTAAGTATCTCACGGGAATTATGCAGAGGAGCGATACCGAAAACGGCAATGGCCGTGTTTATGGACGAAAAGTCCTTGATCGAGAAATTGAAAATTATAAAAAAATAGTTGCTGACCATCGTGCCCTAGGAGAATTAGACCATCCAGAAGATTCAGTTGTCAATTTAAAGAATGTTTCTCATATGGTAACCGATATTTGGTGGAATGGGGATGGGGTAATGGGTAAAATAAAGGTTCTTGACACTCCATCAGGCAAAATCCTTCGTTCTCTTGTAGAAAGCGGAGTTAAATTGGGCATTTCAAGTCGTGGCTTGGGCAGTACACGCAAAGAAGGCGGAAAGACAATCGTTGAAGATGATTTTCAACTTATATGTTTTGACTTCGTTCAAGAGCCAAGCACTCCCGGCGCATTTATGATGTCTGAAGGAAAAAACCGCATTGTGGATCCAAATAAAATTTGGACAAAAGCAGACCGCTTGAATAGATTATTAAACGATATTGTAAAAGGATAAAGCAAATGTCAGAATTTCAATATAAAGCAGGATTAAACAACGTTGGCAGCTATCAAGTAAGCGGTATCCCATATGTAACAGCTAGCTTGGCAGTTCCCGCTAATACAGGCACTGCTCTAGAGATTATATTTCCCAGTGTTACACAATGTATCAAAATCCACAATAATAGCAGCACTACTCATATGAGAGTTGGATTTAGTGCAAAAGGTGTTTCAGGATCGAACTACTGGCAAATAGACCCACAAACCTCTGGTAGCTTAAGTTATGTTGAGCTTAGAGTAAAGACTGACCGCATCTTTTTAATGTCAGCAACAACTTCACCGGTTACCGGAGCTTACATATTTGCTGAATTAACCGGCATCAAACCAGAATACAACCTAGCAGAAGTTTATTCTGGTAGCGCAGGCATTGGATAAAATAAATAATGGCTAATTTTACTGATTGTGCAGACGAACTGATATGCGCTACTTTTTCTGGTAGCAACGGTATTGTTGTAGGCGTTCTCCCCGGTACGCCAAACAAAATTACTGCTTCTGTTGATTCGACGTTTGTTAGAACAACCGGAACACAAGCCATAGCTGGTGATAAGAATTTCTTAAACGCAGTCACTGCCTCATTTGTATCAGCCTCTACTGCTAATTTCAACGCAGTCACTGCCTCTGCTATGTCTATCGCGGGAGATGTAATTCTTACAAACATTGGCGGAATAGTTTTTGGTACTACCGCTGGGGCAAGTTTTGGCTCTCATTCATCAAACACCCTTTCAGATTATGAGTTTGGAACATTTACGCCACAATATACAAATTTAGATGTAGATCCTTATACTGTTAACGAAGGAAGATATACTAAAATTGGGAAAGTAGTTTTTTATTATATTTGGCTCGCCGTTACCCTGAACCCCAGTGGCGACCCCGTTGTAATTTCAGGTCTTCCTTTTACTAGCGCGACGCTCGCCGCGGGGGCTGCCGGTGGTGGAACGGTGACGTATATTACCACACCCGGATGGACTTCTACTCTGACCGTGCTACTACATGGGGCTACTACTTCTCTAGAGTTATTTAAACTAACAAATGGTTCACAGCCATTTCTTGACAGCGATTTATTTCCCTCGCAGTCGTATCAACAACTATCAATAACCGGGTTTTATGAGTCAGAAGTATAAAAGAATATAAGGAGTTATGCAATGGCATTAAGCGAAAAAGTCATAATCGATAAAATAGAAATAACAGAATTTTGTGATATACAAATTCGTGAAGCAACTATTGTAGAAAGAGATGGTCAAGAAATTGCTCGTTCTTTTCATCGATTTGTATTACACCCCGGTGCTGACTTAACTGGACAAGATGCAAAAGTTGTTTCAATAGCGAATAGCATATGGACACAAGAAATAGTTGATGCTTATAATGCTAGAGCAGCCGTTAGACCATAATAATTAACATTTATTAGAGAACTGATATAATTATAGGCATTATGAAATCACAAGAACTAAAACAAATTATTAAACCATTAATTAAAGAATGTCTTAGAGAAGTTTTAATTGAAGAAGGGTTTGCAAAAATGTTGGCTGAATCAGTTAAGCCACAACAAGCCCCTGTGATGCCACAACAAGCAAAAGTAGCCCAAAGACAAATACAAGAGCCAGTTGAACAAAAAAGGGTTCTTCAAGAGGCAAGAAAAAGAGCGTTAGATAATATAGGTGGTGCAGGCTTTGATGCGTTTGCTGGTACACAGCCATTAAGAGAGCAAGCTGAAGTTAAAGGCGCAGATCCCGGTGTAGACATTAGCGGTTTATTGGGAAATAAACAAGTCTGGAAACAAACTCTGGATTCGATGAGTGGAAAAAAAAGCAAATAATTTAGGAAACATGTAAATGAAAGTTTTAACACCATTATCTGCTTCTGTTGGTTTAGATGTATCTTCAACCAACGTTGATACAATAACTTTAGGGTCTTCTGGCTCTGAAAATAATGATGTCACGGTTGATAATTTGACGGTTTGGGCCAATGCTGAATTTAAAAACAATGTCACATTAGGCTCTAGTACCGCAGACACAATAATTATTAATTCCCCCGTCAGTTCAAGTGCAAACATCTCCGCTTCATATTTCTTTGGTGATGGTAGCAATCTAACTAATCTCCCCACTGGTGCAATAAGCTCTCATAACGCAGTGACCTTGGGAGTAGCAAACGGTTTATCGATTAACGGCACACAGGTTCTTTCTCTATCGGCGTCTAGCGCCACACAGAACGGTGCGATGACTACATCATCACAAACTTTTGCTGGTGTTAAGACCTTTGATAATGATATAAGCGGCACTGCGGCTTATATGAACTATATTGATTTTAATACCGGTTCAGCAACACCTGCTTGGAAAAATGGTAGAATATTTTGGGATAATGTCCAAGAAGCTTTGATTGTTTACAATGCAGAGGCAGACATATCCTTGCGCGTAGGTCAAGAAAACTGGGTTCGCGTTCGTAACCAAACCGGCGTCTTGATAACCCACGGGTCAGCAGTAGTAATAAATGGCGCAGTAGGTGATCGCCCCTCAATTGCCTTAGCACAGGCTGTTGATGAATCATTAGTTACCGCTTCGTTAAGAAGCGATATTCTTGGTATTGCTATTCATGATATTGAACATGGCACAGATGGTTATGTCACCACTCTAGGCGTAGTAAACGGGCTAAATACATCGGGCTACACAGCAGGAGATACTGTCTGGTTATCAGAAATCGCTGGAGAATATACAAAATTTCCTCCTATCGCGCCACTAGATAGAACCATAATTGGTATAGTAACAAGAGCCAATCCAAGTAACGGTTCTATATACGTTAATTCAATTGAACCAATATATTTTCATGATATATCATCTGTCAGTGCTTCTGCATATATTCAAGGTAACTTATGGATGTATAATGTCACTGGCTCTACCGGCGTATGGACTAATACAAACCAATTAAGTGGAAATTATGATATTACTGGTTCATTAAATATAAATGGTGTCTTATCATCCTCTAATTTAAGCTTCTCTAATTTAAGCCTCACAACTTTAAACGCCGCAGATATAACTGCATCAGCCGCTAACATCACTACAATAACTGGTCATCTAGTTGGAACAGCATCATTTTCTGATAATTCAAATTTGCTCGACGGCCAGCATTCAACAGACTTTGCAAAAATTGCATCAAGTAACACTTTTACAGCAGTAAATACTTTTAGCAATGATATAACGGGCACAAATGCAAGCTTTTCCTCTATCACCGCTACGACTTTTAATGGCAGTCTGAATGGCACAGCTTCTACAGCGGCTTTATTGGGTGGATATTCCCAGACTGATTTTGCAAAGTTAACCGCTTCTAACACTTTTACAGCAGTAAATAATTTTACAAATGCTATCACGGGAACTTCGTTATTTCTTGCAAACAATCTAACGGTTAATGGAACGGCAAGCTTTGGCTTTTTAAATACTCTAAGTCAAAGTTCGTTAAACATTGGCGATAAATACATAATTATATTAACTGGGTCTTCCGATCACGCTATACTAGATGGTTCAGGAATTTTATGGGGTTCTAGTTCTACCACTGGTTCCAATACTCACGATGAGTTAGGATCCGACGCTCACGTAAGATTTAATGCTGCCGAAGACAAGTTAAGAATATTTCCCGGTCTTTATGTTAGTGGTGGTACAGGAACCAAATTTCAAGACCATTTTGAAGTAATTGGAACTAGTTCTTTTAAAGCTAATGTTAGCGGTACTACCGCACAATTTACAACTATTACAGGTTCAACTATTACTGGCTCGAATATAATTTTTACAAATATAACAGCTTCTGGTATTGTAATAAATGATTCTAGTGTTATTACTGTTGGACAAACCTTGGCAAGAATATTATGGAGAGTATAAATGTTTCTTAATGCAACCACAGAAATTTTGGAGATAGTAACAACAGATGCCATTTCCACTGATTATAATATAGAATACGCCGACTACACTAGTGCTGGAATATTCACCCTAGGAAGTACACAAGGCAATATCACCACTGCCACAACAACAACAGTGGTTACAGCACCGGCAAGCGGAACCACTAGAAGAATCAAATCTATCTTTGTTCGTAATAGAGACGCGGCTTCACAAACTATCACTATTATAAAAGATGTCAGCGGAACAGAATATTATTTAACTGGCGATATGTTGCTTTCTGCTGGTGAATATTTTGTATATGATATAAATGGTGGTATAAATACCTATACCACCAATGGCTCACAAAAGACCGCTCCGACCACAGTAGCAGGATGGGAGTTTCTTGGAAGTACAGCCGTTGCCACCGCTACCCCAAACACCAACACCGTGACTTTTACTCCACGTAATACCTTGATGGTACAGTTTGTAATAAACGGTTACTCCGGTAATGATATCGCAAGATTTCAATTTAATGGCGATACTGCTACAAACTATAATACTCGATTTTTATATTCTGCTTCTGGTGGTACTACTTGGACCAACTTACAAAATCTTTCTGCAACTGGTATTGCACTTGGTCCTGTCGCCATCCAGCGTGGGCGTACTGGAGCCTTATTTATAAATAACTCCTTAGCCATCCCTAAACTGATTAAGATAGATACAACTGAGGCCAGCACCAACGCCGCCACCGCCGCGCCGCGTATAGCATTAGCACAGGGACAATGGCAGAATACAACTGCACAAATTTCTTCTATGAGAATGATTGACATAAACGGTACAAATCTTACTTCTGGCAGTGGTTTTGCCATCTATGGAAAGGATATTTAAGAATATGTCAATCATAACTGTTGGTATTTGCCCTTCTTCACCTAATGCCATTAACCACCGTCCCCGCCCTATCGCTGGAGGCCAACAACCAGACGGTAATTCTGTTGCTTCTGACTTTGCCTCATTTATTGGTACGGATGGTCTTCTCTACATATCAAACCCATGCACCTACTGCGGCGCATTGATATTTTATGCAGAATCAGATCGTCTTGCAACCGAAGCATAAAAATATATTTAGAATTAAAAAAGTTGTTATAATAAATGCCTAATAGGCAAGAAAGAAATAAAATAAACCATGAGCAATACACAAATTCATCTAGAAGTAAAATTACCAAAAGGGCAATCCCCGGCATTAGAGAAAAACGAAGGAATGATAAATAAGTTTCTAAAAGCTTGCAGCAAAGAATCATTATTAGAATATCTTTATGAAAACTCCTCTTATACGAAGCGGTTTGATAAGCCGAGCGTTCAAGAACGCCAACGTCAAATGGAATATAAACGGAATGCACAAAAGGCAGCAAAGAAATTATTGTCTGATGCTCCTGCCCAAAAACCCAAGAAGAAGAACAAAAAGTTTGCTAAACCCAAGCAAACGTCATAATAATTGTCGCTTTGAATCGAATAATACTAATTAAATAAAAGTATTAGTATTTATATTGTTTTCGCGTACTGGAGATCATTAATGTCATCAGATTTGTTACAACAGGCTATGATTGATGCCGCTGCTTTAAAAGAAGCAGCCATGAAAAATGCCGAAAATGCCTTGATTGAAAAGTATTCACAAGAATTTAAACAAACAGTTCAAAAGTTATTAGAGCAAGAAGAAGTTGTCACGCCTCCTGCTGATGCCGGTGCCGCTATACCTCCCACCACGCCTGATTTAAGTGCCGCTGGGACAGATCCAATGGCAGATACAGGTGGGGGCATGCCACAAACCGATAAGGCTTTTTCTAAAGTTCCCGGTGCTTTTTCTGGCGACGACGATGAAATAATTACAATCAACTTTGATCAAATAAAAGCCACACTAAATGAAATGCTTGGTGTAGCAGAAGAATCATATGATGCGGTTGGGCAAGATTCAACCCCAGATGCTCTAGCACAAGGAAAAGCATCTCCAGTGGTTGTCAAAGTCAAAGGCGCTAAAATTGCCGTTGACGAACTAGAAGTGGAAGAAGAAATGGAGTTGGAAGAAGATGGTCTGGGCGGCAGCGATGAAATGGAATTCGAAGAAAGCTTAGAATTAGAAGAAATCGAATTACAAGAAACTGATGTAGCCTCTGCTGGTGTAGAAGACATGAAACAAGCCGCAGACTTAAAAAAACAAGCAGCCGATAGAGAAGTAAGAGCTAACACCGCCAAAGCTAAAGCGGCAGAAGAAGACGAAAAAGCACAAGCTGCTACGCAAGCCGTTACACCAATTCCTTCTGCCGATGCAATTGCAGAAGATATTGAATTAACAGAACAAGAATTAGAAGAATTAGAAGAACAATTAAAAGTAGACTTAAAAGTCGGTAACCAAAGCGATGGTTGGATGGGTTCAACAGAAACACAAAAGCGTGAACAACGCAACGTTGAGCTAGCCGCCGCCCGTGATGAAAAAGCCACCGAAGAACGCAAAGTCGAAAAAGAAAAAATGGTTGATTTAACAAAAGAAAACCTAGATCTCAAAAGTCTTAATAACGAAGCACTGAGTGCAGTAGCAATGTTAAAAGACCAACTTGAAAAAATAAATGTTTTAAATGCAAAACTTTTATACACTAATAAAGCATTAGGTAATATCTCCTTGAATGAGCGACAAAAACAAAATATTGTCGAATCTATTTCCAAAGCAGATAGTGTATTAGCGGCGAAAACGATTTATGAGACGGTTCAAAATGCGGTAGAGCATACAACGAAAGAGCAAGAAGCTCCTCAATCTCTCCGCGAAGCGTTAAATAGAGCGGCATCGCCCTTTGTAGTAAAGAAGACTGCCACAAACAGCATTAGCGACCTTATGGCAGAAAGACTAAAAGCCCTCGCGGGCATTAAATAAAAACTATCTTAAAGGAGATATAAAAAATGAGTAACGTATTAGAACGGTTAACTGAAGGCGTCGTTGAACGCAACATGTTAGCAGAAACCAAAGCAATAGTAGGAAAGTGGCAAAAGTCAGGTCTTTTGGAAGGTTTGAAGACAGAACGCCAAAAGTCAACAATGGCAGTGTTATTAGAGAACCAAGCAAAAGAGTTACTACGTGAAGCGACCACGATGGCAGGAGGTGATGTTCAAGGTTTCGCTGCTGTAGCTTTCCCAATTGTTCGCAGAGTATTCGCTGGCTTAATTGCTAACGATTTAGTCTCAGTTCAACCAATGAGCTTGCCGTCAGGTCTTGTATTCTTCATGGATTTCAAGCGTGGCACAAGCGTTGGTAACGTTGGTGATCGCGTATTCACCAAGAATGATTCATTCTTTGGCGATCGTTTGGGTGTTGAAATCACCGCTGGTGTACGTCTCGATGGCGCACAAACAGAAAAGGGTTTCTATAACTTAGCAAATGGTTATAATACCTCACGCTACCATGCATCAGTTCCAACTGCTAGCGTTGCAACTGCCGCAGCATTCGGTTTGGCTGCTGCAACGGATGCTCAAAAGGCTTTAATTCGTTGGGATCCTGACTTATTGGACACCGTAACGTTTACATCAGCCTCAGTATTACGCATACCGCTCACCGCATTATCACAAAGCGGTTTGTTGGCAGAAAAAGACGTATTTGCTACATCAATTGCTCAATTGGCCGCTCCTATGGCAGCCGCAGCAGGCGATGCAACTGGTTCAGCATTAACCGGTCCTGCAACCGTTATCCGTCGTTTAACCTCAATAGTCGATGTTGCAGGCGTTAAGAACCTCCAAATTGTTCTTGCAACCTCTGGTTCAGCAGCAGCTTTGGCTAGCGTTGTAACTGGTTCGGACGTATTATTGTCATACCCAATCAAGGATAATCTTGAAAATGTTGGCACCAATGCCCTCGGCGCACTTGTTGGAGCTAGCCCTTGGACTCTTGAAGGCACAGCCGAAATTCCAGAAGTTGAATTAAAGGTTGACAGTTTCTCAATCACTGCTCGTACTCGTAAGCTCAAGGCATCATGGACCCCGGAATTAGGTCAAGATTTGAACGCATACCACAACCTCGATGCAGAAGTTGAATTAACCAGCATCCTTTCAGAACAAATTGGTCTTGAAATCGACCAAGAAATCTTGAATGACTTGGTTAAGGGTGCAACTGCTGGTGTCAAGTATTGGTCACGTCGTCCGGGTAAGTTCGTTAACCGTTCAACTGGCGCAGATATCGGTGTTGGCGCTTATACAGCACCACCGGACTTCACTGGTAACGTATCAATGTGGTATGAAACCCTCGTTGAAACCGTTAACGATGTATCGGCATTGATTCACCGCAAGACGCTTCGCGGCGGCGCAAACTTCCTCGTTTGCTCACCAGAAGTTGCCAATATCCTTGAATTCACCAGCGGCTTCCGCGCATCAGTAACAAATGATGCAGAAAAAGGCGCAGTCGGTGCAGTTAAGGTTGGTGATATGAATAAGAAATGGGATATCATTGTTCACCCATACTTCATTCGTAACGTAATCCTTGTTGGTCGCAAGGGTGGAAGCTTCCTCGAAAGTGGTTATGTATACGCCCCTTACGTTCCGCTACAAAGCACCCCAACAATCTTCGATCCAAACACCTTCACACCCCGCAAGGCTGTGTTGACCCGTTATGGTAAGGCAATGGTTCGCCCAGACATGTACGGAATTGTTGTGGTCGAGGACTTAGAAGGATAATCTTCTAGTCTGAACTTCAAATAGATCTGGTCGCCATGAAAGTGGCGACCTTTTCTTTTGTGTGCTATACTAGCATCATGCAAACCATAATAGAAGGCGGGGAAAAAGTGTATGTGGCTAAAATTGTCGGTGGAGAAATTCTTGGTGTTTTTAAGACAAGAAAAGCCGCTGAATCTGCTGCACAGGAACGGGATTCCATCTACGGAAATGGTGATGGATATCATATTGTAGAAGCTAAATACTTTGACCAATAATACAAACAATCCAGTTAAAGAATAAAACCTTTGCCCCGCTGCTAAAAACAGCGGGGTTTTTTATTTGTGAAGAAAGAACATATTAAAACTATTTAGTATACTATTACGAGGAATAAATAATGGCGCTTCCAAACTTTTCACCGATTTCCCAGATGAGCAAAGTGATATTACCGCCAACCGGTAATGTAGCCAATGTAACAACCAGCTCTTTGCCTTTTGCTGTTTATGTCTCACCAGAATATTGGACTACAACCCAGATAGACGACTATAGAATTGGGTCAGTAGAGCAAGTAGCGTTTACATATAAAAAGCTTGGTGGCGACGTATTAGATATTGAATTAGTAGAAACTCAAGTTCATACGGCATATGAAGAGGCAGTGCTAGAATATTCTTATATTATTAACCTTCACCAAGCTAAAAATGCACTACCATTTGTTATTGGACAAGATACTGGTTCTTTTAACAGCGACGGACAATTAACGGGTAGCAATGCTGCTGATTTAGCTAATGCTTCTCTTGCATTTCCAAAGATGCAATTCACATATACAAAGAATGTTGCGCTAGGGGTTAACAATCTTGTTGGCGTAAATGGTGATGAACCAGTATATTCCGGCTCTTTAACAACTACCGCAGGCCAACAAGATTATGATTTGCAAGCCGCTGTTTCTTCTTCAGCAACACAAAATGGATGGAATATTGGCAATAATAGAATCAATATATTAAAAGTATATTATAAAACAATCGGCGCTTCATGGAACTTCTATGGTTATTTCGGTGGCTTAAATGTAGTAGGTAACTTGAGCACCTATGGACAATTTGCTGATGATAGCACATTTGAAGTAATTCCCGCTTGGCAAAATAAGTTGCAAGCAATGGCATATGAAGACGCTATAAAGACTCGTGTTAGTGATTGGTCATATCAGCTACGTAATAACATGTTACGTCTTTACCCCGTTCCTAATGCATCTTCACCAATAAAGTTCTGGTTTGATTTCACAGTTGGTTCTAACGCTTGGACAAACACACCACAAGTATCAGGAAGTGTTCCTGCTTCCACCACCGTTGATGGAATCAACAATATGAATACCTTGCCATTTCAAAATATTCCATATGATAAGATAAACAGTATTGGTAAGCAATGGATTCGTCGTTTCGCCTTGGCAGTAGCAAAAGAGATGTTGGGACACGTTCGTAGCAAATTTGATAAAGTACCCATTCCCGGCGACAGCGTAACATTGAATGGTGATAAGCTTCTCGCAGAAGGTAAAGAAGAAAAAGATAAACTTCGTGAAGAATTAAAAACACAATTAGCAGAAATGACATACCTGAAGATAGGGGAAGATAGTGCAAAGACTATGGAAGATGCAGCCAAAGCGCAAGCATTCATTCCTAACTTTATATTTGTGGGTTAAAAAATAAATGGCACGTAAAAAGAAAACAAAATCTAGCTTGGCTGAAAATATTGCTAGCCAACCCGCCGCTCCACCTCCACCTTTATTTCTTGGAGAGAAGGAGCGCAATCTTGTCAAGCAAATAAATGATGAAATTATTGAAAGAGTTATTGGACAAACGCTGGTTTATTATCCAATAAGTCGTGAACACACAAACTATCATCCTATTTATGGTGAGGCAGTACAGAAAACATTCCTGTCTCCTATAAGAGTCCAAGCACTGGTTGATTGGGAAGGCAGCAAAACAGAAACAAAAACATTTGGTATTGACCGTGTTACATCAATAACAACTAAATTTCATCGTAGGCGTTTAACCGAAGACCAAGACCTATATGTTCGTGAAGGCGACTTTTTATTATATGGCGATACCTTTTACGAGATAGTAACAATAGCAGAGCCTAAGCTGTTATTTGGTCAAATTGATTTTAAGTTTGAAGTTGTAGCAAAATGTATTAAAGCCCGTGAAAGCCTGTTTAATGCCAAATAAAATAAACTATTATAGTATTTTACAACATAGAACTACTACTTATATTAAGTCAAAACGACTATAAATTTTATGCTAAACTCCCAAAGGAGAATTGAATAATGTCAGTTTCAAAATTTAGATTTGTATCGCCCGGTGTGCAAGTAAACGAAATAGATAACTCGCAATTGCCAAAATCACCATCAGAAATGGGTCCAGTTATTATCGGTCGCTCACTTCGTGGTCCAATGATGCGCCCAGTACGTATTCAAAGCTTTTCAGACTTTGTTGATGTATTTGGAGAGCCAGTTCCCGGTGGTCAAGGTGGCGATGTATGGAGAGACGGTAATTTTACAAGTCCAACCTATGGTCCCTATGCCGCACAAGCGTATTTGAAGAATTCTTCTCCTATTACGTTTGTTCGCTTAGGTGGATTCCAATTTGAAGGCGCTGCTGCTGCTGCCCCTGCATCAGCAGGCTGGTCAGTTAATAATGCTTATGGTTTGTTCTTTGCTCCATTCGTTTCGGGAGCCGTTAATGGTACAGCCGCATTAGCCGCCATCCTTTATTCAAGTGGTACGCTTGGGCTTGTCGGCAGCAGCTTAACCAGCAGCGTAGATGATGTTGTCAATAAAGACCAAACTTGGGTACGCATTGACAATACTAATTTAGAAACAAGATTAGTAGCTAATTCAGTAACTTCAAGCATTAACTTTGGCGTAGATTCTAAGAAATATATTAGAAAAGTTTTGAATACAAACCCAACTGCCTATTCCGATAAAGGTTATTTCTTAGGTGAAACATTTGTTACTTGGCTAAAAGAAAGCAACATAAGTTTATCAGCCGATAAAGGCTCACCAACTAGTGCAGCGGCTATCTTGTTAAAGCTCGATGGTTATACCAACTTTAGAAAAGAAGCGCAAGACGCAACAACTAACTGGGTGGTTTCACAACACTTAGGAGTTTCTAGTTCCTTCAACACTGGAAGCTCGACTGATGGATCCTATCCAGAACTACAAACTCTTTTCACCTTTAACAATTTATCAGAGGGCGAATGGAACAGCCAAAACTTAAAGATTTCCATCGAAGAAATTAAATTACCAGCTAACAACTACACCAGCTATGGCACTTTTACAGTATCCATTAGAAAAGTTAGCGACAACGATGTTCAACCACAATATGTTGAAAGATTCATTGGGTTGAGTTTAGATCCTTCTTCTGAAAATTATATCGCTAAGAGAATAGGTGATAAATATACTACATGGGATTATTCAAAGCAAGCATATGTAGAATATGGCACTTACGATAATAATTCAAAATTCATCAGTGTACAAATGGACACAACAGTTGATGACGGCAAGGCAAATCCTAGCTTGTTGCCATTTGGTTATTATGGCGCGAAAGCGTATGAAAACCAAACAGTTACTGGTTCTGGTATAGTAGGCCAAGCATTAACTACTGTATTAAGCACGAATCATATCACTGGCGCGGCAGCTTATACCGCAAGCTTTGCAATGCCAAGAATCCCGTTATTAGCTAGTAAGAGCGGCAGTCCTGTACCTTCATTGTCGGCTGTTTATTGGGGCGTAAAAACAACGGTTGATAATACCAAGAGAGTGAATGAAGACTATCAAGATTACGTAAGAACCGAACCGGCCACTTTCTCAGCAACAAAGAATCAATATCTATTCTCTTTAGATGACGTAAGTGGTGCTGTCAGTGCTGGAGTGGTTGTAGAGGCTGCTGGAGCTTCATGGCAACAAGGTAATAGACTTAGTGGCAATTCCATCACAGCAAATGTTAGCGGTGGCATCGAAGTCCTATTAAAGAAGTTTAATAAGTTCACAATGCCAATGGTTGGTGGTTCTGACGGTGTGGATATTACACAACGTGACCCATTCGCCAACAGTATCTTAGACAACGGTTCAGAAACCATTAATTACAGCTACAACAGTGTTAAGGTCGCTATCGAAAGCGTAGCCGATGCAGAAGTAGTTGAAATGAATCTCGCAGTAGTTCCGGGTGTTTCCAACGCTGGATTAAACAACTTATTAATCGAGAAATGTGAATTGCGCGGCGATGCCTTGGCAATAGTTGACTTGAAAGGTGACTATGAGCCAGAAGATAAAACGGTTAAACCAAACGTTCAATCTGTAATTACCGAAGTAAAGGATAACTACGCAAATACAAGTTATGGTTGTTCATTCTTCCCATGGGTATTGGTCAAGGATACAATCAATAATAATAAAGTCTGGGTTCCACCTTCCGTTGTAGCTCTAGGAACGTTCTCATCTTCACAAAAGAAGACAGAACTCTGGTTTGCACCAGCAGGTTTTAATCGTGGTGGCTTATCAGATGGAGCAGCAGGATTGCCTGTTATCCAAACCTCATTACGCTTAAATTCAAAAGATCGTGACGACTTGTATGAATCAAACATCAATCCAATTGCGACTTTCCCAGCAGAAGGAATTGTAATATTCGGTCAAAAGACATTACAAGTAACTCCTTCAGCCCTTGACCGTATCAATGTTCGTCGTTTGATGATTTACTTAAAGAAAGAAATTAGCCGCATGGCTTCAACGGTATTATTTGATCCAAACGTAGAAGTAACGTGGAAGCGTTTCTTAGATAAGGCAAACCCGTTCTTATCAAGCGTTCAATCACGTTTCGGTCTTTCTGAATACAGAGTCATTCTGGATACCACAACAACGACCCCAGACTTAATTGACCGTAACATTGTATATGCAAAGATAATGTTGAAGCCAGCCCGTGCAATTGAATTTATCGCACTAGACTTCGTTATCAGCAATACTGGTGCAAGCTTCGCTGATTAATAATAAATATTGCTTTGGCGACTATATACATTAAGGTAGTCGCCAAACTTAGGAGAAAAAATAAATGTCATTTTGGAGCGCAGTAGGACCAGAACCAAAGAGAAACTATAGATGGGTAGTGAGATTTGCCGGTGCGGCTGGTCTATCGGATATTTCTTTTGCATTAAAGAAAGTTGATAAACCTAAATTAAAGATTGCATCTGTAGCACACTCCTATTTAAATCACAAGTTTAAATATCCCGGTCGTGTAGAATGGGAACCGATCGCTATGACATTTGCTGCCGTAGCACAACCAGATGCGATTAACATCGTAAACAATGTTATACTTGGCGCTGGTTACGGTGTTCCAACTCTTGAAAAGCCCGCTCAAGGGGCGCAATTGGCTACTGTTGGAAAGCGAAAATTTAATAACGCTATGGGCAACAACATCACCATTATACAAGTAGATGCCGATGGCCTATCGATAGAAGAATGGGATATTTATCATCCGTTTTTCACTTCTATAACATTCGGTGCTCTTGATTATTCAAGCGAAGAAATCGTAGAAATAAACTGCAATATTGATTATGATTGGGCTCAATTAAGAGTTGGTAGTTCAGATGAAGCTGCTCTTCTTAACCCCGGATTCCCCGGCACTCCTAATACATAAACAATAATCTTTATTATTAAAAAATCATATACCACCTATGTCATTTTGGACTGATAGCACTAATGTTGAACCATTACGCCAATATAGGTGGTATATTCGTTTCGGCGCACCAACAAATATACCTTCTGGATATGACGAAAATATATTAGAACAATTTGTCTTCACTCTTAAGGAATGTGATAAACCGGAATATAAGGTCGAGACTACCTCGCATGTATTATTAAATCACACATTTAATTATCCTAAAAACCTAGTTTGGAATCCTATCAATATAAAAATGGTTTCTGCTATTGATAATGGTAAGTCAACAACTAGCGCATTACATAATATCATGAGTGCTGCGGGGTACAGAAATCCAAGCACCAGCCAAACAAATCAAATATCTAAAAAGCTAGCGACATTTCCGATTGATATAATCCAGATCGATGAACATGGAAATAAAATCGAAACGTGGACTTTGAATAACCCTTTTATTACTAACATAAAGTATGGAAGTTTAAATTATCAAAGTGAAGATTTAGTAGATATAAGTTTTACAGTAACATATGATTATGCTTCGCTATCAATTCTTACAAAAGAAGATGAAGCTAAAATAAAAGAGTTACTCAACTCTCCCAAACATGAAACGCCAGCGCCTAGAGCAGAAGTTTTTGGTGGTGAAGTACAGGGCAGTGGCCCTGCCCGCAGCGGAGTATTAATAAATGGAATCAGCGATTAAAGAAAATAATTTAACACTTTTCGCCTTTCCTGTATACTTGGCATAAGAAAGCGTAGGTACACATGCGTAACAATTTAGAACGTCTTGGTTCAAGTCAAACTCAACAAGACAGCGACACTCCACAATTATTGAATCCCTCGATATCGGTGCCAACTCAAAGACCTCTTGAGTTTATCGTTCCAACCAGCTTTGTTTCCTTGCCTTCCAAGGGTAAGTTTTATCCTCCAAACCACCCCTTGTATAATAAGGACACAATAGAAATTAAAGAAATGACTGCCAAAGAAGAAGATATTCTCAATTCCAAGAATCTCTTAAAGAAAGGCGTGGCATTAGACAAGCTTATACAATCTCTTGTAACCGACCAACGTATTAATACCGATACTTTAACAGTTGAAGATAGAAGTGCAATTCTGCTTGCAGCCAGAATATCAGCTTATGGTTCTGATTATGCTACAACAGTTACTTGTCCTTCATGTGGTCAAAAAAACAAAGATAGCTTTGACCTATTGGAAAAGCTTGATTCTATTGATAACGTACAGCCTGTTGATGTAGACGAAAATGGCCTATTCACAATTACACTCCCAAAGACCACTTGGACAGTTAAATGCCGTGCTTTAAACGGCTTTGATGAAAAAGCAATGCTCAGAATATCAGAATCAAAAAAGAATTTATCAAGCGGTGATTCATCTTTGATAGATCAGTTAAAGATGACAATAATTTCAATCAATGGCATTACTGATAAAGCAGCTCTAGAAGCGGCTATTATGAGCATGCCTGCTCGTGACTCTAAACATTTACGAACAGTATACCAAGAAAATATGAAGGGTATAGATATGCGCCATTCATTTTCTTGTAAGTCGTGCGAATTTGTTGGGGAATTGGAAGTGCCGCTGACGGCAGACTTTTTTTGGTTTAAGTGATGAATACCAACAAAATACATATGAGCAATTCTTCTATTTAAAATATTATGGTGGGTTTAGTTTATTTGAAAGCTACAACCTTCCAGTGGGTCTAAGAAAGTGGTTTGTAGAGAAGCTATTAGACCAGCTAAAGAATGAATCAGACGCTATGAAGAAGAAATAACTGTGGGCGAGAAGCATATTCTCGCCCATTTTTATTTGGATACTAATTATCATGTTGATATATTCTGTGAGATAAACTATTATGGCTACCGAAAAAGAAGTTGCATTGGAAAAAGAGCTAGCAGAATTATATGCTCAAAAAACACCTGCTACCCAAAAGGAGCTAGATTTACTAAATGAGCAAATAGATTTGCTTGAAAAGCAGATTAAATTTCACAGAGAATTAAACGCCACTAGAATAGAGAACATAGCTTCTCTTGAAGTAGAAAAACAAAGTTTAGAAAATCTCTTGGTTTTGGAAGTTGATAAAGTAAAAAACGCTAAATTAAAAAAAGAGCTTCAAGAAAAAAGTATTGAATTGCTTAAAGCACAATTAGTGCAAGAATCCCTACTAGATACAAAAGACCAAAAGAAAATAAAATCTCTCAAGGACCAGTTGGAACTGCAACAGAAAGATCTAGATTTAGTAACCAAGCAAGAAGAAAAACATAAGAAGATTTCTGAAAATCTAGCAAAGATGTCTGTTGATTTAAAAGGTATAACTGGCGAATACGGAGAACAATTTTTAAAGCTTTTTGATATTAGTAACATATTTAAGAACATTACAAGCCTAATGTCTGATGTAGTGAAGGCAAACGAAAAGTTAGTCGCTACAACTGGTCAAATTAATTTAATGACTGCCGATATGGGTCGGGGACTAGAATCGTATGGCCTTGGGTATGGAGACATGGCCGCTTCAATGGGCACCCTATATACCAGCATGTCGGGATTTTCCACCCTTAACAAAGATGTTCAAAAAGATTTAGCTGGCAGCGCAGCAAGAATGAACAATCTAGGTGTTAGCGTAGAAACCACTGGAAAAATCTTTAATGATTTAACTAAGTCACTTAAGATGTCTTCCGGTGATGCTATGAAAACAAGCGAGTTGATAGCCAGAACCGCCATTGGTATCGGGGTTGCACCAGCAAAAATGGCCGCAGACTTTGGCGCTAGCATGTCAAAGTTGTCAGTTTATGGAAAACAAGGAATAGATGTTTTTATTGCTTTAGAAAAACAATCAAAAGCTTTGGGAGTAGAAATGACCTCTCTCTTAGGCATCGTGGGAGAACAGTTCGATACGTTTGAAGGTGCTGCTGGGGCTGCTGGAAAGTTAAATGCTATATTGGGTGGCGATTATTTAAACAGCGTTGAAATGCTCAATGCAACAGAATCTGAAAGAGTGGAAATGCTACGTAATTCTATTTCCATGTCTGGCAAAAATTTTGATTCCATGGACAAGTTTGAGAAAAAAGCAATTGCTGCATCCCTAGGGATAAGTGACCTTAACGAAGCGCAAAAGATGCTTGGCACAATCTCCGCTAAAGACAGTATAGAAATGCAAAAGCAAGCAGCATCACAAAAAGAATTAGAAACGGCGCAAAAGGCTTCTGCCGATACTATGAAACAATTATCTCTAATTATGAATGAACTTCTTGTTATCGCTAAACCCTTTGCAGACATTTTAAAGACAGTTGTTACGGGGTTTTTAGAACTTTCGGATTCAGCAAAGACAGTCATATTTATTATTGGCGCGATGATAACAAGCTTTGGTTTATTGGCTAAGGTAGTCCTTACAGTTAAAGCTCTAGGGCTAGCATTTACAACAGCAGGGGCGGAAGTCGCCGTTGGTGGCGCAGAAGCTAGTGTGGGCGTCGGGGCATTAGGAACAGTTGCCTCTTTATCCGCATTGCAAATATTAGCACTTGGAGCCGCGATGCTTATGCTAGGTGGTGGTATTGGTTTGGCGGCGTGGGGAATGTCAAAGCTAGTTGACTCCTTCGCTAAATTGAGTGGAGAACAAATCATAGGCGCAGTTCTTTCGATAGGAATCTTATCATTTGCCATGTTTCAGATGACTGCTGCTTTGTTTGCCATGGTACCTGCTATAATAGCCGCAGGGGCAGCAGGGCTTGCGAGCGCACCCGGATTATTAGCACTTGGAGGCGCACTGCTGGGGATGGGTGCTGGTATTGGTGCGGCAGCGTGGGGAATGTCTAAACTCACAGATTCAATCACAAATTTAATTTCAAATGCAGGAACTGGTTTAAAAAATATAGCTGATGGCGTTACTGAGTTATCGGCAGCTTTAATAAAGTTTTCTGGTGTCGGAACACTGAGTACATCGGGCTTTGATGTAATCAAAGGAATCATAATAGAGATTCGCGACATCATCAATGAAATACCAGATACCGTAGAATTCACAGCAAAAATAAATACTCTAAAATCGGTTGGAGATGTTTTAAATGTCGCTTCAAGGTCGTCGGTAAATCTTGAACCAGCAAAGCAATTCGTTGTTGCAGCCACTGATTATCACAAAGCGCAAAAGGATTCTAAGACTACTGATAATGATGCCTTAATCCAAGCATTGAAAGCTATTATGCCGACCGGTGCTGCTTCTGGTGGGTCATCCGGTATCGCAGCAGGCACACCAATAATTATAAAGATAGATGATTCAACAACATTGAAGGGTCACGTTTTAGGTGGCTTGGCAAGCATCATGAACATAGGACAATAATATGGCAATGAGTGGTATAGAAGAACTAACATCAAAAGAAAGCTCTCCCTACAACATAGAAATATACTCATTTTCGAATGGGGCGTTTAGCGAGAAACAAAAAACAATTAAGTTTCCTGCTTTTATAACAGCTTTCACGGATGGCTTCAAGAGCGATTGGAAAACAGAAACTGTTCTTGGAAAAATGGATCCTATCTCAACTTTTAAAAACACAAGCAGAGTAATTTCTCTTGCATTTGATGTGCCCAATGATTCTGTTGAGACAGCAGCATCTAATATGGATCAAATAGATTTTTTAATAAGAGGTTTGTATCCTATTTATAGTCAAGGAAGTCTCGGCACAAGAACTCTAGCTTCTCCACCGATGTTTCGTGTTAAATTCGGAAATTTAATATCTAACCCGGCCACTAATACCGCTGGAGACACATTGAAAACTGGACTTTTGTGCTATATAGGAAATTTTGATTTTGCACCAAAAGTAGATAGTGGCTTTTTTATTAAAGATGAAAAAGTAATTCTTCCAAAGCTGATATCTGTATCTTTAAATTTGAATATTATCCATGAGCATGTTTTGGGGAATGAAACCATCGAAGGCAAGCAATTTCCAAGAATAAACTTTGGTGCGTTTCCACATGGCTATAGCGAAGAAAAGACACGTCCCGAAGTAAAAAAGCCCGCTACTCCATCTGCAGAAACGCAAACAACTATAAAACACTCAGAAGCTAAGGCAGGAGAAAATGCCGTGCTCGCACCTGCTAAACGGCAAATACTACCCGACCTTTCCAATCCTAGCGACTTTTTGAAACCACGATAATGGGATGAACTAAAATGATAAACAGATATAAAAATAGAAGTATGGCAAAAAATAATCTTGAAATGTATGAAACCATTTTTAAAAATAGAAATGTAAAATTCATAAATCAATATACTAGCCCAAAGTTTTATTATCCTGATGCTGATCAATACAGCAATTTAACTATCACCAAACATATCTGGAAAGAGGGCGATAGATATTACAAGCTTGCAGAAAAATATTATGGCGATGCGAAAGATTGGTGGATTATAGCTAAGTTTAATCAAAAACCAACTGAAGCACATTTACAAGTTGGTGATATAATAGACATCCCAACGCCGCTAGATTTAGTTTTAAACTACATGACAGGATAAAAAATGGCTCTCACAGAAGCTCAGATAGAAGATTTAAATAATCAAGTTCATAGTCAAATTCTTACCGACCACCGGGCGCAGCAGCCCGACGCCGACGAAGCGAGCAAAGAGTATGCCGCTAAAAATGGAATTTTTGTTTCAAAAGATTTTTCAAATACACATGATTTAGAACTAAGAATTCAAAAGTATTGGTTAAAGAGAGCAAAAGACCAATATGCTCCCAAACTAGACGATAAAAGCACATTTTTTGGCGGCTTCAATGCTGAACTCAATGACGCCGCAATAGCAAGACAATCAGTGGATCAAACCGTTATAATACTTGAAAGATTCCAAAGATTTTTATCTAAACAAAAGAAAAAAAACATAGAAAGTGTGTCAGATGCACAAGCACAGGCTTTGGCAGATGAAATCTATAATAAACAATTTGGTTATGCACAGGGTTCTGGCAACCACAGTGGACGTGTCGTTAAAAAATTAACAGATGTATTGCCAAAATCTACCGGAACTGATAGCGAACAAGCCCCCGCCGCCACCACCACCGCCGCCGCTACTGCAAAAGAAAACCGTTTAAGTGAGCAAGCTGCCTTAATCCTTACAATTGAAGAAATATTATCTAAAGTAAACAAGCCCAATGCTGATGGCACAGTCTTATCAATAAAAGATAAGATATATAAAAACTTTGCTACCATAGAGCACAAGAGCGAAAAAGAAACTCCTAGTGGACATTTCTTTTTGACAAACAATTTCACTAAAAATTCAAACATGACCAAGTTTTTTAGAGATTTGCCACCTCAAATATTATCTTTGCTTCTGCCTTCTGTAAAGCTTTATAAAACGTTTTATCCTGTTTCCTATGGCAGTGATGGAAAGCCATTACCTGCCGCAAAAGATTTAAAAGGGCACGATTGGAGAATACCATTTGATGACGCAGTTGTATTCCAAGGTGGAGAAACAAGCGGGTTTGCAGTGCAAAGTGTTGATGAAATCTTAAATGGCAATGGCGGCTTACGTTCCGTTGGCATTAAATCCTTTTCTTATGAGTACAAGGGCACCAATCCAGCAGAAATTAATACAAACATACACGCTTCAATAGATATCTTTTTTCAAAATCCTATGGAACTGGTCAGGGAAATAGCTATGGATTTTGAGGATTCAAGGTTTCGTATACCAACCAAGATTAAATCGAAGCCATTAAAGTTCTCATATTCTGATTTAGTCAATCAGATGGCGAGATTCACAGGTCCAAATAAAGATGTCTTTAACCAACAATATTATCGTATAAAAGTAGAATGTGGATATGCTACACCCTCACCACAGATTACCAGAGATATTTTAACAAACTGTGGACGTGCAGACGATTACAATTCTATAATGGAAGCAATTACAAAAACAAAAGTAATTTTATATTTGAATCCATACCAACACGATATATCTTTTAATGATGATAGCACCATAAACTTAAAAATTAATTTTCAAGCTACCATTGATTCTATGCTTGCTTCTGATGACGCCGACTTGTTTTCTATAACAAAAGAAGTTCGTAACGTTCGCATCTTAATAAAAGAATATGAAATGTTTATTGCTTCGAAAAATAAAAAAATAAACGATTTAAACGAAAATGATGCTTGCCAATCTGAAGAACAAATAAAAAAAGAATTAGAAGAATTTAAAAAAGATCCAAAATATAGCGAACTGACGCAAGAGGAATTGGAAGAAAAACTGTTTGTGAGAACTAAAACTTTCTATAATGGTATTTTCAATTATCTTATTGGATCAGAACAGTTACCATCTGGCCCCGGTGAAGAAAAAACAATATCTCCACAAATATATGTTGGAAACTTTAAGCCGGAAATACTTGGTATGAATTCTCATCAAGGAAAGGAAAACGATGCAAAAGTAAGACAGGCAGCTTTATTAGACGGCAATAATTTAATCAGTGTAAAGCCGCTAGATACAAACTCATTTAATACAGCATTAGTTGGTTATACAGACCCGCCAGCATCGGGTGAAAAAGACTCGAAAACTACCGCCGCCACCGCCACCGACGCGGCTTTAAAGGAGCTTGATAAACTAGCGGGAAAAACAAATCTAGATCATGAACAATATCGTATTAAATTCATTTTTCTTGGGGATATTTTAGATATTGCCTTAGAGTGTATGAGCCAGATTGAGCCAAATTGCGAAGCGCCTAGAATCGTAATAGGAAACGTACCTATTATTTTGCCTTCTAAAGAAAATATCTTAAATCAGGATAAAAGCGTCGTAAAAAGGTTACCTGCAATTTATCCTAGTTTGGCGCATATACCGATATCATTTAATTTATTTCAAGAGTTTATGATTGAGTGCATGGTTAAACCCAGAAAAGAAAGATATCCCGTTATACAGTTTATAAAAGACATAATTGCTTTTCTCATTGTTCCCGCAACGTCCCCTTCTGTTCTAGGACGTTCCACTGCTATTAATTCCACTATAAGAATTTCCAGTGCTTATTTTTCTTTTCCTACATTTGATGGTAAGGACATCTTAATGGATAGAAAAACGACAGACAGCAGAACGAATCCGCCGACCATTGCCGAAGCGACAATTACTAAATTAAAAAATATTAAGAAAAATAATGGTTTTCTAGTGGAAGCTCCAATTGATAAATTACACGATTCTCATTCTATAGCCGGATCTAGTACAGAACATGTTAACTATATGTTTTTAGTTTGCAGCAGTAGATTTCCAAAAAATCTTGATGGCAGTGAAAGCAGCGATATAAACAACGGAGTCTTCCATTTCAGAATGGGTTCTGATTCGGGAATTATTAAAAAAATAAAATTCACTAAAGTCAATGCGCCTTATCAACAAGAAATGGCAGCCCGCGCAGAAGGCAGAGGTCTTGGAACAAACATAAAGCGAATATATAACGCAGACGTAGAAATGTTTGGAAATAATATATTCTTTCCCGGTGATTATATTTTTATTAGTCCAAACTATATGTACAACACAAAACAACTGCTTGATTTAAACGAAAAACTAGGTATAGGTGGCTATTATCTAGTTACCAACGTAAAGACAGATATGGTTGATACAAACTATACAACTCATTTGAAGTGTACATACGCCGCAAGCGTTATGCGTAAAAAAGATGGTGGCAAAGATGAAGTCGTGGTAACAGATCACAACTGTTAATGTGAAAATATTATGGCAAATAAAACAAAAAATGAACTATCACCGTTGTTTATAAATTTGCAAAAGAAAGAAAAAATATACTTTCCTTTCCCGGAGCCCCTAGGACAAAACTCAGTTAATTCTTTAAGCGTCTTATTCCAAGATAGAGAATATTACTATCGTTTTGTTCTGCCATACCTTAATGAAACTTTAGCAAACAAAATTCCTTTTGCTAATTTGATAGAGCGAAATTCTTTATTTGGTTTAATAGACCAAGACTTGAATGTGGTTTTGCCTATTGAATCTTTCATGAAGGAATTACCTTCCGCCGATGAGCAAAAGAAGTTAGCTATGGATTTCGTGGTAGATGCTTTTACAGAAATGAAAGCATATTTGCAAACAGCGGCATCGCTTGGCAAATTATCAAAGAAAAGCGTTTTCTATAATTTAAAAGCCCATAAAGCGCAAGTGAATGCAAGAGTTTCTATTAATGCCACACAGCTTAACTTGATAGATAAATTTATTGGATATGTGAATAATAATACCAAGATTTCTTCTGAAATAAATGATGCAAAGAGTTTTAATAAGAAGTTCTTAAATTTCTTATATACGCAAGCAAAGAATAGAGTGTCTGTCACAAAATCAAATATCGCACTGTCAAGTAATTTTTCGGTTTTTGTCAGTGGGTTGGTCATAGATATAGCCAACGATAAAGCGGATAACGATACAATAAAATTCAATAAATACTTTTTAGATTCGGACTTTATATGTTTTTCAGATGCCTGCAACCGTTTTGGATTCAAAATAGATGCAAATGTACCATGGAGAATTATAGCTGATTTAAATTCTCCAGCTATGAAAGGGGTAACTGGTAATCATAATGGGTATATGCGTAGATACGGCATCAACAGCGTTGATGACCTTTTTAACCAACGTTATGTGCAGACCGCTCACAGCGAATTGGACTATATGAAGAATTTCTTCTATAATGCTTATACTGCACTAGTGGCGCTATCGCCTTTCTATGAGCCGGATTACAAAAAATTAGATATTTGTGATTTTAACAAAATCATAACTAAGAAAAGGATCCCGCTAACAATTGAAGAATATGAAAAGTTCTTCTCAGATAAACATTGGTTGAGAACATGTGCTTACTTGAGAAACTATGAAGATAACAGGGGATTCTCACAACAAGAGTTTGAGAACGTTGTTAGAGAAGCCAATAACTTCTTAGCAGCGGGAAGTACCTACCGTGCTTTAGACTTTTTAAATAAATATTTTAAACAATTCAAAAACGTATATTACTTTTCTTCTTTACAACAGATAGGTAAGGTAGTAGAACAGAATACTCAAAGTATGATTGTACCTGAGATCGTGTTCTAGAGGATAAATTGCTATTTCAAACACTTGATGATAAGAATGAATGCGTGGGAATCTACGCAAATGATACGTTAGAATTTCATAAGCCACTTCCTGAAACACTCAGCAAAACTTGGTCATATTCCGGCTTCTTAAAAGGTAAAGACATTGATTATGCCCAAATATATTGCGAGGGTAAGAATCTTGATGAAAGCTGCCCAGAACATTTAAAAGAGGATTGGGCGAGAGCAAACAAGAAACTTAAAAGCATTATCTCGTCTTGCTTAGAATCAAAGGTTTCTCTTAAGGAAAATTGCTTTTTTGATTTATCTCCGCAGCGTTTCTTATTGGAGTATTGTCATATCCGAAATCAGATATGTGAGCACATATTTCAACAATATAAAAAGCCTGATGAATATGCATTTTATAAACGGTTCACAGAATTGCTTCATGATATCAAAATGCGCGACTTAAATATCAAACTTGATAATATCCAAAACAAGTTATGGAAAGAAAGCGCGATGACGTTCTATAAGAAGATTGCAAACGGCACAAACAATATTTCTTATAACATGTTTGGCAGTATTACAGGACGCCTGACAATGAATAAAAACAGCTTTCCTATGTTGACATTTCCAAAACAATATCGAAGTGTTGTTGTACCGAAGAACGATTGGTTTGTCGTCTTTGATATGAACGCAGCGGAATTACGCACTGCATTGGCTTTAAATGGAAAAGCTCAGATAGAAGGTGACTTACACGGGTGGAGTGCTGAAAACGTTTTTAAAGGGCAGCTAGACCGGTCAGAATCGAAGTCTACAGCCACTGCATGGTTATATGAGTCACATTCTCCACTATCAGTCAAATATGATGCTGAGTTATCTGAATTATACGATAAAGAAGCGTTGTTAAAAAAGTATTGGATTGATGGGTATATACACACCCCATATAATCGTAAGATAGAAGCTGATAGACATCACGCAATATCGTATTTGAATCAATCTACTTTTATTGATTTATTTCATCGTCAGATAATTAAAGTAGATGATTTTCTAAATAACAAAAAGTCTTTTGTATCATTTATGATTCACGATGAATGCGTACTAGATATAACAGACGATGAAAAAAAGTATCTAGTTGATATAGTCAAAATATTGCAAGATACAAAATACGGTAAATTTCCTGTTAACGTAAAAGCTGGTAAAAACTACGGCGATTTAAAAAAGTTAAATTTAAAGGTAGATTGATGAAAACAATAATTTGTCTTGGTGCAAAAGCTTGTGATATAGGAGAGACATACGAAATATCTAGTGATGCGCCATATATCATCAAACTAATCGATAAAGATATCGAAGGAGAGAACTGCTTCTCCATCGCTCCGCAGAACTCCCCAGAAGAATATGAAAGAAACACCCCTGACTTAGCCAAGTTCTTATCTGATATTGGCGATGAGGTGATGTTTTTTTTAAGTGGAGAGTGTGAAGTAGCAAATTGTGCCTTAGCTATATTACAACAGATCAAAACTAAAAAAATTAGTATTGTCTACCTCGTACCACAATTAGATTTCTTAACTTATACACAAAAAATTCAAGAACGAGTAATACGTAACGTATTGCAAGAATACACCCGCTCAGGAGTATTCGAAAATATTATTTTACTAGACAGTACCTTGATAGAGAGTATTATGGGTGAGACTTCAATCAAAAACTTCGATGTACAATTCAATCTTACTGTAAAATCTTTATTAAGAACACACATCAGTATAAAAACTGGTGAACCAATAATTGATAATTCTAATAAACCAAAAGACGCTTCTCGGATAATGACATTTGCCTATTATAATTCGCTTAACGATAGTGAAAATTCAATGTATAATATGCTATCAATAGATGATAAAGTTTATCATTTCTTCCTTACCGAAGAAACTTTAAACGGTGATTCTAAGGTGTTGCGCTCTATAAAAGATAAGCTAAAAAGTAAAGTTGTTGACAACACGAAAGTTTCGTATACTATCAACAGTACATCAGCAGATGCTGATTTTTGCTTTGTTGTTTATTGCAGTAAAGCAATCCAACTATAGGAGCAACATGAACAGTTATCATGCCGTATATAAAAAGAAAAGCGGCGAAGTACGTGAAATACATTTTGCTAAACTTTCTGACTTGCCAAAAGAATTTCTTTCTGATAAAGTCAAGGGAGCAAGCAAGCAACATGATTTAGGCGAAGGAAAAGAACTTGTGTGGGATTTGCAAGTTGGCGGTTTTCGAGTATTTAATTGGAAAACCGTAGAAGGTGAAGTAAAGCAGGAAGAAGCAACTTTGTAATTTAACCATAACACAATAGATGTTATGGTTCACAACTGTTGCCGGGATATTTACCGAGCAACTAGGAGAATAAAAACATGGGTATCGACGTTAAGAAGATGAAGGCGAAGCTGTCAGCATTACAGAATCGTGGTGGTGGTAAGACGGCTTTTTGGAGTCCGAAGGAAGGTCAGACTTATTCATTACGGATTGTATCTACACCGGATGGAGATCCTTTTAAGGAATACTGGTTCCATTATGAACTAGGAACGCAAGGAGGTTTCTTGTGTCCAAAGAAGAATTTTGGAGATAGCTGCGCTGCGTGTGATTTTGCTAGCAAACTCTATCGTGAAAAGGATGAAGAATCAGCTAAGATGGCTAAGAAGTTCCTTCCACGACAACGTTTCTTCTCACCTGTGTTAGTTCGCAGCGAAGAAGCTGAAGGTATCAAGATTTGGGGTTATGGTAAGCTCGCTTATCAAGATCTTATTAATCTTGTTCTTAATCCAGATTATGGTGATATTACCGACCTAGAAGCTGGTACAGATTTGTCAATCGTATCAGCTAAGGCACCCGGTCAGTCTTTCCCTATGACAAAGATTACTCCTGCTCGTAAAACAAGCAAGCTTTGTCAAGGTACCTCCGTAGAATGTAAGAATCTCTTGGAATCAATCCCAAGTTTTGATACCTTGCACACTCGCAAGACTTCACAGGAAGTTTCCGTAATCCTCGACCAATACCTTGCGAGCGCGGATAATGACACCGACGCCGAAGCCGCTTCCACTGAAACAAAGAAGTATAGCGGTTCTGCTCCAGCAGCGCCAGCAAAAGGTAAGTCGGCAGTCGATTCAGCTTTTGAGGAATTAATTGCCGGTTAACAACAAGCTTAGAGTATAGTATAACGAAGGGAGCAAGGAAACTTGCTCCCTTCTTACTTTTTAGGAGCTATATACCATGGTTGAAAAAGTGACAAAAAAAACTAAAGAATCGGTTACAGCAGGAAAAGTATCGATTAATCAATTACGCGATTTATTAAATAAAAAGAGTGGTAGAGAAGTTGCATTTGATTTGCAAGAAGAAAATCCCACTGAAGTCAAGGATTGGATTCCAACGGGCTCACGGTGGCTCGACTCAATCATTTGTCGTGGTAAATTAGCTGGCATTCCTGTTGGTAAGGTGACGGAATTAGCTGGGCTAGAGGGCTCTGGTAAAAGCTATATGGCAGCGCAAGTTGCCGCTAACGCTCAAAAGATGGGAATCGATGTAGTATATTTTGACTCTGAGAGCGCCATAGATCCAGAATTTATGAGAATGGCAGGATGCGATATGTCAAGAATTCTCTATGTACAGGCAGAGAGTGTAGAATATGTACTTGAAAGCATTGAAGACTTGCTAAAGAATAATCAAAGTAAGATGTTGTTTATCTGGGACTCTATGGCATTAACACCCAGCAAGACCGATATTGAAGGCGATTTTGATCCTTTGTCATCCATGGCGGTTAAACCAAGAATTCTTGCAAAGGGATTATCAAAGCTAATTCAACCTATTGCAAATAGCCACTCAACATTACTAATTCTAAACCAGCTCAAAACGAACTTAAGTGTTCAGAATCCCAAGTATGCAACTGACAGTGAGAAGTACACAACTCCCGGTGGCAAAGCCTTAAATTATTCATATAGCTTACGCATTTGGTTGACAGGACGCAAGGCCAAAGATAGCTTTGTGCTTGATGAACGCGGTTATAAGATTGGTAGTGAAGTGAAGGCAAGACTTGAAAAGTCCCGCTTTGGAACTGCTGGTCGAGAATGTTTATTTCGTATTATGTGGGGTGGCAGTGTTGGAGTCTTAGATAACGAAAGTATTTTTGAAGCTATCAAGCCATTCATTAAACAATCTGGAGCTTGGTACGAAATGGATGTCGATGGCCAAACAAAGAAATTCCAGCAATCTGGTTGGAATGATTTGATGAAAGAAGAAGCTTTCAAAAATTCAGTATATGGCATCATGGATCGAGAAGTAATTGTTAAATTTGATACTCGTGAAGGCGATGCGAAAAACTTCTATAATATTGAAGGGGAAGAAGAAACCCCACCAGAAACTAATTAATAAAAGCTTTCCTTGCCTAGTGAACCACTATAGCGTAACATGCTATAGTGGTTTTCTTTTAGGAGTCTCACACATGTCATTGTCTGTTTGCTGCCAATTTCTTCACCCGCGTAAAAAGCGCGACAACACCATTGTGTATGAAAATGTTATTGATGAAAAGAATTTGCAACTTGGTGCCTACAAGGAAGGAAAATATTCAGAACAGCGTATTATTGATACTTACCAAAATAATGTTCAAACCCATATTGATTTCTTCCCAAAATTGATTGAAAAAAATATTAAATCTTTTCGGATATCTAGTTCTATATTTCCACTTTTTGATTTTGCTGGTAATTTAGCAAAAAATGATAATATACTTATTGATAAGCTTGCCAAACTTGGCAAACTATTTATTGATAACGATGTTCGCATAACCACTCACCCCGGCCAATTCACCATTATTAATAGTGATTCTGACCGCGTTATTCAAAATTCCATTCGTGAATTAGAATATCATGCATGGGTTTTTGATATGATGGGGCTTGCTCATTCACCATATTATGCTATTAATATTCATGGTGGAAAACGTGGCAAACTAGACATGCTGGTTGAGGTGACAAATAAGCTCCCAGATAACGTTAAAAAGCGTCTAACGTTTGAAAATGACGAGAGGTGTTATAATGTTAAACAGTTATTGGAGGTCTATCAAAAAACTGGTGTGCCAGTTGTTCTTGACAGTCACCACTACAATTTTAATAGTAATGATATATCTTTTAATGAAGCATTTTTGCAAACTATGAAGTCATGGGGTAATATAAAGCCCTTGCAGCATATTTCCAACACAGAAGAAGGTATGGAAAATGGCTCTTTCACCGAAAGGCGCAGCCATTCGAAATATATTCGGTATATTCCCGAATTACAATTGCAGCATATGCGAGATAATACCATTGATGTCGATATAGAAGCAAAAATGAAAAATTTCGCATTGATAAAAATGCGAGAGCAACACAATATTAATGTTTAAAGCTAAAATTGGACAATTAGTATCTTGGAAGATGGGAGGTCACGGTGAGCCTTCTACAGAAGAATATTTGGGAATAATAACAGAAGTTCTTAACGTAGGAAATTCTGCGAAAGTCGAATTTTTAAAAAACGACTGGATTATCACAATACAGGTACGCAATTTAATTTTATTAAATGATGTAGATGACTAGCAATAGTCGTGTTACTATACCTGAGTAGATAAACAAAGGAGAAGGAGAAGCACATGGAAACGGTTAGCTCTTACGAGAAGAAGCATAGCTTTATTAGCGATAGCGTAATGTCTTGTTATGATACTTCAAAGAAAACTCGGAGGTATCTTTCAGTTAGCTAAAAAGCTGGCTGGGAATTCTACTTATGGTAACTTTAGACATGGTGCTGTTCTTGTTCGTGGTGGTGCAATTATTGGTCTTGGCGTCAATTCAGAGAGATACTGCTCTGTTGGCAAAAATTATCGTTCGGAAGAGAAGGGCACGCCAACCTATCACGCAGAAATCAGAGCATTACTGAATATTTCTCATCGCGTCACCAAAGGCTCTGTCATGTATGTCGCTCGCTGCTCTAAGGACGGCAAAGAGGGACGTATGAGCAAACCCTGTAGTATGTGTCATGCCGTAATGGTTGAATATGGCATTGATAAGGTATTTTATACCGTTGACAATGAAGTTATTGGTACTTATAAACTTTGAGGAATAATGATGAGTAATGACAAAAAGCGGGTATTGGTAATTGACGGAAACAACCTTTACATACGCAATTACGTAGTGAATCCGGCTATTTCAAATAAAGGTGACCCAATCGGCGGCATCTTTGGCACCATAAAGAGTCTACAAAAGCTCTGTCGGGAAATTAAACCTAATCGAATTGTTTTTGCATGGGACGGTAAGGGTGGATCTTCAAAGCGTCGTGCAATAAACAAGAACTATAAAGAAGGGCGTAAACCATTTCGTCTTAACCGCAATGTTCGTAGCTTGAATGAGAACCAAGAGTTAGAAAACAAAATCTGGCAAATGACAAGAGTGGTAGAATACTTGAATAATTTTCCTATTATTCAATTGCTATTGGATGCTGTGGAAGCCGATGATATTATTTCGGCCATTTGCCAGCACAATAGTTTAAAGGACTATAACAAAATCATAGTGTCTAATGATAAAGACTTTATCCAATTATGTAACGATAATACTATTTTATATCGTCCCGTGAAAGAAGAAATTTTAAACACCAAACGTATAGTGGAAGAATATGGCATTCATCCTACAAATTTCTGTCTTGCGCGTTCTATTGCTGGAGACGCCAGTGATAACTTATCAGGGGTTGGTGGGGCAGGATTAGCCACTATCGCAAAGCGTCTTCCTCAACTCAAGGAGGAAAAGACTTTTATGCTTGATGAAATATTTAATTATTGTAAAAGTATAGATTCAAAGGTTAAGCTCTATTCTACCATTGAGGCGAATAAAGAGCTAATCAAAGAGAACTATAAAATTATGCAATTAGCTATTCCAAACATGTCCATTCAAGATATGCAGAAGGTCAATTATGCGCTTGAAAATAGCGAATGTACATTCAATAAGACTGAATTAGTGACCATGATGTTAAAGGATGGATTTGGAGAAACGAATTTCGAAGAAATGTACGCACACATGAATAAGATAGTCATTGAAAACTGTTAATTTTTAGTGTAAGCTGTACAGATTCGTTTTTATAAGATAACCGAGGAATAAAATGAGCGGAAACCAAAATAATAACTTTATTAATGAGAGTCCTACCTTTGAAAGATATGGTAAAACTTTTCAAGAGAATCTTGTACAACTGATACTTGATGACCGCGTATTCTGCGACCAAATCAGTGAAGTATTAGACACGAATTTTCTTGAATTAAAGTATCTACGAATTTTCGTAGAGAAGATATTTGAATACCGAAAGAAGTATGGCACGCATCCGTCTCGCGATACAATCACGACCATTTTAAGAACAGAGATCGATAAGGAGAATGAGCTTTTACAAAAGCAGGTACGTGAATTTTTTGCGCGTGTTATCTCCAGCGAATTCAGTCTTGAGGGTGAGCAACACATTAAGGACATTTCCCTTGACTTCTGTAAAAAGCAGAAGCTTAAGGAAGCAATGATTAAGAGCGTAGGTCTTATTCAGATATCTTCTTATGATGAAATCTCCAAGATTATCAATGATGCCCTTAAACTTGGTACCGATAATAACCACGGATACGATTTTATCGTTGACTTTGAAAAACGCTTTGAGTTAAAGGCACGCAACCCTATTTCTACAGGGTGGGAGCTTATCGATGGTGTTTCCAAGGGTGGTTTGGGGCGCGGGGAACTTGGCGTAGTTATTGCGCCAACGGGTGCTGGCAAGAGTATGGCTCTTGTCCATTTAGGAGCTATGGCACTTAGTGCTGGCCTTAACGTTGTGCATTATACATTAGAATTACAGGATAAGGTAGTAGCCTTGCGTTATGACTCATGCATCACTGGTATTGGTCTTAATGATGTAAAAGAACAGAAGCAACTTGTTTGGGAAGGTATCAAAGATGTTAAAGGAAAGCTTATTATTAAAGAGTATCCCACTAAGTCCGCAAGCACCAACACAATTAAGATGCATCTTGAGAAATTAAAACGTAAAGATTTTAAAATTGATATGGTCATTGTAGACTACGGCGACCTACTTAGACCTGTCAATTTACAGAAAGAAAAGCGCAATGAACTGGAGAGTATTTATGAAGAATTACGTGGCATAGCTCAGATACATGCTTGTTCATTGTGGACCGCTTCTCAAACAAACAGAAGCGGCTTAAACGCCGAAGTAATCACAATGGAGAGTATCAGCGAGGCATTTAATAAGTGCTTCGTAGCTGACCTCATCTTTACCATTTCCAGAACAATCAAAGATAAGAATACAAACGAAGGACGTTTATTCGTAGCTAAAAATCGTAATGGTCCCGATGGAATTGTTTTCCCTATTTTCATGGATACGGCCAATGTAAAGATTAAAGTTCTCTCACAGAGTTTAGAGAGCGCGACTGAACTAATTGAAAAAGCAACAAAAAAGCAAGAACAGAACCTGAAGCAAAAATATGCTTCATATAAAAAGGAAAAAACAGCATGAAAAAAGTAATAATGTTCAGTGCCCAATGGTGTAGTCCATGCCAACGTACAAAACCCACTTTTAATTCCTTAAAGGAATCTACAAATGATGTAGAATACCAGCTTGTCGATGTTGATGAGCAGTCATGGTTAGCAGAAAAATTTGATGTTCGTGCTGTACCTACTTTTGTTTTATTAAAGGATGAAAAAGAAGTAGCGCGCATGAGTGGTGGCGCAGCTTTAGAAAAGCTTAAGACATTTATCAATCAATAAAGGAAGTTTATGTACAAAAAAGAACAAGTATTGGAAGCCACGAAGAAATATTTTAATGATGACGAACTTGCCACAAACGTATTTTTTAAATATGCCTTAAAGAATGATGAAGGCTTTCTTGAATTAACTCCTGATGATATGCATCGTCGGTTGGCTAAGGAGTTTGCACGTATTGAAAAAAAATATCCTAACCCTATTTCCGAAGAAGAAATCTTTAATCTTTTTAAAGATTTTAAATGGGTGGTGCCACAAGGCTCACCAATGTATGGTATTGGAAATAATTATTCTCTTTCTTCTTTGAGTAACTGTGTAGTTGTAGACAATCCAGCAGATAATGTCACTTCCATTATGGATGCTGGGAAAGATTTAGCTAACTTATTCAAGCGTCGTTGCGGCGTTGGTGTAGACATAACGACATTACGCCCAGAAAACGCCAAGGTTAATAATAGTGCAGGCACTACTACAGGTGCATGGTCCTTTGCGGATTTCTATTCTTATGTCTGCCGTATGATAGGACAAAACGGTCGTCGTGGAGCATTGATGATTTCCATCGATGTTCGGCACCCAGACGTAGAGAAGTTTGCGCTTATGAAGCAGGATTTAAAGAAAGTTACTGGTGCTAATGTCTCTATCCGTGTAACTGATGACTTTATGAAAGCTGTTGAGACAGATTCAGATTTTGTCTTGCACTATCCCGTTGGTTCAACCGCTCCTACTTTTACTAAGACCATTAAGGCTAAAGACCTATGGAATGTAATAATCAACTCTGCTACTAAATCAGCAGAGCCGGGTTTGTTGATGTGGGATAATATCATTAATAATCTTCCTGCACACTGCTATCCATCATTTAAGACTCTTACCACGAACCCTTGCATAACAAGTGATACTTTGATTGCCGTCGCAGATGGACGAAATTATGTCTCAATCGGACAACTCACTAAAGAGGGAAAAGATGTTCCTGTTTATTCTACTAATTTAGTATCAGGACAAGTGGAAATAAAGATGGGTAGAAATCCTCGTTTGACAGGTCAAGCAAAGGAAATCTGGAAATTAACTCTCGATGACGGTTCCACATTTAGAGCGACACCCGACCACCGCATTTTAAAGAGAGATTTGTCTTACACTCAATTAAAAGATTTAAAGCCCGGTGACAGCCTTTATCCATTTAATTCTTTTGAATCGAATATCCATAAAGTGGTTTCTGTAGAATATGTTGGGCAAGAGGACGTATATAATATAACAGTCGATGACAATCACAATTATCATGTTATAACCAAAGTAAGTGATGAAAAGGGAGTTGTTACTTCGGGTTTCTGTGTAAAAAACTGTGGAGAAATTCCCCTCTCTGCTTACGATAGCTGTCGCTTGATAAGTATAAATCTGAAACACTTAGTAACAAATGCTTTTACTAAAGATGCTCAGATGGATATGGAAAAGTTAGAGCGAGTAACGAAAATGGCAATGCGCCTATCGGATGATTTAATTGATTTAGAAATTGAAAAACTGGTTAATATAATCAATTTATGTGACACAGAAAGCGAGAAAGAACTTTGGAATAAATTACTGAATGCATGCCGAAATGGCCGTCGAACTGGTTTAGGAACTCATGGTTTGGCTGATGCTGTTGCACGATGCGGAATACGCTATGATTCCGAAGAGGGAATTGCCTTAATAGATAAAATCTATAACTGTTTCCGTGACGCTGCCTATTCGACTAGCGTTGATTTAGCTGAAGAGCGGGGAGCCTTTCCAATCTTTGATTGGGAGTTGGAAAAGAATAATGATTTTATTCAGCGCCTTCCAGAAGAAATTAAAGAAAAGATGGCAAAAGCTGGACGTAGAAACATCGCTCTTTTGACAAATGCGCCCACTGGTTCAGTGTCTATTGAATCGCAAACGTCTTCTGGCATAGAGCCAGTTTTTAAGAATTCTTATACCCGTCGCAGAAAACTCGACCATTCTGAGCAAGATACAAAGCCAGATTTTGTTGATGACATGGGAGATCGATGGATAAACTTCAAGGTTTATCATAAGAACGTTCAAGAATATTTGAAATTTGCCAACACAGATATAACTCCTGATTTTTTCGTAGAGAGCGACAATATCAATTGGCAAAACAGAGTAAGAATACAAGCAACTATACAAAAATATATCGACCATTCAATTTCTTCTACCATTAATCTACCAAAGGGAACCACACCAGAAGTTGTTGGTGAATTGTATATGAATGGATGGCGTTTGGGTCTTAAGGGAATCACAGTATATGTAGATGGCAGCCGTGATGGTGTTCTCATAACGACAGAAACTAAAAAAGATACTTTTAAGCAACACGCGGCTATTAAGCGCAAGCAATCATTGAATTGTGGTATACATCATGTATCAGTCAAGGGTGAAAAGTGGTTAATCCTTGTTGGGTTATTCGATGGTAAGCCATACGAAGTATTTGGTGGATTAGCTGATAAGATTGAGATTCCCACAAATATAAAAATTGGCGAAATCATAAAGAAAAAATCAGGTCATTATCTATTGCAGGTTGATGATATAGCTGTCGAAGCAGTAGATATTAAGGAAGCATTTGAGAATACACAATATTCTGACTTAACTCGCTTGGTATCTCTTTCATTACGTCATGGTGCTGATGTCAAATTTGTTGTAGAGCAAATTTTAAAGAGCGAAACAACAAGTATGACTACATTTAGTAAGGCAGTTGCAAGGGTGTTAAAACTATATATTAAAGAAGGCGAAGAAGTTACAGGTTCAACTTCCAACTGTCCAGAATGCAATAGCAAATTAGTATATCAAGATGGATGTGCTACTTGTAAGGACGGTTGTGGGTGGAGTAAGTGTTATTAAGAAATAACAAAGGAAAATAAAAAAATGAAAGTTACAAAAGACTATTTGAAGAACCTTATTAAAGAAGAAATGCAAAAAGCCATCGAGGAAAGCGAAAAAGAACAAGCGCCCGTTCCTTCAAAGAAGCCAGTAAAAATGCGTTACGGGAAGAAAGTATCGGCAACTTATGGGACAAAAACACCAAGCAACCCAGATTCTGACCATGAAGATAACGATTACCGCGCTGACAGAGAAGCAGCAGACGATATGAATGAGTCGGAAGAAGAAGAATAAGTCTGAACCAGTAATCGCAAAAAGAAAAGCTAATATTATTTCTCCTTAACTGGTGAGCAGCACTATGGTACAACAATACCGTAGTGCTGTTTTATTTTGGAGAGTTCTATGTTTAATCAAAAAGTATTAGAAAATGAATTATCAAAACGTTCTAAACACACTGTAAGATTTTCATATGAAACTTATTATTCGCCCGATGACTTTGTTTTCTTCCGTAAGCTCCTAGTGGATAATAAAGAAGTGGGAATTAAAATAGATTTAGATCTGTTGCAAGAAGCAGAAGCACATGGTACATTAGAGGAGAAGTACAACGAACTTTCTGGAGAAATTCAGAAGCATATAACCCCATAAGGAAAACACTATGTCATACAGCGTTGATAATGTAACAGATAAGCCGAAGTCCAAGGAAGAACGTATTAAGGATTTTGTTCGTGCTATTGCTGCTGTTGAGCAGGCTATGCAACCTTTTAAGGAGCAGAAGACTGATTTGAAGAAGAATTATGTTGAGAATGATTGGCTGTCGAAGGAAGATATGAAGTATGTGTCCAAGGCTTATAACTTCGCCAAGCATGGTGACCTCGACATTGATAAGTTTGTAGACATGTTTAATAAAGTCAAGTAAAGAAGGATATAAAATGCAATTTCGTCCAAAAAATAAGTATCTCTTGGTCGAAATGGTAGAAGAAAAAAAGCCAGAGGGTCAATCCTCTGGCTTCATTCTGCCAGACGACTACAAGACTAAAGAACTTCACAAAGTTGTAAGGCTGCTTGCTGCGTCAAGCGGATCTCCTTATGTCGATTCAGTTAATAATCTCGTTTTAGTTCCAGCTAACATGGTTGAAGAAATAAAGGCTTTTGGTAATGTTTACCTGCTTGTGCCAGAAGCGGCAATATATGGAGTATTCTATCGATGATAAACGATACAATCTATTTATATGGCGACAACATCGGTAGAGTACAATATGTTGAGCATATGGGAAATGATAAAAAAATTGTGAACAGTGCGCGAGTTAGTTTTGGTCAAGATAATGACAATGCTCTTGATGAAAAAGATAAAAAGCTTATTCGATATCTCATCAAACATCGACACACTTCAACTCTTGAGCACAACTTGATTACTTTCAAGTTTGTTGTTCCGTTGTTTATTCGTTCACAGCATCACAGGCACCGCACTTGGAGCTATAACGAAATTTCTCGTCGTTATACTGATGAAAACCTGCAATTCTATGAACCAAAGTCTTTTCGTACTCAACACGCCAACAACCGGCAGGCTAGCAACTCACAACAGCTTGTTAACCCAATCATTTTGGAAGGAAACAAAAATCTCGGGATGTATGCTAACGAGTTGGTGGTTTACCACAATCGGCAGTCAGTTGAGCTATATGAAGATTTAATGAAAGCAGGTGTTTGTCGAGAACAGGCACGGGGAGTATTGCCGCAGAACTTATATACTGAATATTATGGGACAGTCAACTTAAATAATTTATTCAAGTTTATTGAACTGCGTTCTCATGAAGGCGCGCAATGGGAAATAACACAAGTAGCGAATGCATGCTTAAAGATATCTGAAGATCTTTTTCCAGAAACAATCAAAGCATATAATGAATTAAGAATCAAGTAATGAATGTGCAACAATTATCTTTTTAAAGCCCGTCTTTGAGCTTGACGGGTTTCTTTTTTTACGATAGTCTATTCCTTGGAGGTTACATGAACATCATTGAAAAAGACATTAGTTGGTTGATTAAAAGCGTTCCAGACTTTCCTCATTTTTTTGATAATGGAAGCGGCTACAAACACTTATTTGATAATGGTTATATCGCTGGAGGGTTCCTTAGAAAAGTAATTTTGAATGCGTCGGCACAGACTGCTCTTATGGACTTACAAAATCTTAAGAAGGGAGACATTGACTTCTTCTATTATACACAAAAAGATTGTGAAAAAGCAGTCGATAAGTTTCTCGCGCTAGGAGGTCAGTTAGACAACGTATACGGAAAACTTGCTCCTCGCCCTTGTGTGCCAAACAGTTTTGGTGGGTTTGCATACGAGGGTATGCTTTATGGTGTCAAACACCAATTTATTTTCAAGAACGTTGGTTGTCCAACAACTGTATTAAACCGGTTTGATATCTCTAATTGTAAGATTGCAACAGATGGTAAGAAGGTTTGGATGGTTGAAGATTGGGAAAAAATAGAAACAGAAAAGAATATTCGTATAGATAATTATTCTGGAGATTTTTTGTTGAGACGGATAGAAAAATATCTCACCAAAGAATACTCTGTTAATGAAGAGACGAAGACGGAACTTCTTTATAAGATGCTTGAGAAGTGCAAAGCTGGTAATGACTATATTATCATAAGAAGACTCTTAAAAAAACAAAACTTTATTCCAAAAGAGATGATTTTAATGTTTTATGATAAGGCAGGTCTTATTAGCGAAGCTCCTGAAGGTGAAGAATACTCAAATGGTTCGTTGGCCAAGCCAGTAGATTTTGCCCTACACATGTATAAACAAAGATCTGAGAAAGAATTATAATAACACACATGATACAGCGCACCCTTGAACTATCTTATGACCGTTTGGTTATTGGTAGCGATTTGGGTGCGTTGGCTTATTGTTATGAACATCAATGCCCAGCAATTTATTCCAGAGTTTTAAGACCTTATAAGTACAATGAAAGAGAAAACTGGCAAAGAAGTATTGCTATATGGGATGAAATGGCATATGCTCTATCTATGTCTCAGTTGCTGCCATTTAGTGATAAGATAGTCTCTTTGCGCTTACAAGAAGATAATATTTTAAAAGCTGTCACAAGATATAGCTTAGTCTGCAAAATAAAATTTAATCATTTAGTAATCAGCGATGATTATGGAGTCGAAGGTCTACCGCCGCCAACTGGTAAAACAGATGATAAAAATTGGGTAATCGATTGGTTTGATGTAAATCGCGGAGTTTTACACCCGCTTGATTTTATAGTTGACGAAAAAGAAGACTTTGTTAAAAAGATCTATTTTTATCCATCAACACGGTTTTATAAGAATATCACCAAAAAAGATTTATTGGCAGTATCGAAGATAAGTGATGCTGATTTACTCAATAGTGATTATGACCAAAGCATCGTAAGATTAAAAACTATCAAAAGCATGAAAGCTTCTGGTATAAAAGGTAAATGGGATAAAACAAATGAATGTTTCTTACCTCCTAAGTTAACACCTTTAAGACGTGACATATACCCTTTAGGAAAAAACATCTATAAAGACTTGCCCAGCAGCATTAGTATGCTATACTAATTTATGGAAATAATAGACAAACAAAACAACATTCAGCATTTAGCTGGCATTGTACCGATTGGTGGACAGCCACTAGACTTCAATATGCCTTGGCATGATAGTATGATACCAATATCAAAAGATTATCTAGCAGTTGAACGAGCAGTATTTCAATGTGCGCTGGCTGGGTGCGAAACAATTTGGGTAGTTGGACATATGGGTACGCAGCCCATAGTAAGAAAGCGAGTCGGAGACGTAATATTAGATCCATGCTATCTTATTATGACGCCCACGGCTTATAAGAAAGTTAAAGAAATTAGTATATATTATGTTCCTATTCATCCAAAAGATAGGATAAAACGCGACTGTCTTGGATGGAGTGTTTTATATGGTGCCGATAGTGCTTACCGTATATCAAACTTTATAAGCAAATGGATAGCCCCAGAGAAGTTCTTTTGTTCGTTTCCATATGGTATTATGCCAGACGAATCCATCCGAGAAAATAGAGCCTTATTGTCTTCAAAGAAGAATGTCATATATTCGCATAACGGACAAACTGTAAAAGATAATCTGCATATACCATTTACGTTTGGTGCTGAAGATTTTTTCCGTTGTCGCGATATTGTTAAGCATAAACAGGCAGAAGAATGGGCAGAAAAAAGTGCAAGATATTATGATTTGGCTGCTGTATTTAAAGGTCTTGATAGAACTGATGCTACCGTGATAGACTTACCTTGGTATCATGAAATTAGTAGTTGGGAAAGCTACAAAAAATATATAGCATCTGAGCAAAGTTCTCTTTATGACAAGCCGAAAACTTTATTCAAAGGCAATCATAGAAAAAGGATTGGAGAAGAATAAGGCAATGACGCACAAAGTGAGTGAAATGGTTGTCAGAGCAAAATACCACTCAAGATGGAATACAGATCATTTCTGCTGTGGAACAATAGTCTATGTCGATGCGGAAACGGGGGTATATAAAGTCTATTGGCACGATAACTTTATTCATAATAAAGAAAACAGAGTACGCTCACATAGCGAGTTAGAAATCAGTGCGTTTAAAGAATATTTAGAGGAGTGGTTAAAGTTATGAAAACTGATTTTACCATCGGCAGTATTCTTATATATAAAGAAAAAAAGATTTGGGTTGCATGGCATACAAACTACATGTATATTGGAGACACCTTACTGCACCTCTTCTGGAAAATTATTACTGAGTGGAAAAGCACTAAGCATCTGGTAGGCTAAAAAGGATAAAACCATGAAATATGAAGATATTCATTTCCTTGTAGCGGAAGAATGTAATGGAAATGATTTTTTTGTTTCACGAGATCAGTTTATGATGTATATCAATGATCTCAAGCAGGAAAATAGTGATTTACTTAATCAAGTAGCAAACCAACAAAGAATGGCTTGTTCATTGAGCTTTAAGGGTTCGAACAACGTGTCAAAGTCTTGTAGAAAGATTGTACTTGATACCCCCTTGATTATAGAGGATGTGATATGACTCCTAAGATAAAGCTTTCAGCTTATGAAAATTGTATTAACATGGTAGCTCGCGGCACTATGAATATTGCAGACGAGAAACACTTATCTGATTTGCTTAATGATTATGAAACTATGCGTAAGGAACGCGATTCATATAAAAAGGCAAAAGAAGAAAATGATGAGAGATTTATGAGAGAACGCGATGAAGCGCGTGCTGAATTGTATAAACTTAGACTCGCTTCGCCAGAAACGGCAGGCGACCTAGATAGAGAAAGATATGGATATTGATTATTATACTGCTGGAATTGATACAGCTATTTTAGTTTTGTTGCTTGTCTGGTCGTGGATGGATCGCAATAACATTTACTTTAAGGACTAAAAATTATGAGCAAACACTTTAGCGATTGCATATGTGAAGACTGCTTGGACGGCACACCGTGGGTTACGGCGTTACAAGCCCGCGTCGCGGAACTGGAGGCCAAGAACGCCGAGCTGAACGGCTACCTCGACGCAATCGCAGCCATTCCCGAGGTTGATGCGGCTGATGGTGGCTGCGAGCGGTGCGGTGCGGCGCAGGTTGACGGTGGCTCTGTCGGCTTCTACTGCCCGACGAAAGGCTGTTTCCCGAAGAAGCACAGCGACCCCGAGGCAATGGTGCAGGTGCGAGGCTTCGTCCACCCGGTTCCGAAGGAGATGGCGTCCGCCATCGAGGTGCTGCTGGCTGAGATTGACCGGCCGCGGGAGGCGCTTCGTGACCTCGTGTGTGAGTCCGAGGAGGAGGTGCCTTCCCGCTCAACGTGGAAGCGGGCGCACAATGAGGTCTTCCGCACGGAGGTCGCGTCGTGAGCAGCCAAATGAAAATCTATAAACTTTATCATTATCCATCTACCGAAGAGTGGTATTTTTCAAATAAGAAAAAGCTGATGACTTTTCTTAAGGATGCGTATATTACGTATTTAGATACCGAGTCCGAAGAAGTTAGAACATACTCTTTTGATGAATTTATTAAGGCAGAAGAATACGAATATATGCAAGTAAAGGTTCTTTAATGAACGATGCAACCAAATGGTATAATTGTGCGTATTGTGACGCGGGATATCCTGACCAACAATGCACTTGCAAGAGAAAGATGTATGCTTTTATAGATAGCGATGGTGATATACGAGAGACATTTTCAGAAAACATGAATCTAGATTATCTTTTTGAGCTTCAGTACATAAAACAAAAATATGATTCCGTATATTGGACGCTGCATAAAATTGATGTTACTATAGGCGAAGAGATAAAAGAAAATATTGATATCTCCACTAGAAAGAAGTAATATCTTGAGTATAAAAACAGGTGATTTGCTTTGGGACGATTTGAGAAAGAAATTTGGTATCGTCGTAGAAGAAACCGGACATCATGATCGACGATGGATAATATATTGGAACGATAATAGACGTAATTGGGTTGATGAGTATACAGCCTTGGGATGGAAACTAGAATTAAAAAAAATATTGTAATTAAGCAACTAGTTCAATGATTCTCCGATAATTACTATAGGTACTTTTTTTTTAAAGGAAACAGTTATGAGTAATGTAATCAGTATGCCAAATCGTCTCTCAATGAACGTAACGTTACCAAAACAAACACAGGGAAAAAACTTTGGTGAAAAGGTCAATGATGCTTTATATTCTGGAGCTTCTGCCGTATCACAAGGCGCTGCATTGCTGGGAAGCGCATTACCCGGTGGAGCGGTTATTTCAGCAGCAGTGTCATCGATTAACAATCTAGTCGGGGGCACTTCTGGTGCTTCATACGCCGCTACAGGCGTTGTAGGATTAAATGGTAGCTCTGGCAGTGGTAGCGGTCCAAACTTAATTGCTGGGGCAGCTACAGGCGGTATAGGTCAGTATAATACTGATATAGCCAGCATGTCAGCTCAGAACTCACAAATGCTACAGGTTCAAATGGCTATGCAGCGTGAAAATACAATGTTTTCATCAATATCAAATGTTTTAAAGACAAAACACGACACAGCAAAAAACTCCATTAGCAATATCAGATAATATGGCGGGTCCACTTTCTAACATAGCAGCAGCGGGCTTACAAAAAGTTGTTGAACATCCACGTCCACAATTAGAAAAAACAGCACCAAGTAAATTTGATGTGACAATCAATAAACAACATGATAATCATCATGTAAACAAGATTGAATCAACTTCAAAAATTTCAAGCACCATTTCTTCAATTATTGCATCCTTGGAAAAAGGTTCAATGAAGATTGATTCCATTTTAAAGACCTCATTAACTAGAGAGAATATGTCTAATCAGGAATTACTAGCAATGCAAGCTGGCATGTACAAATATACTCAGGAATTAGATCTGTGCTCAAAAGTAGTTGATAAAGCGGTAAATGGTTTAAAAGATGTTTTAAAGACCCAAGTTTAGCATTGATGTTTCAAAAAGCATCTGTTATACTGTTTTCTATGTAACGTCAATGGAGATCAAACAATGAAGAAAAAAGACAAATCCATAGGTGAAACAGCCTATGATAAGTGTATCAAGGTGCTCAACGAAGCTGTATGTGCCGCTCTGGATGAATTAACGGCAGAGCGCGATAATGCTTTAAATGCCTTGCGCCAATGTGACTTCTATCTTGATGAGTTTGCGATAGGAGCTTGCAGCGTACCTCCTAGGGCATCGCCTCTTGATGTTCCAAAAGGAGTCGATAGTGCCACCTCGGTTCTACGTGTCAGGCTAGCTCATATGGAGCGCGTGTCATATATGCTCCGTAAAGCCTTAGAGACTTTGTATGAAGAATGTGGACAGAAGACATTAGTGTGTGATAAACTGGTAATTGACGCATTATCCCACGAGGAAATATAATGAGTTACTCGCACTCGGAATCTTGTGGTTGGTGGGTACATGGAGAATGCGATTGTAATCCCGTGGCGGAAATCGACAGATTGAAGAGACATGTTAAGCTATTACGTGATGCTCTAGAGCAAATGGATCTGCGCGTCGTCGGATCAGGAGATTTATGCACCAAAGAGGATTTGCAAGATGCTTCACGATTAGAAGAATTGCGCGATGCAGTTCTCAAGGAGACTGAACAGTGAAAAATAAATATTATCTTTTGATAGCGGGAGAAAATTATTATCCAAACAGAGGAACAAGAGATTGGATTGGAACATTTGAAACCCATGAAGAAGCCGAAGCGAAGATTAAAACAGTTAAGGACAAGAACCGTCGTCTTATCGAATGGTATGAAATAATTGATCTAAGAGAGTGGATTAAAGTATGAGTAAACTAAAAATTAAAGTTGGGCTTTGTAGGATTCCTGAAGATTATTTTGAGGGTTCTTTAGAGACTGTAGTCTCTATGCTCGCAGAATATAAAAAGATATATTCTAATTTTTCTAATCTTACCGTTAACGCTGATTATTATATTGGAGGTGTAAATAGCTATAATTTATCTGGGGAACGTGTAGAGAGCGATGAAGAATATGCAAATCGCTTGAAGCGTATAGAAAAACAAAAAATGGATGCCGAGAAGCAAAAAAAGATGGCAAAGAAGAAAGAATTAAAGGAATACTTACGTCTAAAAAAGTTGTTTGGAGAAGATTAATTTAGCGGCTTGGAAACATGAAAAAATCTGGCATTTATAAAATAACAAATCGTATTAATGGTAAATTTTATATTGGTAGCGCGGTGGATATAAAAAATAGATTTTCTACTCACGTTAGCGAATTAAAAAACAAAACCCATAGTAATTATCATTTACAAAGAGCTTGGGACAAATACGGAAAAGAAAACTTTATATTCGAAGTCCTAGAAGAAATAATTGATATCAATAGCTTGTTACTAAGAGAGCAGCACTTTCTAGACATTCTAACGCCGGAATATAACATCTGTAAAATTGCGAGTTCTACTTTGGGCATTAAATACAGTGAAGATGCCAAAAAAAGAATAAGCGAAAATCACGCAGACGTTTCTGGGGAGAGGAATCCGATGTATGGAAAAAAGGGACATCTCGCACCGGCATACGGCAAGAAGCTCACGAATGCAACCAAACAAAAAATCAGAGAAGCTATAGGCAATAGACAGAACGAGAAGAATCCAATGTATGGAAAAAAACACTCTGCCGAAACTATAGAATTAATGAGAAAAAAAGCCAAAAAAAGAATAAATCCTATGTCTAAATTAGATTGGGGTAAGGCTAGGGAAATACGACAATTACACGAATCAGGAAATACAACAAAATCTTTATCTAAAAAATATGATGTATCTTGCACCACAATTTATCTTTTGATAAATAAAAAAATTTGGAAAGAAGAAACTAACGTGGTATAGTATTTGTATAGGAGAAACAATGTCAGAGCGCAAGAAGACCAGTATTCCTTTCGTGAACCTGCATACGCACACTACATATTCTATTTTTGATGGCCTCGGGTATCCCGAAGAACATATCGATTTCGGCTTTCAAAATGGACTGCAAGGTATTGCTTTTACAGAGCATGGAAATTGCAATAGCTTTAGCTATGCTTTTATGAAGGCGAAGAAGATGAAAGAAGAAGGTAAAGATTTTCGCGTTATGTATGGTATTGAGGCATACGTCCACCCATCCATAATTCAATGGAAGGGAGAACACAGCAAGCACAAAGATGACGCCAAGCTTGCAAAGCATGTTGACGACGATGTTGGACTAGTTGTCGAAAATGAAAGCGAAACTAAGAAAGGCATTCGTTCAACCTTAAATCGTCGTTCGCACTTGGTGTTGGTAGCCCAAAACCAGATTGGTTTAAACAATCTTTTCAAGTTGGTTAGTGATTCATATCGTGGTGATAACTTTTATCGCTACCCACGTATGGATTATGAAATGCTCAAGAAGCACAACGAAGGACTCATCGCCAGTTCTGCCTGTCTGGGTGGAGTGTTAGCCAATGATTATTGGGATAATATCGACAAGGGAGAAAGGGCTGTTTACGCTGCCATGGAAAAGACTGTTAAGTCTATGATGGATATCTTTGGTGATCGCTTTTATGGTGAATTACAGTGGGCGAATTACAAAGAGCAACACATTGTTAATCAATATATCATCAATATTTCTAAACAGCTAGGCTTCAAGCTCATCAGTACGTGTGATGCACACTTTCCTTCACCGGATATGTGGAAGGACCGCGAAATCTATAAGATGCTCGGTTGGGCTGGTAAGGGTGGAAATGAAATTAAAATCGACGCACTGCCTTCTACTCTAGAAGCGATGGAATATCAGCTTTATCCCAAGAACGGCGATGAATTGTTTGCCTCCTATAAACTATTCTCAAAAAACCTTGGCTTTTCCTATGATGATAAGCTTATCGAAGAGTCTATTGCTCGTACAGACGATATTCTTAAGAACCGTATTGAGAATTATATTCCCGATACGAGCATTAAGTTGCCTTCATTCGTTGTTCCCGAAGGTGAAACCGCAGATACCGCATTAGCCAAAATGGCAGTCGATAAGTTAAAGAGCACTGGGCTTTATAAAGACAACGCTTACGTTGAGAGATTAAAAGAAGAACTTCACACCATTAAAGACCGTGGATTCTCAAAATACTTCTTGACTATGAAGAAGATTAGCGACAAGTCCAAAGAAGTACAGTTATGCGGTGGTGGCCGTGGTTCTGGAGCGGGTTCTCTTGTATCATATTTGCTAAATATTACAGAAATAGACCCTATCAAGTATAAATTACAGTTTTCACGTTTTATCCGCAAAACAGATCTTAGTGATATGCCCGATATCGATTTTGACGTTTCCGACCCTATGGCAATTAAGGAATTGCTTATCAAAGAGTATGGAGAAAACTCGGTAGTTCCTATTTCCAACTACAATACTCTAAAGCCACGTTCTCTAGTAAAAGATATTAGCAAGTTATACGAAATCCCTTTTACAGACGTGAACGAAGTCACTTCTAAGATGCTCAACGAAGCTACTCCTATTTGCAAGAAAATACACGGCATTATAGCTGGTGTATATGAACCGACTTGGGAAGAGTTAAAGGAACACAGTCCCGCACTCAATGCTTACATCAAAAAGTATCCCCATGTTGCGACACACGTTGAAAACTTGCAGAAGCAAGTACGTTCTATTTCGCGCCATGCTGGTGGAGTTTTGTTTGCAGATAATATCAATGAAAAGATGCCTCTAATCAATAGTGGTGGCACTGTACAAACCCCTTGGACTGAAGGACAAACAGTACGTCATTTAGAGCCACTTGGGTTTATCAAGTTTGATATTCTTGGTCTTGCTTCTCTTCGTATGATTGAAACAGCGATTGAACACATTCTTAAAAGACACCACGGCATTGCTACGCCCACCTTTGAGGATATCAAGAAGTATTACAATGATAATCTCCATCCAGAAAAGATCAATCTAGACGACCAAGGTGTCTATGAACACATTTTCCAAGAAGGAAACTTCTGTGGAACATTCCAGTTCACTAGCAAAAATGCTCAGAAATTCTGCATGTTAGCTAAACCAAAAAACATCATAGATATCGCGGCCATTACTTCTATCTTCCGTCCCGGTCCTTTATCGGCAAACGTACATGAGAATTATATCTTAGCTAAGAATAATCCTGAGTCTATAAAATATGCTCATCCATTAATTAAAGAAGTGACGCAAGAAACCCATGGATTCATAGTTTTCCAAGAGCAATTAAGCATGTTAGCGCACAAACTTGGTAAAAACATTTCCCTAGATGAAGGTAATGAACTACGGAAGGTTCTCACCAAGAAAGGAACTGGCAAGGAAGCACAAGTCAAGCTTAAGCTTTATCAGAAGTTTATTGACGGGTGTGTGGAGAAGGGATTAACAGAAGAAAACGGTATCGATCTCTGGAAGACTATGGAATTCTTTTCAGGGTACGGTTTCAATTTATCACACGCTATCTGTTATTCTATAATTTCTTATCAGTGTGCTTACCTGTTCCATCATCATCCAGCAGAATGGGCGGCGGCGTTTCTCGATAAAGAACCGGAGGAAAAAAAGGAAGCTGCTATTTCTCTAGCAAAATACTATGGGTTTAACATCAAGCCACTCGATATCAACAATTCAGGTACGAAATGGGAAGTCGATAACCTAGACGATAAAACACTTATTCAACCTCTGTCATCTATTAAGGGACTTGGAGATACAGCCATGACAGAAATAATGAAATATCGACCTTTCAAGACAGTCGAGGAACTGCTGTTTAATGAAGAGATAATTTATAGTAAGTTAAACAAAAAAGCCCTTGACGCTTTAACAAGAAGCAACGCTTTGCCTTCTTTGGTTGATAAGAGATTCACTGGGTTAAAACACTTTTGGTCGGCAGTAGTGGTTGACCGTCCAAAGACACCAAAGAAGCTGCTGGAGAACATAGACAAGTACAAGCCAGAAGGCAGTTTTACTACGGAAGAAACTATTGAAAATCTTGTCTCGCTATCGGGAGTTTATCCAATTAATCTTGTGCTCGACCCGGCGACTTTAAAAAGCATTGAAGATAAATATATTCCACCGATTGGTGATTATGACCCATCATTGGGTGAGGTAGTATGGTTTATCCCACGTAAAATTACTGAGAAGAAAACAAAAAACGGCAAGATATTCTGGATTCTAGAAACTACAGATATTACAAATAAACTTACCAATATTAAATGCTGGGGGGTTGACCCAAAGCGTGATAAGATTTGGCTTAACCGACCATATCTAGGAAAGTTACAATACGATGATACTTGGGGATTTAGTACAAGAAGTATTAAGCATACGTTTAAATTGTTAGGCTGAAGGCAGCAGCGGAGCTAAATAATGGGTTACCAAAATAATTATCGTCCTCGCCGTTTAGACATTCTAAGAACAGACATCCTTTTTGATATGAGCGATTTGAAGGAAGATTTGAAGCATGATGTTCTCACAATCAAAAATCTTGAGTTTGTTCAAGAATCAATGAAAAGATATACGCGGGGCATGGAAAGAAAAAGACGAGCAAAATGAGTTATAATTCTATATCCTTTGAAGATATCAAAATTGGCGAGTTATTTTTGCATGTGGCGGAACCAGCTTACCCTGAGCCAGTATTAGTAATGGGGTTTGTAGATTGGAAGCATAATGAGCTTTTAGCTGATAGATATGTCCAGTTATATTTTTCGAAAAGAAATGTGTACACGGGGGACTATGATAAATATGCTTTCGAACATCTGACGTTAATAACCATTCAAGAATACGAGAGAAAATATGGAAAATAAAGACAAACTAAAACAAAATAAAACCTGTTGCACAGTCCACCCCATGTATGATACATTACTTTGTGCCAAAGCTGAAGGACATGAAGGATTACATTCAGGATATTTTCAGTTTGAAACGTTAAGATGGGGCATACCCACTCATCAGCAACTTTACGATGTTGTAAGAACTAAATAAGAGGATATAATGATAAAACTACAATGGAAGCCGTTAAGTAACACTGCAAAACCTCCCGTAAAGGCTCATCAACAAGATGCAGCATATGATTTGTTTGCTGATTTACCAAATGGTGATATGGTATTATTGAAGGGTCAAACTGCTATTATCCCCACAGGAGTTTCTATTATGCCACCAGAGGGTTGGTCGTGTGACATTCGTGGTCGTAGTGGAATGAGCAGCAAAGGCAAAATTGTTGCTCTTGGACTAGTTGATGCATTTTATACAGGACCGTGGGGGGTAATATTGTATAACGGCACCGATAGAGATATTGACTTAAAGCATCACGATAAAGTTGCTCAGTTCACAGTTAATCGTGTATATGAAAGCGAATTGGAATTGGTTGAGGTCTTTGACATTCCTAATAATGCCCGTGGCGCAGGAGGCTTCGGGAGTACAGGACATAAATAATTCAAGATAAAATATGAAAATTTCAAAAAAGTATTTGAAACAAGTTATCAAAGAAGAATTAGAAGGCATTCTTAAAGAAAATGAAAGATATGATGAAATTTTAGTAAGAATGCCTTCTAGAGATTTTCTTGAATTAACTACCAACGAAGATGTTATGGATATGCTAAGGCACGATCAAAAAACACGACCATTGGAATATTCTGAAGCACGAGCAGGAGAACTTTTACTAAACATAAATGAAATAGGAACAGTTACTTCACACGAAGGTAGACATAGAGCATTCGCAAATATAATAAAGAATGGCGAAAATGCCACGAATACTGTAATTATTAGAATTTCTAATATTAATTATAGTGAATTTATTAAAAGTGGATATGCGATATCAGGTCAATATGATAAATCAGTAAAAAAAGAGCCACAAAAGTATCCAATAGCTAAAAAAGAAGAAGCTACAAAGGACTATTTAAAGGCTTCCAAAGAGCCATTGGTTTTTAAATCTAAAATATATCCGCCAAGTATTTATACGAAAAAAGAAATGGTTGAACCCGGTTATAAAGCAGCCATAGCTCATATCAACATTGCTGAAGTTGAATATGTCAAAGCTTATAAAAAATCAAAAGGTATTGAAGTATTATCGACAGAAGAAAAAAATCAACTAGCAAAAGAATTTGAAAAATATGTTAATGAAAATTATAATATTTATGATAGCTCTGGAAACAAACTAAAGGTTGTTGATGCATCAAAAGCCATTATAACATTCAGTCTTATTCCCTTGCCAGAGCCAAAAGAAACTGTTACAATAGAAAAAAATAATGAAATATGAATTAAACAGGAAGTCCTTCTATAATCCAAAAGAATACGAGACAAAACATGGGTAACCGATCAAGAACGGGTAACAAAAAGAAAAAGCTAGAACAGAAGTTGGCAACGTCGGCAGCTTTAATTCTCAGTATGCCAACTTCTTGCAAGGAATGTAATGAGCCTTTCGACAAGAAAAATAAAATGATGGTGATGACGTGGTATGTAGAGGTATTTAATGCTGATAAGCGGGTAGACCTATATTGTCCTAAGTGCAGTGAAGGACGGAGAGCCGATGAAATTTCAAGAAACTCCGGTATTTGATTTTATAGCAGGACATCTCAAACGTACTTTAGAACAGGACAAAAAATGACTTTCCAAGAAACTGTTTGCTTCGACGACGTGCTACTAGAACCAAAATATAGCGATATCTCTTCAAGAAGCGAAGTAGATTTATCTTCTTATCTTGGAAATATAAAACTTGAGATCCCAATTATATCGAGTCCCATGGATACAGTGACCTCTGCCACCATGGCAGTAGCACTAAGTGCAGCGGGCGGTCTAGGAGTTATTCATCGTTACAACACCCTTGAAGAGCAGGCAGATTTAGTTGTTAGTGCTATCTTGCTTGGGGCTAAGAACGTCGGGGCTGCTATAGGCGTCACGGGAGATTATCTAGAAAGAGCCGCTGCACTCGTTCAGGACGGCGCAAATGTTATATGTGTAGACGTAGCACATGGAGATCATATAAGTGTTAAGAACGCTCTAAAGAACTTACGAAACAAGTTAGGTTCTTCTATCCACATAATGGCCGGGAATGTGGCTACTCTGGAAGGGTTTGAGCGTGTAAGTCACTGGGGGGCAAACAGTGTACGTGTAGGTATAGGCGGGGGAAGTATCTGCTCGACCAGAATTCAAACTGGTCATGGGATTCCAACGTTAAGTTCCGTGATGCTTTGTTCCAATGCGGCTAATGAATCGGCTCTCATTGCTGATGGGGGAATAAAAACGTCTGGCGATATAGTAAAGTCTTTGGCCGCTGGAGCAGATTTTGTAATGTTGGGCTCTCTTTTAGCGGGCACTGATGAAACTCCCGGTGAACTACATATGGACTCTATGGGTTATCATAAAACTTATAGAGGAATGGCTAGTAAAGAAGCGCAAATTGATTGGAAAGGTAGCTATTCTTCTTTCGAGGGTGTATCTCATAGAGTACAAAATAAGGGGAAAGTAAAAGATGTATTGGACGACCTTCTGCGAAATGTCCGCAGTGGATTTTCCTATAGCGGATCCAGAAATATAAAAGAATTACGTTGCAAAGCAACTTTTATTAAACAAAGTTCAGCGGGCCAATTAGAAAGTTCCCCACACATACTAAACCATGCGAGATAATAGTAAAGAAAAGCAGCTTATATTCAGTATAGACGATGACGTCCATGCTCGTTTTAAGATAGCATTATTTTATGATCGTATGGGGCAATCTACTTTCATTAAGCATATTATTGCAGCGTACCTTACAAACAATGTCCATTTAAGAAATTTCATGGATGAAATATTAGCAAAAGACTTAAGCAAAGCTAAGAAACATTCTAGAAAGCGCGATAGAAAAGAAGAAGGACAAACTATTAAGAACTTTGCGCTTAACGAAGAAGAGATTGAAAACATATTTGACCTAATTGAAAGCGAGAATCCTGATTTATGACTGTACATAAGAGTTGTGTAGATGCTTGCACCAAGTTAAATGTTTCATGTCCAAACAAAGATTGTAGAAAATGGATAAATTATGAAGAAGATCTAAACTGTTCACTAATTACAATAGACAAAAATGATGACCTGACTCTGAGAGACGTAGCAAAGCGACTAAATTGTTCGTTTGTTAGAGTGAAACAGCTAGAAGAAGGTGCTTTAAACAAGCTCAATATACGGCTTGGTGCTAAGTTAAAGTAGTAATATATCTGTAAAAATATGTACGTTTTGTAGTTAATATGACTATTTATTTTAAATTTGTTCCAACAAATTATTTTAGGAGATAATACATGAACAAGAAACAATTACTGTCGGAAACACAAATCCGTCGTTTTATGAAGTTAGCTAACATAGAATCACTCGGTAAAACACGCATCGATGAAATGAACACGATGGCTCCACCGGAAGAAATGGGTCCAGAAGCCGCTCCCGCAGCCTTACCAGCAGGCGAAGAAATGGGTATGGGCGATGAAATGGGTGGCGAGACAATTGAAGTTGGTGGCGAAGCAGACCCGGAAAAGCAAGCAGCATTTGAAGCTGCTGTCCAAGCTCTAGCCGACTCAATGGGCATTGAAGTTGAATTAGAAAGCCAAGAAGAAAACGCTGAAGAAGGTGGTGAAGAAATGCACGACCTTGAAGGCGGCGAAGAAGAAGGCGAAGAAGAAGGCGAAGAAGAAGGCGAAGAAGAAGGCGAAGAAGAAGGCGAAGAAGATGAAATGGAAGAAACACAAGAATTATCAGAAGATAACCTTGTTGAAACAGTTCTAGCCCGCGTTACTGCACGTCTTATCTCTGAAGCAAAAAAAAAGAAAATGTCCGTTAAGGAAAAGATGAAGGCAAAGAAGGACAAAAAGAAGAAAGAAAAAAAAGAAGAGTTAGATGAAGCCACGGATGCAAAAGGTGGTGGTCCTCTCTTGAAACAAGGCAAGAATAAGCACGATACGTTTAAGGGTCATGCCGATATGAAGATGGGCAAGGGCGAAAAAGGTGGAAGTGGTGGTCACAAGATGGAAGACCTTCCGGCCAAGGCAGTACACTCCGTAACGCACGGTGGAAAGAATTTAGCAACGTTGGGCGGCAACAAGAAGAAGGTATAACAAATCATAGTATTATTTCCTAAGCTCACCGGCATCCCCGTAAAAAGGTGTGCCGGTGTTTTAGGTTTATAAGGAATGAAAATGCAAATCTCTAAAAAGCAATTAAAACAAATTATTTCCGAAGAAATGGAAACAGTATCTGAAGAAAAAGATCAATTAGATACTCTTCTAGAAGGATATGTGGCAGGATATGGTGTGACTAATGAAACAGTTTCAAAAGAAGCCCTAATGGACTTTTTGGAAGTTTTAGAAGAAACACAAATTCCAGTTAGTGCATTCCAAGCATTTGTTGATAACCTCCCAGAAAATATTTCTATTCCGCTTCTGAAAGAAGTAGTAGACAATAACAGCGAAGAATAAAAAGATAACAAATCTTATGAAAACCTGCTTACCTTCTGATAGAATGGGGTACAGCAGGTTTTTTATTTGAGGATACCCATGGAAATGTTAAGTTTTTTGTTTGGTGCATTCTGCTGTTCAATGTTGTTTAAACTAACCCAGAGAGTGGCAATCGCTTATAGCTTTAGAAGTATGGAATTAAAGTTTCTTTTGGGAGCTATGAGTTTAATTCAATACAAGCATCATGCGATAATGATATTAGAATTAACATATGCTGAAGCCGCCGAGAAAGATCCTAGCAAATTAGAAGAATGTAAAAAGATAGTAGCGAAAATTCATGAGAAATTTGATGGTTTTGGAGATTCATGGATTGAAAGCTTAATAGATAAGCTACCATATAAAACTGAATATACTGACTGGAAAACTGCACGAGTATATGTTGAGCAACTAATTAAGAAAGGCGATAACATTGAATAAGGTAAAAGAGCCAGTTTTATTCGGACATACGCTTAGAGAACTAAAAATGATCACTAAAACCAAGACGACCAAGCAAGAAAAGAAGCTTCCCGAAGGACAAGAAAAGCCACAGAGTTCAGAGCTAGAAAAACTATTAGATAGCCCATTGTTTCAGCTAGAACACGAACCTGCGGCTGCTATGCGCGTTATAGGTCTTTTTGGTGATGTTAACGAACAAACCTGTGCAGAGGTAATACAAAATCTATTAGTGTTAAGTAAACAAGGAGAAATACCAAAAAATGAACGTAAAGACAAATATACACATTCTCCTATTGAATTTTATCTTAATACGCATGGTGGATCTGCCGGTGATATGTTTGCGATTTATGATATGATGCGCGTTGCAAAAAAGAACTGTGAAGTCCAAACAATAGGCGTTGGAAAGATTATGAGTGCTGGTGTATTAATATTAGCAGCAGGTACAAAGGGTAAGCGTAAGATTGGTGCTAATGCCCGCGTGATGATTCATTCAGTCTTGGGTGGTAGCGAAGGACCGTTATTCAATCTTGAAAATGAAATGAATGAAATCCGTTTTGTACAAGAGAGATATACAAAGGCGTTAACGAAAGAAACAAACTTAACAGCTAAGTCAATGAAGGATTTGCTTGAGAAGCACGTCAATGTTTATTTATCAGCCGAAGAAGCAGTTAAATACGGTATTGCCGACGAGGTATTTTAATATGGCTGATTATAATAAGTTAATTGAAAACTTCTTTCATAAGAAAGAAAAGACATTTTCAGTAGACGAGCTAAATGAGTTAATCAAAGAATCTGTATTACTTGAAAAGGATTTTAATAGCAATGAACTATCAAAGTATTATGATGATTGGATTGAGAAAATTAAAAAAGGTGAGCCTTTCATAATAGATGGCCGTCCAAAAAAAATTCATCCAAATGTATTAAAGCTCTTAAGTCAATCAGGCAAGGATCCTAAAGAAATAGATAAAATATTTAAAGTTGGTACCAAATATATACCAAATATAGAAACAATTGATGGAGAAAAATATAGTCTTTCACAGGTGAGCAAGGACAGCTTTAAGAAAATACATAAGAGTGTTGGTGATGACCTATCCAAAGGCGCTTTGATGGACACCGGCTCAGAAAATTTTAAAGAAGGAATGGTTTGTTATTTTTATGGTTTAATGCGTGAAAAAACAGGAAATTCACTGATAGACACTGTATTACAAAAGTTTAATGATGAAACTAAGCAAAATAATATCTTAAAGCTGCCAGCACACCTCATGGAAAAGAGCCCACAACTTTATGGTCAATCTACGCGGGAAAATATTCCATTAGCAATAATGTTTTTAAATAATAATCAATTGGATAAAAAACAAAAAGAATTATTTTTAAATGCGATCTCCTGTGCGAGAGCAGTTTACCAATTGCGCCCCCCAAGCAAAAATACTGTCATTGATCGCGGTGGCTTATTTAATAAAGTCAGAGAAACTGCTAGCGTAATAACCGGTGGTGAAAAAGATAAGTGGAACCCATCAGATGTCTATCTATACGAAAAAGATTCTGTCTCTACAATAGAAAGTGTTTTAAAAAGTGCTAAAGAAAATAATGCTGTTGTCTCTGTATATGTTGAAGAAAAGCTTAAGAGCGCGGGAATAAATGAATTGTTTGGAGAAATGCAAAAAACAATTGTCGGTGTATCATTAAAACAAGAAGATGCACAACACGGAAAGGCTCTAGGAATTACTAAGTTTGCTTCTTCTATATTCCCAAACGAAAATATTCAACAATACAAGATTGATGATGAGTCTAAAAAAAGCATTAAAAACTTAGAGAGTGGCGTTGCCAAAGTGAATGAAAAAACTTTAAGCAAATGGTCAGGCAAACTAAAGGTTCAGAAGAAAAAAGCTTTCGATACACTTAAGAAATATCAGATAATGAATGTAACCACTGCCGAAAAGAAATTAGAAGAAAAAGTAAATCCAGAATTGCAAAATAAATTAAATGCTTCTGCTGATAGAACAATTAAAAAATATGAATGCTATAGATTTTTACAAACTTATCTAGAGCAATTTGAGAAAATAAAAAAGTTTTCTAAGGCGATGGAGAATGAAAAAAATCCATTATTAGCGTTAACCGCATATGCCGTTAGCATACACGGGTTCAACCCAACCTTTTATAAAGTACAAGGTTCTTCGACAGGCGAAGCAGGACATATTATAAAATTCAGTGGACAGGAACGTTTAAAGATGGGAGCCAATAAGGCAACGATAGAAGACTTTGATGACTATTCGGGATTCAAATTTAAGTTTGTAACAGAAATGGGTGTTGATGATAAAAGTAATCCAAAGCTTTATGAAACTTCACTCAATTTTAGATTTAAAGGTGGGACGCAATTAACAGTAGAGGTATACGAATTCAGTGAAAAATAAATTTACTAAATATCTTCTAGAGCAAATACAGCATGGTCTAGAAGAAGAATTAGCCAATCAAGAAAAGTTAATGTCTCACGTCAAGGACTTATTATCAGACGTTAAGGGTATCTCTGTTACAACTTCAAACAAAGGTGATATGGCACTTGTTGTTCGTGTAGACGACAAAGAAGATATAGATGCCACTAGAAAAAGCGTCAGGGCGGCACTCAAGGGTGAAGGAATGACCCTTGAAGACAAACTAGTTGCCAAATACGATCCAAGCATTGAATGCACTATAGCAGAATATAGCGATGGCTCTGGACGTGTTTATGTCGTTTATAAATATGATATTGGTTCACGCGAAGGTTTAGCATTAGAACACGTTATGCAGTTTTTGCTAACCAGAAAGATAACTGACGAGCTAAAGAATCGTCTTGATTTACCAGCAGAGGCAAGCAAAGAAGAAGTAAAGCAGAAATTAAAAGGCGACTTTGCTGATAGTTTAGACGTTGCATTAAAGGGTAAGAAACTAATTGAAAAACACATTGGTCAGGTAGTTAACGCAGAAAGCGTTGGCAGCGCAAACAATAAAGCAGACTTAATATTAACTACTCAAGATGGTAAAAAGGTTGGCCTATCTATTAAACTGGTTACCGAAGAAGGTCGTGGCGTCAGATTTACATATAACAAAAATCTTGGTTATGGGGACGAAACAGACGACAATCTTGTAAAAAATCCAAGTGGTAAACCTTGGTGGATAGTTGGCCGACAAATATTTGCAAGCAAGGTTGGACCACGCAAATATAATCCCGGCGTAGAAGATTATGAACCGCCAGCATGGATGGAAAAAGCTAAAGAAACCCATCCTGACTTATATAAAGAAGCGATGAGCGAAGTATATGAAAAAGTACGGGATATCTTGACAACCAACTTAAGACGACTTAAACTAAAAGAATTAGTAAGCATGGTTCAAGAGGCACAATTGGGCGGCGAAGAAGAACGTGAAGGATATGATAGCTTCTTTGTCTTAACAAGCACAAGCGATGGTGTTAAGTTAGAAGCTCAAGGTGGCGGAAAACCGGACATACAAAAGATTAAAGCCAGTGGCATGAACAAAACCGATCTTGTAAAACAAGAAGATAGTAATATAGTAATAGATATACCGGGGCTAGACCCACTAACGATACACAGTGTTAAATTTCATAGTAATATGTTGAGCGGCGACAAGCAGAATTTGAAAATAAAGACTAGGTAATTCACGCGCAGTCTACATTAGAAGAACAAATTAAAAGAACTTTAGGCTTATAAGAAAGGTGTGGTACAGAATTGAAGAAAGTATATGATAACGGACAATCACTAAATTCCAAGATTGTAGCCGGTGTAAATAAGCTAGCTGATGCAGTGAGTTGTACACTTGGTCCCAAGGGACGAAATGTTATTATTCATAGCAAGGGCAAGAACCCTGTAATCAGTAAGGATGGAATCACGGTAGCTAATGCAGTATTATTTGATGACCCGTTCGAAAATGCAGGAGCCCAAGTATTAAAGCAGGCTTCTTCCGTTACAGCCACTGAAGCTGGAGACGGAACCACCACGGCAACTGTCTTAGCAAGGGCAATAGTCAATCAAGCGCAGCGTTATATTATTGCTGGTGCTTCACCAACGGACTTAAAAAGAGGTATGGAAAAAGCCACAGCAAAGTTGGTTGAAGCTATAAAACTAGTAAGCAAGCCGGTAACAAGTCTTGCTGATGTAGAAAACATTGCAACGATATCAGCAAATGGTGATAATAAAATTGGCAAACTTATAGCAACAGCCGTTGATAAGGTTGGTAAAGATGGTGCTGTAACAATCGAAGAAGGCAAGTCGCTTGAGACTGTATTAGATATTGTTGAAGGTTTTCAATTTGACAGTGGTTTTATCTCAAGAGAGTTTATCAATGATGAGCGGCGAGGCTCTGTAAGACATGAAAACGCCCTTATATTAGTTACGGACCACAGCCTATCAAGTATCACAGAGATATTCCCGTTACTAGAGATAGTCCAACGTGAGAATAAGCCGTTTATTATAATTGGTGACCCGGTTGAAGGAGAGTTGTTAGCGGCACTCATACTCAATAATACACGCGGTAGTATGCGGATTGTTGCTTTAAAAGCTCCACGATATGGTGAGGAACGTAAAAACATCCTTAACGACTTAGCTCTTGCAACAGGCGCTACTTTCGTTTCTCGTGAAAGTGGCATGCTTATTAGTGAAGTGAAGCGTCAACACTTGGGAACCGTAAAAACAATTGACAGTTTAAAGATGTGGACAACAATTGTCGGCGGTGGTGGCAACTATGATGAAGTAGAAAAGCGTATTGAAGCCCTAAAAGCCGAGATTGCCAGCACTAGTGATTTAAGAGAGTGTGAACGCATACAGGAACGTATCAGCAGATTAGCCTCTGGAATCGCCATAGTTCGCGTAGGTGGATTAACGGAGGTAGATATGGTAGAACGTAAGCATCGTATTGAAGATGCCCTAGAAGCCGTTAAGAGCGCCCAGATAGAGGGTATCTTACCGGGAGGTGGAACTGCTTTACTGAAGTTATCTCGTGACTTGGACAAAGACGTGGAAGCAAGCAACCAAGATGAGAAGTTTGGTATTGAAATTGTTATGAAGGCTTGCGAAGAACCAGTCAGAAAACTATCAGAAAATGGTGGGTTAAAAGCTGATGTTATAATACACAATTTGTCAACAAAATCAGAAAGCTTCTGGGAAGGAATGAACTTCGCAACAGGAGAATATGTTAACATGGGAGACGCAGGAATAATAGACCCTGCCAAAGTAACGCGGTGTGCCTTACAAAATGCAGTTAGTGCAGCTTCTACCTTGCTGACTACCTCACATGCTATTATCGAAATATAAAACTAATTATTATATTACAGCCAATTTATTTGGCTATTTCATGTGGAGGTACTTCCGGTGGATTTTAAGGAACAAAAAGAGTTAATAGGAGAATTGTCGGACAGCATACACGAAATAAGAATAAACACAAAAATACTTGTGACCAAATTAGAACAAGTCAATATTAATATTGAGAAGCTAGAGGCGAGAGTGGAAGACCTACATGTTTCAAAATCAGAGCAAGAGAAACGTTTAACTATATTAGAGCAAGTTGTACCTGCTAACCTTATAGAAGATATGGCTTTAATAAAGCAAACACAATCAAACTTTACAAGGGTATTGTGGCTATTGGGTGGTGCGACTTTAACAGTAGTTCTAAATATGTTAATGGATCTATTAATAAAATAGTTTAACTACACCAAAGCCATGGTATAGTGAAGGAACGGATTGACTCCGTTCCTTTTTTTTGGAGAAAGAACCAATGAACGCAAAAATAACATTAACCGTACCAATGGAAAAAATTCCTAGAGAAGTTAATAGATTGCTAGATGATGTTGCTATGGAATTAGAAGACTTATTGTACACGACAAAAGAGTGTGCCAGCAGCGACGACATTCTTGGAAAGATTCAAGTCATTGACAACATTCGTAAAAGGTTAAGCTCTGTTGACTTCACCTATGAAGACTGTTACACTATACTTCTCGGATATGCAAAGTACGAAGCCCAGAAGAATCAACAGGGCACACAACAGGAGCAAAATAATGATAAACAGTCAAATGGATAATCCATTTGCAATAGGGGATTTAGTACATATTCCGAAGGGAGTCATGCTCTACGAAGCCGCTGCCGACTATGCAATACCAGAAAAAGCCGTTAGCGATGTGGCGGTCGGACTTATAATGAGAAAACAGCTTGGAGATTTTTATTCTGTTTCAATTGGGCAAAACGAATACTTAATTAAAAAAGAAGATATGACGCTTATCACCACGAAAGGAAAGCGATAATGTTTCTTAAACTTATTGAAGTTTATGAAGAGGTTATGCACCACGGCAAGGTTGAAGGACAAAAGTTTTATAGTATGCGTGATGTTGTGATTAATAAGCATTTCATTGCTTTCATGAGAGACGATGCAGTAATGTCGTCATATCTAAAGGATGGAAGATTGCCTGAAGTTTTAAATAAAGAACAGAAGTTCACCCGCATTTCAATTTCCCGTGGTAATATTGGTCAAGATATTGTAGTGATTGGAGATTTGGAACATATTTCAAATCTGTTTAGTCAAGAGCTTGATGGTAAAAGAAAGGCTTTGAAGGGATAAACTAATATGGCTCCTAGATTTTCTAAGACTGGTAAGCGTTTAGGTAGACCGCCAAAGAATCCACAGGCAGATACAACGGGAACCGTATTTAGTATTGATTCCCCTGCTGTAGCTGCCGAAAAGGCTGCCCCTGAACCGCTGCCGATACCGATTGTTGTAGACCACACCACGATGATTGAATGTGAATTCATGCCTATTCCTAAGTATGAAATTACAAATTACCAAGCTGGCGAAAAGAAGCTTGGCATTTATTCTACTTCTATGTATAAGATAGATGAATTTAAAAATGATCGGTGGGTAATCATTTCTTATCTTAAGGCGGATTTTGAGAAGCATCGGCTACTAGGGCTTACTAATCCGCAAATCTTGCAGAATTGCTTGAATTACTTAAACGCCGTTGAACCAAAAAAGAAATTTGCCAAGAAGGAAGCTACACCAAAGTATGGCAGACTTAAGCTTTTTAGAGAAGAAGCGAAGTTCATAAACAAGTTTGACCATGAAGTTGCAATATTTTTATTCACCACAGATGACAGAAAATGTGAATATTTCTGGGGTGAAGGAGAGAAGTATTACTAATGTCTAAAAAAACAACAGATGGCCAATATTATATTCTATCATTAAAAAGGTCATGGAGCCTTATGACTGATGCTGACAGAAGTATGCGTATGTTTTCTACCACTGTTAAAGAATTGGTAGAAAAAAATGATACTGATACTTGGCACAATACCCCAACTCCAGATTATATGGACGCATATCTTAATGCAAAAGTCTTAAAGGATTTTCTTCAAAAGCTCATTACCGAACCTGATGAAAAGGTTGCAGAATATTTAAAGAAAAATAAGCTTGAAGGTCTGTTGCTGACTAAAGAAGAATTGGCACTTTTGTCTGCTTTGATTAATAATTTTGAAGATGCAAAAGAATATATAAACAAGGTATATGGTTTCTCGACGATACTTAATTAAAATGGTCTGCCATATATTTTAACTGTAAATAAAAGTATGCTAGATTAGTGAGGAGAAGGTAGAAATACCTTCTCCTCTTTTGTTTTTATACTATTTATGTATTATGAAGATTAAGTTTAAGTTAAAAGAACGCGACATAAATATGGGTGGACAAATGGATCGTGGGCAACCCGACCGTATGGAAGCGCCTATGGAAGAACGCGAGAAACTTAAAGGTGGAGCAGGTGATAATCGCCCCGATTCTGCATTCGATCAAAAACAACTAGCTACCGGGATTGAAGATGAAACGGGCGAACACACGCCTGATAAGCAAATAGGCAAAGAAATTGCGAAAGACCATTTAACCAATGACCCGGATTATTATATTAAATTAAAGGCAGCCAGTCTAGATGAATATATGCAATTGCATGAAGAAGAAAAAAAGGCTGCTGTAATGATGGGCGAATTGATGAAACAGTTGGAAATACATTCCCATAAAATTTGGGTTTTCTTTGATACAGAGACAACTGGCATCGACCCTCATAGCAGACAGCTAACCGAAATAGCTGCTATGGCCGTTAAGCCTGATTTCTCAGGTGGCAATGCACAAACAATAAGCCAATACCATAAAAAAATAGAACTAACCCCTGAGACTAAAGCGGGGTTAGAAAAACCTTATACTCCAAAAAATGCCCGCGACAAATCTCCCAAAGAAATTTTACAAATGACCCAATACTTTACCAGTAAAGGGGAGAAGGTTGACGAAGCCTCGGCTTTAAAAGGTTTTATAGAATATATAAAAGGTCTTGAGAAGCAGGGTGAAGTAGTATTGTTGGCACACAACGCTCAGTTTGATCGTAAACATGTTTCAGTGCGCTCAGAAAAATATGGTCTGGAGAAACTAAATAATAAAACCATTGACACACTGGACTTAGTTTACGAATTCTTTTATCCATTGTTGATTGTTGCCGATAAAGAAAACCTATTGAGTAAATTGAAGTCGTCATATGGCAAAATTTCATTTACTATGGGCACTCTTACCAATGCACTTAACATTAATAATAAGGATTGGCATACAGCGATTGCAGATGTTACCGCACTTATAAGTGTAACACAACAGATTATTAATCGGCTACAACAAGAAAGAGGATTAGATGTTCGCGCAGGCTATGAGAAAGCTAAAAAAGCCCAACTTTCCAGAAATGCATTTTCAAAGAAGAAAACAACCGGTAAAAAATAATGGATAATTATAATCACGAACAGTTTATTGAATGGTTGAATTTGAATCATGAAACAAAAAAAGAAATTACTGAAGAACAAAATGGTTTGCTCATTGAAGCCAAATTAAGCAAATATTGGAAGCACCGAGCTAAAAACCGAGCTAAAAACACCGAGCGCCCATGGCCTAACAAGACGGATAGAAACTGGGCATTAGGCGAACAACAAAAAAGTCAAGCAATCAATGGCTCTATACAAAAACTATTTGAAAAAGAATTAGAAGATTCAGAAGAAATGGTAGATGATATTGCAGGCGTAATGCGTAAAATAAAATCTCAACGAAAACAATTAAAATTAAAGCGCGAAGCAGCTAAATTAATGAAACCGCAAGATAGAATGAAGAAAAAGAAATCTCTTTCTAAGCCCTACCCTCCTCATAAAAAAGGAGAAACGGTTAGTGGATATTATAAAAAAGCTGCTAAAAAACTCGGTGGAGCCGCCGCTGCCCCCGGCGAAACAATTGGTCCTTCCGCTGGTGCCCTCATGGAAGAACATAAGGAAAAGGTAAAATGAAAGTGACTAAAAAATATTTACGTGATCTAGTTTTAGAGTGTATAAATGACATGAGCTATGAACAGACTGTTAGCAATATGGCTAATGCCACTCCTAATGCACCTTTTCCTATGCAACAAATGGGTAACTCTATGAGCCTACCAGAAGAAGAAGGAAGAATGGCAAAAGGTAATTTATTTAAGATGGCCGAGGCTGCAACTATGTTACATAACATTATAGAGGATAATGAAAACCTTGAACCTTGGGTTGAAGAAAAGATTGCCGTAGCAACAGAAATGATAGGAAGTGTTGCAGATTATTTAAAGTATAATAAAGTAACAGGTAAAAAATAAAAGGACTTAATCTTGCAAGACATATTCAAAAAGTGGAGGGGCTTCCTTAATGAAAAGAAAGTTCTCAAAGAAATGCAATGGATTGACAGCACTTTCTTGCCCGAAAAGTTTATTGATGGCTTGCCAGAACGTGTAAAGAACAACATAGTATCACATGGTGTCCTAGACTTCGCTTTTGAAAGATATAAAGAGGTATTTCAAGATAGTCAGATGGGCACAGGACCGTTAAAGTTTTTTGTTCCATACGGTGAAGGCCAAGAACAGTTCTTTGATTTCTCTCATCCTGAAGAAGAAGCGGCAAGAGAACCCTCCGAAGAAGATAAAATACAGAGAGGCAAAACAATACCGGTCTTAAGAAAAGATTGGTATAATTCTTTTTTAACTCGCATAAAGCCCAATACAGTAAAAGAACAAAAAGATAAAGAAAAACGTAACCTCGCAATTGTTAAGACTCTTGCCGTATTTGACTTTGATGATACACTGTTTAAAAGTACAGAGGCATCAAAAAGACTTGGAACTGACTCTCATCTAAGTCCTGATTCGATACCAGATAAAGCCAAAGAGTCAGATTGGAATTTAGAAGTGGTATATAAAGCACAAGAGCTATGTTCTAATCCAAATATTTATTGTGTCATGATGACAGGCAGAATTGGAAATATATTTGAAGATAAGATAAATACTCTTTTGAATGATAAGAATATATTCTTTGCCGAAACCCATTTCAATGAATTCGGTGGCGATACTGTAGAATACAAAACAAAAACAATCTATAGAATAATCGACAAGCTTCCAAATGTCAAGCAATTAATTATGTGGGAAGACCAAGAAGATAAGGCAGAAGATTATACAGAAGAATTTACCGATAAGTTATCTTTTAATATTCATATGGTTGGTCAGGAAAAAGACAAATGAAATGCAAGGTTAAAATAAAGAAGTCTTTGAGAGAACAATCTATACCATCAATAGATAAATCTTCTCTTGCTATGCTAAAGTCTGACGGACAGCATGTTTTGTTTGATCCTAATAAGCTTATAGAATTTTGTGGTGCGCTCCCAAAGGACAATCCAGACTTCGACAAAGAAGACTTAATGAAAAATAATATAGCTATATCTTATATTGGAATCATTTCAAATAGCGAAGTGCAAGCTAGACATGGATGTGAGTGCATGGGCGCAGCAGAAAGAAACTACGCGGGTCTTAATCCCAGTTTTAAAGGCAGTAAGCTTGGCGAATATTTAGCCAGAGCAGTGTTTGCATTTTACCCAGAAGGGATAATGTCTGACAGAGGTTCAGTTAGTTTGTCTGCTCGCGCAATGGCTAAGAGATTAGCCAAACTTGCTGACATTAAAGTTATAAAAGATCCAGATACTGGTGAAACATTAGACAGTCTGGACAATGTTGAAGCTCCAAAGACAAAAAGTAAAAAAGATGATTGTCCCATTCATACCGATGAAGATGCGGAGATACTTAACAAAGTATATATATATAAAGATCCATCCATAGACACAGATGCACTTATACAAAAAGGCGAAGAAGCTTTGAAGAAAGCCTCTGCTGCCACTGATGATATGTGGAACGAAGATATGCTACGCGATGTATTGTTAGATGCCGGTATACTCTTATATTCCAGTCAAAGAACTTCACTTAATACTTAACAAGACCTTTTTCCTTTGCTATAAACAACTACTAGTTAGTTTTATTTTAAAAGGAGTATTATCTATGTGCATGATTTGTAAAGGTCTAGAGAGCGGCAAATTAGCTCCAGAAGATGCTCGTGAAAAGCTTGAAGAGTTTGTAGAATTAGATTTGTTAGATGAAGAACACCAAGAAATTGTCGAAGCTCATATTGCAGAGATAGAAGAAGAAGAATATTACTGGGCTTCAGCAAAAATCAGCACACGCAAATTTGAAGATTATGAAGACAACGATGAGGCGGTTAACGAAGCAGAATACAGCGATGATTATATTGCTGCCGAAGATGAACCATTTGAAGAAAGTTAATGAAAATTAAGATTAAAAACAAAAATATTAAGGAAGCAGGAAAGCCTAAGCAAATGAAAAAACTAGTTGTTCATATGACTATAAAGGGTTCAACATGATTGAGTTTGCAGACGTAATAGTAGATTTGGCGTATGGTGATAGCGGTAAAGGTAAAGTATGTCATCAGCTTTGTAAAAGCGGTGAATATACACATTGTATAAGGTTTCAAGGTTCGAATAACGCAGGCCACACAATATACCATGAAGGAAAGAAGATTGTAACTCATTCAATACCAACTGGTGTAGTGATGGGTATAAAGTCTATCATTGGCCCCGGTTGTGTTATGAATGTTAAACAGTTCTTTGATGAATTGAAAGAGCTGACTGAAGCGGGTGTTAAAACTGAAGGCTTGGTTTACATCGCTAAGAACGTACATATCATCACGGAAGAACATTTAGAGCAAGATAGAAAAGATGTTAAGATTGGCACCACTAAACGCGGCAACGGGCCAGCTTATGCTGATAAGTATTCAAGACAAGGGCTAAGAGCAGAACAAGTTGAAATACTTAAACCTTATCTGATAGACCTATATGAAGAATTATATTCTAGCAAAGACAAGCACCGCATTCTATTTGAAGGGGCTCAAGGCTTTGGTTTAGATATAGATTGGGGTGACTATCCTTATGTAACCAGTTCCTCATGTACAGTTGGAGCCGCTATTCTCAATGGAGTGCCACCTAGGAAAATCAGTAAAGTTTGGGGTGTTACTAAAATGTATGAAACCTACGTCGGTGGCAAAAAATATGAACCAGACGAGCCAATCTTCAAAAAGATTCGTGAATTAGGAAATGAGTACGGTGCAACCACGGGTCGCCCTCGTCAATGCAACTGGATAAATGTGTCACTCTTAAAAAAGGCTATTGATATCAATGGTGTAACCGATCTCGTGGTTAATAAGGTTGATATTCTTCGTAGCTTAGGAGTATGGAAAGCCTACGATAAAAAAGGAAGCTTGCTTTCCTTCAATAGTGAGAGTATGATGAAGGAGTGGATAGCAGAACAAGTCCCAGAAGTGAAAATCCACTGGTCAGAAAGTCCTAACAAAATATAAAAAATGAAAGCACATGTCTGGGAGTTGGAAGACATTGATTTTGGCCTGTATGGAATAGAGACATTCTATATATGCAATATCTGTGGCGCGGGTGGTGGACCATATCTTCATAACAAACGCAAACCATTTCCAGTGATTATTGGAGCAGCAAAGCCACTCCCAGAAGATTGTGATGTAGCAGCAGTACGTATACAAGTATATTGGGAGAAACACAGAGAGCACAAATATGGATCCCGAAAATTGAATAGAAGATAAAAAACAAAGTTGTATACCGCAGAACGAAGTAGGTGTATAGTAGAAATGTAGCCGAGTCGAAAGACTCCCCAACCAAAGGATAAAAAATGACTAACCGTACCCGTAATTCACGCAGCGTTTACAACGTAACCGAGAATGGTAACTACAAGCGTGAGCATGTACTTCGCCGTATCGGTATGGGTATCCGTCGCGGTGACACGCGCCACGGTGGTACGTCGGATGTGGTTTTGTGGAAGCCTACCGATGATAGTGGCCCTGCACGTCGATTCGTAATGACACTGGCTGAAGCTCGTGCTTTCCAGTCATTCCTTAGCAAAGAGTTGCAGTATCGCGCTCGCTGAATTAAAAGCGATAACAAAAATTGAATAGTTGAAAAACACATGCCCCCTAGCACAAGCTAGGGGGCATTTTCATATGGAGAACAAAATGACTGAAAAAAGTGAAAAGCAGCTAGGAGTAGAATTTCCAACCGTATTTGGTGAAAATTTGTTTTTTGAATGCGGTGATGGGTGGATTAAACTTATAACCGAGATAGCAAGCTTTATTTCTAACAAAACAAAGCATTGCCGTGCAGTACAAGTGAAGGAGAAATTTGGTGGACTGCGTTTCTATGTGGAATTTAGCTATGATGAGGGTGGTGTGTGTCTTGTTGATGAACAAACTATTACAGACATTTATCAGTTCATAACTGATACCGAAGAGAAGAGTGTGCGTATTTGTGAGACTTGTGGAGTAGAACTGACTAGTCTTAATAAGTGCCCGCAAAGCAAGCTTGGACACTGGATCCAGAATATCTGTCTTGATTGTGAGAAGAATTTAGTGTAAGAAAGATTGTATGCCCGACCAGAAAGATAAACATATCGGTAAATTAGTTATACGCTTTTCCACGGCATCAACATCAGAAACTCTTTTTGGGATAGTGGCACGTAGGAACAGGTACACACAAAGTCAGCTTCTTCCGAAGTTTTATAGCATAGCATGGTTCAACCCAGATGGAACCACGGAGTATCAACAATATCGTGAAAGTGATTTAAGGTACTTTTATAATTTGGTAACTAAAAAACTAAATGAAAAAGGCAATGAGAAAATCGAATTATAACGTTGGTGATTTGATCATGTCTCCTCAAGGTACACTTGGGATGATAATACATATAGGCACATTACTTTATTATAATATTGAGTGGTATGAACCCGGTATTGACGTAGCAAAAAATACGAGGTATGATGTCCATGGGGGACACCTCTCCAAATACAGGAAGAAATTTCTTTCATGGAAAAAGCGAAACAGCTAAAATCACCAGTTGGTCGTCTCGTTATGTCTGTCACTGGTGACTTGGGAATGATAAAATGTATTTCTAATGGTATGGGAGAACCCGGATTTTATGAATCCAGTGGACCATATCAAATTTATATAGTTGAATGGCTATATGATAATTCACAACATGAATTCGGGTTCAGAACCCATTATTCAGAAAATGAAATAAAGATCATGTTAAAACTGCTGTCAAAATATAAGAAAAATATTCGATTATGACGATTAAAAGAAAATATAATATAAAAGTCGGTCAGGCACTTATTAGTAGAGACAATCCACCAATTTTTGGTATGATAGTAGAAGGTCATGGCAGAAAAGACATGACAGATTGTTATCATGTTTGGCGTGTGGAATGGTGCCAAACAAACTTTAATCGAGAGCCAAAATCACTTTGGCATACAGATAGAGAAATCCAAGCTCTTATACCAGTATATTTGAGATATAAAAGGAATCTTAAGCTATGACAGACAAGTATATCGGCAAGATGGTGGCAAAACGATCATATTACTTTCCTCCCGTACAGTTGGGAATGATAATGAAAATATGTAATGTTTCATCAATATATCCTATGTACATAATAGAATGGACGATTTTTCAAGAAGAAACAAAACATCATGTAACCGAATTAACCAGTATGCTTCAACTATATGACGAATTTAAAAATGGAAAATTGTGGTATAGCGAACCCTGAAATTGGAGATTTGGTGATGTCACCTCTAGGAAGTCTTGGCATGGTTATAGAAATAGATGTACGGCGCGGCTACATTGGTCCTTTCGGGACCAAAATCGAATGGTACCATAAGCTCATAAGCTCAGAACGAGTATGTTATACTATGCCTACGATACATGCCTATCGAAGAAATTATTTATTGTGGAAAGCCCGAGAAGAATCCAATGGCTAGGGTCAAAAAAAGGTTTTTAGGAAAACTGATATTATCTGAAGACAAAAATTTGGGCATTATAACAGGGTTTGAACAGCTAGGATATCGAGTAGAGTGGTTAAGTAGACCTTCATCCATCGGCACGCAGGATACCCTACTTTTTTTTGGTGAAGTAGAAAAAATGATTCATAATCTTGAAGAGTATAGACACTATGCCAATGTATGATAAGGTAGTAGTCAAGGTGAAGATTGGCGACCTCGTGATGTCATCACAAAAAGTATTGGGATGTGTAGAAAAAATTACTGAAAGAGACGCATGTATACGATGGTGCTACGACGCTGAATGGAAAAAAAGATATAATACCTTTACATACGATTTAGAATGGGCTGCTGAAATGAGAGTGACCTTCATTGAACATAGAAAGAAGCATAAACTATGATATCATTAAAGATTGGTGATTTGTTGATGACAAGCGACGGTGACTGGCTCAGTTATATAGTGGCCATATCTGACATCGATGCTAGCATGATATATCTATGCAGCTACAAATATAAAGATATGATACTCCTAGATGAAAGAGTTCTTACTTATCCAATTGATTATGTATTAATGATGAGAACACATTACGAAGCTTTTAGAAAGACATTATGAAATTAATGCCGGGTATGTTAGTATTATCAGAAGAAGGAGACTTGGGAATAATTGAAGGTTATGATGTAATTGATACTGAGCGTGCCCTCGAAAGATATAATAAATATTCAATTAGTTGGTTATTTAATTTAACAGCTAAAAGCCATGTTAATGGAATAGCAGAGTTCGGTCTATTCAACAAACATTATTATTATACCTACTTGATAGAAGAATGGTTAAACAATTATGAAAAGGCAAGAGCAGAAGGAACGTTGATAAACAAAGTAGAAAACATGTTAAAGAAGGTCAAGTGAACACAAATCAACCAATCTTGCAAGAAGGTGAAATGGTATACAAGACCTTTGGGCCAATCAACAGACAAAAAACAAAAGCCTTCTTCCATACACATAGCTACATGAGCCCAAAAGAAGCTTGGATAAGTTATCATACATCACATATAGATGCATCGGCAGTAATAAAGAAAAAAAGCACTGGTGACTTATTCACTATATCAACAACCTATATAGGGTATGTACTAGGAGCTAGAGTAGGAGGTACCTACCCCGGTACCCCCCACTCATCCTCTACCCACCCCCTACCCCCTCGTAAAAAAGCGTGGCCCACAACAGACCCAAACCTGATAGGATATGTTATATCGTGGCAATCAAAAGAAAAACAGTTCAATCATTTTGAAGATGAATGGAGCTTAATCCCCCTTAAGGATATAGTTATATTAGATGCACAACAACTATATGAAGAATTAAGGGATGATTCCAGAGAAAAGCAAAAAGACAAGTGAACAGATACTGGATAGGATAGTGTATATAATATATATCTCTAGTATGATATTACTTGTTTTGTCTATTTGCTTTATAGATAGCAAACATAAGAAAGCAATGTCCTATATACCCAAAGGGTATAGCATAAAAGATGTGTGGTTTGGTGGTAGATAGATAGGTCATGTAGACTCTATGTCTCGATTAATAGGTTGGCTACTCATTTAACTGTATACAACAGCTTATAAGGTAGTGAAAAATTGAGGTTGGGAGGGAGGAAGTTACGCCCCCATCCGGGAATATTTTTCGTGTTATCAAGGGGTTACAAATATCCCTTATATATCAAGGGGTTACAGAAAGCCCTTATATAACAATATGTTACAAATATCCCTGCAAAATCAAGGGGTTACGCTCTTCATCCACAAACTACAGTACCACGGGAACATATACAGGGCTACAAGAAAGAATAATATGTATATCGATATTCAATAAGGCTGTCTACTGATAGAAGTATTAATAGCTCCTATAAGAAAGATTCAATTGACGTCTCGCTAGCGCCATGCTATAATAGGACCATGCGGGCGGCTGGCGTGCATTAATAGCTCTTATAGCGCGTGACCCTTCTAGTAGATTCTTTCACTGGATATCCCCAGCACCCTATGGTATACTATACTCGCGGGGTGTGGGAGTGACCTAGCCGCCAACTATCAAGTAAAACCTCTTATAGTATAGCATGTGACATTAGAACTGTTCATGCAAAAAGCTCTCGACGTACTGCCAGAAGGGGTGTATTCTGTCTTAAGTAACTAACCAAAGGAAAACACATGAACGTCAATGATGCCCGCGAAGTCGCTGCTGATGGTGAATTGTCAGAAGGAATCTTTAAGATTGGCGCTAAGTATTATATTCGCACTCCTACTTTGCACTATACTGGTACATTGAATTCTGTTACCGGAACAGTGTTTGTCTTTACTGATACCGCCACTGTTTACGAAAGCGGCACCTACAAGGAGTTTTTCTCAGGCAAAGGGAAAGATGTTCAGAAGCATGAAGGCGCTTTTGAAATGGTTATTGACCGAGGCGGCACTGCACTTATCCGCATGAAGTGACAATGAGAATTACTCGCTGCTTTATTTGGTCTAGGTCTGGGTCTTGGTCTGGGTCTGGGTCTGGGTCTTGGTCTGGGTCTAGGTCTGGGTCTAGGTCTGGGTCTGGGTCTGGGTCTGGGTCTGGGTCTTGGTCTTGGTCTAGGTCTGGGTCTAGGTCTGGGTCTTGGTCTGGGTCTGGTGAAACGTGAGAATTACTCGCTGCTTTATTTGGTCTGGGTCTTGGTCTGGGTCTTGGTCTAGGTCTGGGTCTAGGTCTGGGTCTTGGTCTGGGTCTTGGTCTGGGTCTTGGTCTGGGTCTTGGTCTAGGTCTGGGTCTAGGTCTGGGTCTTGGTCTAGGTCTGGGTCTGGGTCTTGGTCTAGGTCTTGGTCTTGGTCTTGGTCTGGGTCTAGGTCTTGGTCTGGTGAAACGTGAGAATTACTCGCTGCTTTATTTGGTCTAGGTCTAGGTCTGGGTCTTGGTCTTGGTCTTGGTCTGGGTCTTGGTCTGGGTCTGGTGAAACGTGAGAATTACTCGCTGCTTTATTTGGTCTGGGTCTGGGTCTGGGCTAAATGGATAAATTATCCACCATATCATAGCTAGCCGCCATGTCCTAGTAAAAAAGGCTAATAGGCACGAGGGCATCGATTAGAACTGTTCATGCAAAAAGATGTGGACGTGTGGGCAAGGTGGGTGTATTATAGGTATATCAGTAGGGGAACCGCGCAGTCAAGAAGGGAACGGGCTTATATCATGATGCGACATTGCAGATATTGTGGAGCTAAGGGTCATAACAGACGTACCTGCCACCTGCTCACGCCAGAACAAAAGGCTATTACCAAGCTGACCGCTAAGGTGCGTACCTGTAGTTACTGCGGGGACTCTGGTCATACCCGACCCACCTGTATTGTTCTCAAAGGCAACAAGATTAACTATATCAAGGAAAACGCCGCATTCAGAGCGCGAGTGCTTGATAATATGGCTGAGAATGGTTTAGGGGTTGGTTCATTGATTACCCTCTATGACAAATATTACAAGAACCTCGGTGGTGTAGTCCAAGACTTTGATACATTGGAAGGGTTGGCTTCTGACGACCTGTATCTACTTGAATCTATTAGCTGGGATGACATTCAATCAAAAAATTGTTATTCACGTCCGCTTATGGGACGTGGCCTTACCAGTAACAGTTCATACGGTTATTCATTCCGAGCGAACGCTGTCAACGCGAAGAATAAAGCAAATGAGGACCACGGTGTCAGAGTCTTGACGCGCCGCCCCGCAGACGAAATTCGCGCTAGCGTCCCTAAGAATTGGCTTGACGGTTCCAGCGGCATTGAAAATATCTTCAAGGGAAAGAGGTCGCGTAGAAGTTAAAAATAGATGTTGACGTAAAGCCGAACCTCCTGTAGTATCTATCCATAACTCGCTGAACACCGAGGTAACACACATGGCCGTTGACTTTAAGACCTTTCTCAAGATTGTTCCTTTCATCACTGCTGTCAAGAAGCCTGTACTGATTCGCGGTCGTCACGGTCTTGGTAAGAGTGAGACTGTCTATCAGTATGCGGCTTCTGTGGGCATGCGTGTTGTTGAGCGCCGCGCCTCGCAGATGACGGAAGGTGACCTTATTGGTTTGCCGTCTGTCGAGGGTAACTCGACCCGCTTCAATCCGCCTGACTGGTTTAAGGATTGCTGCGACCATGGGCGTGTGCTCTTTCTTGACGAGGTTGACCGTGCTACTCTTGAGGTCCGTCAGGGCATCTTTGAATTGACCGACTCGCGCAAGCTGAACGGTCACACTCTGCACCCTGATACTATCATCTTCGCCGCTGTCAATGGTGGTGCCCACGGCGCGCAGTATCAGGTTGGCGAAATGGACCCGGCAGAGCTTGACCGTTGGACCACCTTCGACCTTGAGCCTTCTGTCGAGGATTGGCTTGCTTGGGCGAAGACCAACTGCGATGGTATCATCTGGGATTTCATCAACCAGAATCGCGGGCACCTTGAGCACAAGGGAGAGTTTGAACCCAATAAGGTGTATCCTTCGCGCCGTAGCTGGGCGCGGTTCAACGAGTGCGTCACTGCTGCCGCCTTCCTTGGCAACGATGCAAAGGCTCACTTGTCTTCGACCTATGAGGTCGGGTGTGCTTTCCTTGGCTTTGAAGCTGCGGTTGCCTTCCGCGACTTCGTTGACAAGTATGAGCGTCAGGTGACTGTTGATGATATCTTTGAGGGTCGTCTTGAGAAGACTGCTCAGTGGGGCATCAACGACCACACTGGTATGGCTGACAAGCTTATCGCTTCTGGTCTGTTCAAGAATGAACTGCCCGATAACAAGCTGGCTGCTGTGTGCGCGTATGTGCTCACCATGCCTAGCGAAGTGTGCATGAAATTCTGGCGTCAGGTGTCTGGTGAGAACGTCAAGAACACGGTTCGCATTCATGACCGTCTGTCTGACCGTATCATTCAGATTCTGAATCCTAGCACTCCTGCCAAGAAGTGATAGCCTTTGAGCAGGGGAAGAACACACTCCCCTGCTTTTTGTTGTTTGTGCAATCATTTCATATAGCGCGGAGACTCAAAAGGAATGTCTACAGTAGAGGATAAATACAGAAAGAACATTGGTAAGCTTTTTATTATGAACGGTAGGAGATTTATAAGTGCCACAGGAGAGTTTGTAACGACTGAGATACTTGTAATGCCTGTTGATGTGAAAAAGATTAGTGGTTGGTGGCATTACCAAGTAGAGTATTTGAATCATCCAGAAGTAATGCGACATAACCAGAATGTATCTTCTAAGCTGTTTGATAAGCAGGCAATACCAGTGAGCGCGGCATCATATCATAACCAGCCGCCCATGTCAAGCGAAGAAGCTATGAAAAAGCGACGTCGGTGGGCAAGCCCAGTATAAGTACCTTTCATTGGACTTCCCTGCGTCTTCTGGCATAATAGGTCTATCACTCGCAGTAGGAGGTTCCACCAATGAGCAACGAAGTTACTGAATCCGTCATCGCTGAGTCGTTTGACCTTGACATTTACGTCTACAACCTTTTGCAGAGTGAGCCTTTCTTTGCAGAGATTTCTCGTCATGTCGAGAAGCGTTCCTCGACCAATCTGCCCACCGCTGGCGTTCGTATTACCAGCGAAGGTCATTTTGAAATGCTTTACAACCCTTCCTTCTTTCACAAGCTGACGCGAGAGCAGCGCGCAGGTGTTCTCAAGCATGAGTTTTATCATCTTGTCTTGGGTCACGTCACTGAGCGTATGCCAGAAGGCAAGATGACTAAGAAGTGGAATATTGCTGCCGACCTTGCAATTAATAGCTTTATTGCCTCTGAGCTTCCTGCTATTGCTTGTGTGCCGGGTGTTGGTCCATTCGCTGATTATCCTCTCTATGAGAGCGCCGAATGGTATTACAACAAGCTGACCGATGACAACAAGAGCAAGGGAGACAAGGACAAGGGCAAAGGTGAGCCGGGTGAAGATGGTGAAGGCGAGGGTGACTCGTTTGACGACCATAGTGGTTGGGGTGAGAATGCTGAGAAGTTGGACCCTACCTTGCGTGAAATGGCAAAGGAACGCCTGCGTGAAATGATGCGTGACGCGGCAGACCAAGCCAACAAGTCTTCGCAAGGTTGGGGTACTGTGTCCCAGAGTGTCCGCAAGGATATCATGGACAGGATTAGCGGCAAGATTGATTGGCGTTCTGTCCTGCGCTATTTCATCAAGACTTCGCAGCGGTCTGCGAAGACCTCGACTGTCAAGCGTATCAATAAGCGGTATGCTTATATTCATCCGGGTAAGAAGGTTCTCCGTCATGCTAAGATTGCTATTAGCATCGACCAGTCTGGCTCTGTGTCTGACCAGATGCTTGAGTCTTTCTTCTCTGAGTTGAATAACCTTGCAAAGATTGCAACGTTCACTGTTATTCCTTTCGATACTGAGGTCGCTAAGGAGCTTGTCTACACTTGGAAGAAGGGTATGAATAAGAAGAAAGAGCGTGTCAAGCATGGCGGTACTGACTTCAATGCTCCGACTAAGTATGTCAATGAGCAGTCGTTTGACGGTCATATTGTCTTGACTGATATGCAGGCTGAGAAACCTGTCAGCAGCAAGTGTCAGCGTATGTGGATGACTACAAGGGATTGCCTGAATGGTATGCCTTTCAAGACCCATGAGCGCGTGATTGCTGTTGATTAAATAGTATAGGTTGGAAGGGCGGTAATGATAGACGCCCTTCCTGATATATGTATGATCTGCGGCGGCTGGATATGATACGTGGAAGACAAATCCCCTATTATATCATATCCAGCTGCCGGGTCAAGTGAAAAGAACTAATAGTGGGGCAGAAGGGCATAAGAAAGAATCATTCGACTTAACCCATCGTTGTGGTAATATGGTTTTCATGGACGCGAAAGACAAAAAGACAAAGACTTCAGCCACAGCGAGGGAATATGGTAAGCGAGTGGGCATGTTGCATTGGCATAAATATGCTGTTTGGGATAATACATTAGAACGGTATGTTCCAGAATATGCCATTTCAATGATTACTGGTATCTATCGCGGTGGCAGAATTTATCGTTATCGCTTGATGCTTGTTTGTGCAGATAGAGAAAAAGTGCGTATGCGTTGTACCGGATGGAGCAGCGAAGGCACCAAGAATATACCATGTCAAGGCTTTTTGCATAGACCCGTTGACCTTAGTGGAAAAGAGCCGGAATAGAAAAAAAGATGTTGACGTAAGGCAGAAAGTAGAATAGTATGGATATCAGAAGTCGAGGCGAAGTAGGAAGTTCAACCCCCAACCAAACGCTGTTCACTCCATCTAAGGACACAAACAATATGACTACCGCTACTAACACTGTTGTTGCCGTTTCCAAGTCGGACGTTCTCGCTGCGGTTTCTGTCTTCGTTGCTGATAACAAGCGTCCCTGCCCGTCGCATTTCCTCACCGAGAAGTTCGGCATTGATGTGCTTGATGTGGTTGACGAGTTGAAGGGGTCGGGTGTGTTGCTTGGCCTTCGCGGGCGCAACGGTGGTCTTGCCCTGCCGGGTTCGGATATCGTCTTGAAGCGGTCTGAGCACGCGGCGAAGAAGGCGAAGGCGGCAGTTGAGGTTGGCGCTGCTGAACAAATCGAGTCAGCGGAGCAGGCTGTTAGTTCCGTTGCCTGATGATGGAGCAGCGATAGTGACAGAAGCGGGCTGCTCCCAACTGACACCCGCTTCTGTCTTTAGTTTCGGCAACACTTACAAGGAAAACAATATGAGTTTGTGGAGGTGCAGCAATTGTGACAAGGCAGGTCTTGAAGATGATTTTGTCTTTGTTCCAATCGATGAGTTGCATGAAACGATTTTCTGTTTTGAGTGTGCCCCAGATACAGCGATGAAACAGATTTGGCATACAGACGAATTCCAAGACAACCCCAATGACTCCAACCGAGAAAAAGTATAGAAAGTATATTGGTTGCTTGTTCTGGTCGGTGAGAAGAAACGACTTAGTATATATAACTAGTTTATGGAGAACTGGCAAATCTTGGATGATGGACGTAGAATATTGTAATCAACGACTCACTAGTAAAACAAGTCGGCAAATGACTGGTACCAGAATATTGACTCTTATACGTCAGGGGCGTTGGATACCAGCCACCGAGTATATTAAGTCTGTACCCAAATAGTTGTTGACGACTAACGACTTCCCTGCTAGTATCAGTGTATGACCTCGACATGGAGAATGAACTGCATGAACGTCCACCGCTATAACACCCCAGTAGAAAAGGTGGCAGACGCAACCATTCCGGCACGCATTGATATTCTGCTTAGTAATGGTCTTATCAACGATTGGGAAAAGAACTTTCTCACCTCTATCAAAGAAGGATTCCAGAAGTATAAGAGCTTGACCAAAGGGCAATATGATACCATGCTCAAGGTCGAGCAGCGATATGATGGTGCCGCAATTGCTGCGCGTGATAGTTGGTTGGCTGCTTGGAATCATGAGCTTGCTACCAATTGGAAGACTCTTACCGAGTATTATTCAACTACTCCTTATTATGGCTATGCCATTAGGAAAGCGAAGGATCCCAAATATATTCCCACAGAGGCTGAATATAAGTCTGTGTGTGAAAACAAGTATGCAGTAAAATATATCAATCAGCATAAGGTTGCTGCTAAGTATAAGAGGGGACAGCTTGTTGTATACAAGAAACATGGTTGTTACTTCCTGTCAACTGTTGTTGAAGTAGGCATGCCCGCTAGTTGGGCAAAGGGCAGCAGGTGTTACACAATCAACATTGTTGGAGAAGCAGAGCTTCAGAATGTTGCTGAAAGTGAGTTGCTGTTTTATCGTGACAGCATCGTTAACAAGCTGGCGACGACCGGCTAAGCGCCGCCTTTTTAGTTGCATGACCCGGCAGCACCGTGCTGCCGTTTAGAGCGGGTATAAAAAAAAATATCAAAAAAGAAGTAGACAACACTAGATATTGGTGCTATACTAGCCGCCTGTACAGTTGCTTTACACAAAAGAATAGAAAAAGAAAGTGAAGAAAGTGGTAGACGTAGAAGCGAAACGGGTGTAGTATTGATGAAGAAGCAGTGAGTAGCAAGAAACAAAACGGCTCGGGCGTTGGACGCGGGGGAGACTTATAATTTCCTTACCCTAGATTGGGGTCCAGACTAGGTTCGATCCCTAGCGAGCCGATAATTAAATATTAACGCAGGGTAGAACAATCCGGTAGTTCAGGAGGCTCATAATCTCCCCGTTGTGGGTTCAAATCCCACCCCTGCAAATGTTGTATGGATCCTTAGCTCAATTGGCAGAGCAACTGACTTTTAATCAGTAGGTTGTGGGTTCGATTCCCACAGGTTCCACAGTATAGCTTGTTCTTTGACAACTTGAAAACTGAATAGATTAAAAAAACATCTTATAATGGGAGTGATGTTCTACTGGACTGAACATCAGGCTGTAAACCTGACGTGCCTAATAAGCATAAGGGGGTTCGATTCCCTTCACTCCCACTAATAAGCGGTGCCGATCACACCCACCTTAGAAAGCTGGTAAGGTGTCCTGAATACATGAACCTTGTTGTCTTGAGAGCGCCCGACCGCATGGTCACCGCGCGCTTGAGTGACGAGGTTATCGCAGGATATGCTAGTCCAGTTTTCAGGTCATTTTTGTTGTTGTATTCCCAAGTACCTTAACGGTAAAGGACAAAGCTGTTAACTTTGAATATGTAAGTTCGAATCTTACCTTGGGAGCATTAAGTGTTTGATAATATAGGGGATTAGCGAAGCCTGATATCGCGTTCGCTTTGGGAGCGAAAGATCGTGGGTTTGAATCCCACATCCCCTACCATTTTTAGCAGTATAAACCGAAGATGTGAACGGTATTAGAAACGACTAAGGGGGAGTAGCTTAAAAGATAGAGCGGCACTGCATTAGTTGGAGTGATGGCCGAGGGGCTTAAGGCACAGGTTTGCTAAATCTGCATACTAGAAATAGTATCGGTGGTTCAAATCCACCTCACTCCGTTATGGACAATACGGTTTTGGGTTGTAAGCTTATGTGGTGAAGCAATCGGCTCTTAATCGATAGAACTGGGTTCGATTCCCAGACAACCCATATGATTGGAACAATGTTGTTTGATGTATTCTCTGGTAAAGTTGGCATGGTCATTAGAAAACACAATTGGAACAACAGTAATGATTACGAACATGATGATTGGGACATAGAGTGGAATACCGGAAGAATTGTTTATATGACCCAGCGGAGCATGCAGTTGTACATCAATGATTATCAAAAGCTGAAAAAGAGAATTGGCCCTATAGTTTAATGGTAGAACAAAGCCCTTTCAAGGCTTGAACAGCGGATCGATACCGCTTAGGGTCACTAAATGCATCCGTATGCCGCTCGCCTTCTAAGCGAGAGAAAGCTAATTGGACCCATGCAGGTTCGACCCCTGCCGGATGCGCTTGACGGTAGCTACAATCGATGATAGGATGAGTCTATGGCGATTCATTATGTTGGCGACCTGATGATGACGCACTACGGCGAGACGGGCATCCTCACAGATGTCAAGGAAGACTGTGGAATATGGGTATACACTATAGAATGGAACGATGGGCAAGTCATAAGGAACTATCGTTGTAGTAATATTGAATTGTTCAAGGAAAACATCTTGAATCTTCTTGCGAGGGACACAGATGAAAAAGAGTGTTCACTCAGTCGGTGATTTGGTTGGACGCCCAAACCCTAAAGGAAACATGGCAAATAACCAATACGTCGGCAGGCTGCTTTATGATGAGCGTTGGGGGTTTGGGATAGTAACAATAAGAAAGGCTAACAGCTTTATTGTTTGGTGGTACAATAGCCGCCTCGGACGGCACGCTTTTTATACTGCCGATGGGAATGATTGGAATGGAGAAGTGGATAAATACTACGTCTGTCAATATGATGCAAGGAAGTTGTTGTGATGAAATCAGTACGCCCTTATAGCACAGCGGTAGTGCAACGGTTTTGTAAACCGTAGGTCGGGGGTTCGAATCTCTCTGAGGGCACAAATAGTTGTAGACGTAGAATCAAAAGCAGTGTAGAATGAGTAGAGACAGAGAAGGCAGCGTAGCCCAAAGGCAGGAGGCAGGAGACTTAAAATCTCTACAGTGCGGGTTCGAATCCCGCCGCTGCTACAAATATGACAATTAAGCATCTTTCCATGGAACAACTGGAACACCTCATATATATAAGGATTAATCGATTAAGAAACATGGGCAAGTAGGAAAACGGTAAATCTAGCGCACTCAAAATGCGCCGCGCAAGCATTGTGGGTTCAATTCCCACCTTGCCCACAAGTGTATATGCGGAATTAACTCAGATGCCATAAAAAAGACGATAGGCGCAAAAGATAGGCGATGCTAGTGTAACGGTAACACATCATCCTTCCAAGTTGATATTATCGGTTCGAAACCGATGCATCGCTCACGTAACATGCTGTATGGGAATCACAGGTCTGGTGAATGAGGGTGGATAATTGGAGTGCAAAGCTCCGAGTAGATTCCGAGTAACGCCCTTATAGCAGGGTTCAATTCCCCGCCATGTTACGGTAGTATAGAGGCATAGCTCAATTGGTAGAGCGCCAGACTTTGAATCTGGATGTTCTAGGTTCAAGCCCTAGTGCCTCTGCTTTTTTCTTGACTTCCGCCAGAGGCATGCTACTATCGGTTCTATGCATAAGACTTCGACTGTTGATGAAGAAGCGGGCAAACAAGTCACCCTTGGCATGCTTATCAGAAATCATTATGGAGATATTGGAATGGTCATTCAACCAAACTCCTATGATTTCAAAGGCAGCCACAACGTTCATTGGATTACAGGCTGTCCACCGCCACTCGCCGTGGAAAGCATTGGTACCGTCTTTAATACCCGCATCATGGTTTACCGAAAAAACTACCTTGACTTTCGGGCAGAACTAGAATAGTATGTAACTAACCCTGAAGGAGAAAGCTTTGAAAACCTGCTTGAAGTGTGGTAGCTCGATTCCGTTTAGTGCTTATATCTGTCCCTTCTGTACTCGACCCCTAGGTGCTAGCACAAGCGATACAGGTTCAGGCGGTAATGGCCTGCTCTTACTTCCCCTGATGATGCTCATCTACTGTCTTGGAAGAGGACTTGGCTGTATTAGTCCTCCGTAATCTGTACCAATTGGACGTGGAGAGATAAAGCTATGTCAGGGAAGCGAGCAATTAAAAAAGGTGACCTCGTTAAGATTCTAACGTTAAGCAGACTAGATGAGTGCATTGACTATGTTGCTACAGTGTTGCAGTGCAGATACAAGGTAGATGCATATCTTATTCTTCCAGCTAATAGCCCATTCACTACCGCACCGTATTGGTTGGCCGGTACCAATCTTAAGGTACTAGGAGGGCACAGTAGGTAACGCCCTTCCAGTGTGGGAGGGGGGGGTCATGAAAAACTGTAACTCTATTAATATAGGTATAGCCAGCCGCCTTATAGTATATAAGGCGGTATTTTGTTGTTTATATATGTAATATTCCCCCCTTCGGGGGCTGGGAATCCTGTTGACACTGTGGTACTACCGTGCTAGGGTAGGGGTGGGCGTGCGCGCACACATGAGGGCATATGCAAGAAGTATTAAAGAAATACATTGGCAAACTGTTTTATAAGCATCGCCTCATCGATGTTCTTGGGCAACCCCGGTGGCCCTTGTATATGATTATCGGTATGCAACCGAGTGCCACTCTTGGGGAACATAGATTTTATTTTATATATCACTCGCTCACAAATGGATCGACCCATTACACCATAGCTGATGACCTTTGGTTGCAAGGAGTTACTTTCCTGTGAGTGACGAACAAGACGGCGACGAACAAGACGAAGCCTTCTACCGGAAGTACATTGGGAGGCTTTGTTATGACTCCAGCTTGGGAGAGTCAGAGGAAGCGATAGCGGTATCACTCACACTAATCACTGATGTATTTAAAAACGTATATGCTAACAGATGGAAGTATCTGACATATGATATTAAGCACGATACAGTACAAACGTCATCATGCGTGTTATTCCACAGTGACTGTGGTGCCGTTGTCTGGCTCTGACCTTGACTGTCATTGTAGCACGACTTTACAGAAAGGTCAACGGAATCCTTTTGTCAAGAGTCTTTACCTATTAGCTGCTCTTATGCTAGCCGCCCCAACATTAGATTCATTCATGCAAAAAAAGCTAGACCTGTGGGCGTGTAGGGTGTAGTATGTGTGAAGTCGATAGGGAAACAAACAGACCCACACCAAAGGAAAAAACCATGACCGCCTATAACCTCAAATGGACCGAAGGCAACGCGAAGCTTGTTAAGACTGGTGGTGAAACTCTGCGCGTACTGGGCTACGGAATTCCGGCAGACTTCAAGATTGACGGGGTGGGTAATACTTGCCCCGGTGCTGGCGCTTGCCGAGGTGTCTGCTACGCTAAGCAAGGTCGTTACGGTATGGCAAGCGTCTTCAATGCGCGAAACCATAATCTTAATCTCTTTCTCACCGTGGGGGCGATGGGTTTCGTTGGCATGGCAATTGAAGACCTCTTGAAGCTTGGCAAGCGGTATAATGTTGTCCGTATCCATGACTCTGGCGATTTCTTCTCACAAGACTACTTGAACGCATGGAAGGCTATTGCCCTTTTCACTCCTAATGTAACCTTTTATGCCTACACTAAGAGTTTGCACCTTGACATTGAAACTGACCGACCTGCAAATCTCCGCATCGTGCAATCGCTTGGTGGAAAGTTTGACGATAAGGTTAACCTGACTCAATCTCACGCGCGCATCTTTGCGACTGACAGTGACCGCATCAGCGCAGGCTACGAAGACGGAAACGTTAGCGATATGCCTGCAATCGAAGGTGTTGTTAATATCGGTCTGGTTTATCACGGCGTCAAGAAAATGACTCCCGCTCAGAAGGATTATTTCGCGTGACGTCTTGAAAACACTCTCTGAGATACTTGGGACTAACAAAGGAAAACAAATAAAATGAATGAATCAAAAGTTTATATTAATGTTCCTCATAGACCATGGAGTGAAAGCGAAATCAAAGAAATTTCCGCGTTGATTAAAACATATGTCACCTTGAATCCAGAAGCTACACAAATTCAAATCAACGAAGGTATTAATATTCTTTCTGAGATGTACGATGCGGCATTGAAGCTGCGCTATGGGGTGACATAAGAAAAGATATGGTGACGAGCGGTCTGGGGTGACCCAGCCGCGCTTTCGCGCGGCTGGCACTATTATATCAGGTCCACAAAAGAATATCCAGTGAAAGAATCTACTAGGTGGACGGGGGGAACGTTAGAACGTTTCATGAAGAAAAAGCTGGTCATAACAGCATGGCCATGAGATACTACCTCACATGAACGACACGACCGAGACGGATTGCAAGCGCCACACTAAGTTTGACGGCAGTTACTGGGTGAACGACGCTCGCGGGATTCCCGTCGCGCGAGTGTGCGGAAAGTGCAAGGCGATGCGTTTGGCGAAGTACCGCCCCGACATCTTTGTAAACTCGGATTACAGCACCGATGGTGAGCGCATCGAATCAGACTACTGAAGAGTATAAGAATCATTCATGCTGAAAGATGTAGACGTAAAGTCATTCCCGTGAGATAATAGCCCACATGAACGACACCGCTTACGACTGCATTTGCTCCCGCTGCATTGACGAACCCGCGACCCTCCTGATTGAGCACGAAGGCTTCGGCGCGCCGGTTTGCAAGGCGTGTCGCGACGACGAAGACCGTCACGAGATTGCCGCGATGTTCTCACGGGACGAACAGTGAGCAGACCAAAGAACATCAAAGCCAGCATGCCTTCACCCCGCCGCCGAAACGGCAACGCTATTGCAGCGATTGCCCGAAAGGGTGCCGGGGCGCACAAAGTAGCAAAAAAAGACGTTGTGACTGAAGCTGATTGGGAAGCTGCTGATTACTCGAAATATGGAAAGGGTATTGACATGAGTTTAACTCTTCAAGAATTCCGCAATGAACATTGTATCGAGAATGGTTCCGAAATGATGACCGCTCTTGAGCAATGGGCTACCGATGACGCTGTGCCTGCACTCTGCAAGGATGGGTGTCAGGTTGAACCTGACGGTCACTGTGAGCATGGGTGCCCGTCGATTCTTGTCCGCATGGGGGTGATTTAATAATGGAAACTATCATTTTCTATTCAATCTTCGCTGCCACCACTTTCTTTTTCAGCTATATGATTGTTGACCTTTTCGAGCAGGTGTGAATATGGACGTTCTCTTTTTGATTGTGTTTTTTCCCGTATTCGGTTTGCTAATCTTCACCCTCTGTACAGAAGGAAGCGGGTAAGTCTTGCGTGGTCTGGGGTGACCCAGCCGCGCTTTCGCGCGGCTGGCACTATTATATCACACCTAAAAAAGAATATCTACTGTTTTATTCTAATGGGCGGTGGGTCCACTAGTAAAACCTTTCATACAGAAAAGCGTAGACGTCTAGACCTCCCTCATGTATAATAGGCCACATGAACGACACGACTTATCAGGGATGGGCGAATTATGAAACGTGGAACGTCGCGCTCTATATTCAGAACGAGGAGGGTCTTTACCGACTCGCAAGGTCGTTTCGGAACCGTAGGAATCCCTACAACGACTTTCGTTACGCCATGTGGGAAATGTGTGGGGCAACGAAGACCCCAGACGATGTTTCTTATGCTGACGAGACGCTTGATTGTGATGAGCTTGACCAAATGATTGCCGACCTGTAAAAACCTCTTACAAATTCAGGAGAAAAAAATGTCCATTGAAGCTTTTGGTAATGGTGGCGTTATCATGACCGGAAACGGCATTGAGGTTTATCGTCTCGCCTCGCTGTTGCAGGGTCTGAAAATGCAGGCGCACGGTATGCGAATGTCAAGCAAAATTCCACAGGCGACGACAATTGCCCGTAAGCAATACGGTATGAAGGGCAACCTCGAAAAGATTACCGCTCAGGTGGAAAAGCTGCTCGCTGAGACAAAGGCCAAGACCGCTTATGTGGAAGATTTGACCCGCTAATAAATGCGCGTGGGTACCAGCTAATAACAGTGGCTACCCAGCCGCGCTTTCGCGCGGCTGGCACCATTATATCACACCCGAAAACTAATATCCAGTGAAAGAATCTACTGGCGGGGTGGGGCAAGTATCAGATTCTTTCATGCTGAAAGATGTAGACGTAGGGACTGAGCGGGTGTATTATGTGTCTCATGGATACGACGAGCAGAGCGAAGACGATGCGCGGTTATCTCAAGTCTGACCGCAAGTGGCTCGTGGTGAAGGCTTCCACCGTCCGTTTCCTCAAGCGCGAAATCACCCGCATGAACCGCCGCGCGAACAAGTCCACCTCGAATCAGGAGAGCTAATATGTCGATGGCCGATGGCGCATATATTGCGACGATGGAAAGTCAGCTTACAAAGTGCAAGGAAATGCTGGCTGCGACAATCGAACACCTTGATAACAACCCGCCCGAGTTTCATGATATGGCGAACCGCTATTATCGCGAGCGTGTCAATCGGGAGCATGGCGCTCTCATGGATAAGCTGCTGGCGTTGTTGGCCGAACTGGAATAAGAATCATTCATCGAAATAGTTGTTGCCGTAAACCCTCTGCCATGAGATACTACTTCACATGAACGACACCAACGCGACGAATTCCACGAAGAAGATGCTCACCCGTGACCCGCTGCTCACCGCGTTCCTCGAAATTGAGTGCCGCACTGCAACGCACTGCGTCGATGCTGTGGACGACGAAGGTGAACCGTTCCGCATCTGGGCCATGTCGAAGATTCACGCCAAGGACATTGCCTCGGCGCTCCCGAAGTTCAATCTCACTGTCACCAAGATTCAGGAGGCGTAATTATGAAGCCCCGCACTATGAAGCGTCTGGATGGGTCGCAGTCCGTTGAGGTGTATGGGTGGCTTATGACCCGGAACCGTTGGGAGTATTTCCTGCTTGATAATAAACGCGAGTCGGATATTCGCTTTGCTCTTGTTGACGGATATGAACAGGAAGCGGGCGACATCTCGCGAGCGGAAATCGCTCCCTATGTCATCATGTCAGCCGCACCGACTGACCTCATGGATATGCTTCCCGCTCGTGGTTGGACGTGGGTAGACTGAAAGGAAAAGATGCAAGCGCAAAACATCTTGACGGGTGAGGTGGTGACGGGCGAGGTGATGGGCAGACTGTTTGTCCATGAGAAAGATATTTACACCGGAGAGTCTGACGTGTACGAAATTGGCGAGGAAGTTAACGTGGTGACTGAGGAGAACGAAGACATGGAATTCCCAACTGAGCTTGACAATGCTTTCAGTGATGCCGACCTCGCCGCCCGTGAAGGCATCGCGGAGGACATTCAGGAAGCGGAGGAAGCTGCCGCCGTTGCTGTTAACTTCGCAACCTTTCTTGAGGCAACTCAGGAATATGTGGACCTCGTTAACCGTGCAATGGAAGCATATGCAACGGCAGAGCGTGACCGCGACCATGTTACCGCGATGCTTGATATGAACGAGGCGTGATTGACAAAATGATTCGGCACGAAATAAATAAAGTCAAGCTGACCCTCTCAAGGTTGAACGGCATGTGGTCGTTCACTGGTGAGGAGTTGGATTGGCGTGTCGAGTTCTTTCTTAAGGTAGACGCTCCCAGAGAATGGGAAGCCTTGCTGTTAGCTGTGCGCGCATATGGTTGCCTCGCTGCGCGTGTTGGGGAAGTGGTGGAGTTACACGGTGAACCACCTGCCGAATGGAGCAGGCTGTTTAAGGATGCGGGTCAAGCATTGATGTTTAACCTGCCCGAATGTTTGCATGCATATGACATGAAACTGTTTAATAAAGAGTGCAGTGAGACTTTCATGCTTGGCTATAGGGGTGCCCCCCTCCCCTCCCTCCCCGTATAGGGGGGGATATGGCCGGAATGTATGTCTGGTAACCGGCTGATATTGCTGGGGAAACGGGCTAGGGTCACCCGCCAACCCCAGATAAAAATCCGAAATTTCACTTCTTGCTACCCATTTCAAAATGGTGTACAATTGGGCACGGAGAAAAAATTTCCCAAAAAAATTTATGACAATTTCCTTTGAAGACATCAAAGTTGGCGACCTCGTGATGCTTGTTAACATAGACCAATCGACAATGATTGGTGCAGTGATGCGAATATTCACCAACGAAGCCGAAGTGCTTTGGTTAAACCCACACAATGATAATAATGCATTGGTGGATACCATGATATACGATGACAACCTCATATTAATACTCCGTAACGCATATTTGGATTACAGAAACGAGAACAGTATATGAACGCGAAGTTATCGATTGGCGACCTGCTGTTTGTGAAAATAAAACCCTATCCCAATACTTCACCACGCGGTGCTCCTTGGCCCGATGACCGCGATGAGTTTCCCGATCCCGACGATTATGATGAAGATGAATCGGAAATTCAACAATACAATGTTGGTTGGATTGTGGACGTGAATGCGACACCACCCGGTTATATGATTGAGCAATTCAAAACCATTGAAAAGATTTGGTATGCGGTTGAATGGAACAATATTCCAAACCAAACTTTTTTCTACAAATATAGAACACTGAGTGGCTGGCGTGACATCTACTTGATGATTAAAAAGCAAATCAAATGAAAAAGAAATATACAAATTTGGAAGTTGGTGACCTGTTGATTGAACGCGAGTGGACAAAAGCCCATAACGACGGTGTGCCATTTTTTTCGCTTGCAATGATTGTTGGAGTGCATGGAGTTGTAGAAGGGGATAAATATTATGTTATAGAATGGCTTAATACAGAAAAAAATTTTCCGTTTCTTGAGAGATATGGGAGTTATGGAGAAGTGGATGTAACAGAGTGGCGCTTGCACTACCTCGCGCACCGTGGTAACATGGGTCTATGAAACCTCCACAGTATAGCGTTGGCGATCTGTTATGGAGCACTTTTGGAGTCGAAGGTTGCCGTCTTGCCATGGTAATCATGGTGTCTTATCATCCGGTCGAGCGCCACCCCCACTCATTTATCTATGATATAGAGTGGTTAAATATATTCAGTCCCAACGGGGAAAAGATGGTGGGTTCTTACCGTGAAGTAGATATAGAATCATGGCGCTTTAACTACTTGCAAGAACGCGCTAGGATGGGTCTATGAAAAATAAAACTCGAAAACATAAATACAAAGTTGGTGATTTATTGGTGATACAAGATATTTACATTGGAGCGTCACCGCTGGCGCGCAAGGCGCTTCACTGTGGATGGATTACTGAGCTTGTGCCACCAGATGGCTCTTTAGAAATGTGTTATAAAGCAGCTTGGAGTGATGAAGGGGGGAGAAGACCGAAAGAGTATTCTGAGTATCATATTGATAAATGGCACAGACACGCTTTGAAATTAAAAAAGGAATTTGGCTTATGAAAAAACAAGATATCAAGGTTGGTGATCAAGATATCAAGGTTGGTGATCTGCTTATAATCGTCGGTTCGATTGCGGCTTCGACGTTGATTGGGTGGGTTGTTAAGGTAAAATATAATCCATATGACGATGAACTTTCTACACTTTATTCTGTGGTATGGAGTGATGACAGAGAAGGTTGGCCACCGCGACAGCACGACGAGAACTCGGTCAGAGTGTGGAAGAATAATGCTTTAAAAATAAAAAAGAAATGCAGCCCATGAAAAAATATAAACACAATATTGGTGACCTATTGATGCTTTGGACAACTGCCGGTGCTCAATATCAATCCGATTTATATATTAAACAAGACTACCGTATTGGGTGGATTACTGGTATAGTAAAAGGAACCAAACGTTCTAGTCGAGCACAGAAGCAAAGCGATTCTACCTTATACCTTGTATGTTGGAGCCATGCAGCACCCGGCGAACAATTCTATAAATATGACGAAAACTTAATTGACACATGGCGAAGAGTTTACCTAAAAGAAAGAAAAAAGATGTGCCTGTGAAAAAAGATGTAGTTTGCCATAAACACAATATTGGTGACCTTGTTGCTGCATACTATGTAGATACACGGGATGAAGTGCTTCTTGGGTGGATACAATCTCTTGACTGGACTGTTGTTGAGGGACAGGTAACGCCACTATACAATATCGATTGGGCAAACGGCGAAGAAAGCAGGAGATTATCCGAATGGATGATTTGGAGATATCGGGAATCATTTTTCCGTTTAAAACAAAACTTGGGATTATGAAAACACAACAGAACATGGAATACAATGTAGGCGACCTCGTTGCATGCACAACTCTCAACGGTGGGTACATCTTTGGGTTAATTGTTTCGGGTGCGTCTCCTGAATATCGGATTCAATGGAGTGACAAAAGTTCTCCACAAGATATTGCACCAAGCCAACTATTTTTTTTAAAGCTTAACGTCGATGACATCCGCAAATCAACTATTTGGTAATCAGGGGATGCTATGCATCCCTTTTTGCTATTGTAGCGCCTGTATTGCCTCCTACGCGCATTTCTGCCCATAGGGCAGACGGTGGCCACCTCTTTTCTCACATCGCGTTTCTAGAGCCTCCTAGAGCGTCACAAAATACTATGCTAATATTGCGTTTATATAATAGTATAAAACTATTTATAATATGCGAGGTAAAGGCAAAAGGAAGAAAAAAGGTCAATATCTAAAGAAAAAAATTCCGGTGGGTGCTTTGGTGGAGGTTCAAATATTAAGCCGCCCGCCTGAGTTAGCTGTTGTTGTTGAATGTAATTATGGGTTGGTGGAAAACAGTTGGTATAGGCTTTATGGTATAAAAACAAATAAATTTTACATTGCATATCCTGAAGAAATACAATTATTAATTATTGAGAAAGGAGATAAAAAAGATGACTGAGTATTATGGCGATGATTACCTCAAATATAATGAACTTGTTATAAACATATCAAAAGAGTTTCCACGCTTCAAAGTAGTGCCAAAGGATGAATCTTTTTTTATGAGAGCACTTTATGCCGTTACTTTGATGACATTCTGGAATAAATCTTTTATGACCAATTATATAACTGCCGTGTTTGGCAAAGTCTATATGCCACGACGTTTGATTGGTACTGCGATTGGATACGACGTATTGCGTCACGAACTTGTTCATCTACGCGATGCGCGACGTTGGCCTGTACTTTTTGAATTGAGTTACCTGTTCTTTCCGCTGCCGTTTGTTTTTACAATGCGCGCATATTGGGAATATCGTGGTTACTGTGAAAGTATGATAGCTGAACGTGACCGTTATGGTTATATCAACAAAGCAGTTATTGAATATTATATATCTCTTTTTAGTTCTTCTGAGTATCTATGGATGTTTCCGTTCCCGAATTTCTTGCGTAAGAAGTTCTATGCGTTTCTTGAACGTCACAATACCACAATAAAGTAAAAAACAATCCACACGGGCAGGGGGAAGGGTGGTATGGTAGGAAAGGCAAAAAAATTCTCCCCCGCTTCGCGGTTGTGTTGCCCCGCGCTGGTGGGGCTTTATCATTTGCAATACTATTTATAATACTATGGCCAGAAGACAATGTTTGGTTGATATCGATGATTTTGTCAGAGTTCGTGATAGCGACACTCTATATGGCTTTGTCACGTATATCGATACAATGGGGAATAATGGAGATTATTACATAGAGATTGCTTATGACGAGGAAGCAGACCCCTTATATTTTTATGATGATGAGCTAGTAATCGTTAAATTAATAAAAGAGTAGCATCAATAATCCATTATCTCAAGCGGTTGATGGAAACATCCTGTTTGGGGAAATAGATGTGGCAGTATAAAATACTCAGAAATAAGAGTATACTAAGACCCACAAAGGTTAAAGCTAAATTTAATATATTATTTAAATTTTGTTAAAAATAAACTATGAAAACAAAAATATTATATATGTTTCTATTATTAAACAGTGTGTTGTTTGTTGGGCATAAACTCGCTTGTCATACTCCACAAGTTGTAATAATTCCAGAAATAATGATTGAAGAAGAAGAAAAAATAGAGGAAACAATGCTCCCACTAGAATGGGAAAAAAACAATCCAAGTAGGAAAAGGTGGAGCGAGTATGTATTCTTACAAATAGAAAATAACTTTGAAATTTTAAATAGCGCCAAAGATATAAAGCATTTTTGTCCTAATTATAAAAACTTGAATAAAAATCAAAAGATAAATGTCTGGGGGCAACTCATTGCATCAATGTCATTTTATGAAAGCACATTCAACCCCAGTGCGAGAATAGCGAGTGTTTCAAATTCTATAGACCCTGTTACTAGCGCACCATTGATAAGTGAAGGATTGTTGCAGGTCGGCTACATAGATTCCCTATACCATAATTGTAGCTTTGATTGGTCGAAAGATTCTAAGCTTTCAGACGATGATAAACGAAAGACGATACTCAATCCATATAATAATTTATCGTGTGGAATAAAAATACTTACAAAACAAATACGTAGATATGAATCAATAGCTATCGATAAAGGTGCCTATTGGGCAGTTATTAAAACTAATCACCCTAATTCAAAATTACAACAAATAATAAAAATGGTTGGAAAATATGAAATTTGTAAAGCATAAGAAAAGACAAAATGAACAATCAAATAAAAGTTGTAATCGTAGCGTTAATATTAATAGCAAACGGCGTAATGGCAGCATTTATGGCTAAGTCAATACGAGCGGGTAACATGGCTTGGTATTGGACTTATTTAACTAGTTTCATTAGTGCTAGTATTTTTGCTTATCAATTACGTGCAAAAATGTTACCATTAACATTAATGTCGGCATTTCAGACATTCTTTTTTCATGCCGCTTGGTATACAACTGCTTATTTCATTTTGAATAACGAGTTACATGGGCATAAAATGATAGGGTTGATATTAGTATTTGTTGGTATGATTACCATGAGTTTATAAAGGATAAAAATGAAATTAAATAAAATGCAACTTGATAACGCAAAGACTATAGCTTGTGAAAAATGTGGCTGTGAATTTTTGAAGCAAGTATTTGTTATAAAGAGTATTTCTGGCTTACTGATGGAAGATGGGAAGGACACGTTTATTCCTGTTCCAGTATTTGCATGCAATAGTTGTAACCATGTTAATGAAAATTTCACAGTAGATTTAGGTTTAACTAAAAAATAAGTCTCGTTTGACGTGGGAGAAAAGGTCATGTATGATGAAACTTCCAACGGAGTTTCAAAAATGAAAGTATTAGCTTTATCCACCAATTATGAGCCTCTTGGTGTTATTTCTTGGGCTCGTGCTGTTACACTTATCTATTCTAATAAAGTAACAACGCTAGAAGAATACGATGAAGTAATTCGGTCACCCTCAATGTCTATGAGAGTACCAGCCGTTGTTATATTTAAGAACAATGCTATAGGTAAGAGAAGAAACTCGGCTATTCGTTTTTCTCGTAAGAATGTTTGGACCCGTGACGAGGGCAGGTGTCAATATTGTCAAAATCATGTCACCTTTGCAACTTTTACGATTGACCACATAATTCCTAAAACGTCTGGTGGAAAAACAATGTGGGAAAACGTTATCACCTGCTGTTATGGGTGTAATCAGAAAAAAGCCAATAAGTCGTTAAAAGAATCTGGCTTCAAACTCGTCAAGCAACCCAAGAAGCCGAATAAATTACCATATCTTCAGGAAGCCACAGACGGCTATTATAATATAGAAAAAAGTGTGCCAATTGCTTGGAGATTCTATCTAGAAAGATAAAACATTGTTTGAAACAAATATACTTTTCTTGACATACAACTTATGAACGGTTATAGTATAGCAGGTAGCATCAAAACCTACCCATCTCTCACCCAAGGATAACAATGACCCAAATGCAAATGCCCGAGAATCTTTCAGACAAAGATATTGATAGTATTGTTTATGTCTTTGGACATATGGCTATATTGACAAAGCAAGAATTTTTAGCATCGCTGATGATGAAACACCCGGAACATTATATTAAGATTACCAATGCTATTGGCAAGGCACATAATAATTTTATTGCAAGGGCGTAGGCCATGAAAGTGGGAGATTTAGTTAGAGTAAATAATAAAGATGGCACAGTGTTTGGGCGCGGTATATTAGTAGAAAATTCTGATTCAGCATTGATAAGATTATTGAGTGTCCCTTCCTCATATGTTGCTATTTGGATGTTTTTATTTGAATCTTCCACTGTGTCTAAAGAGAAAACGATGTTGTTCAAAGAAACTTCGGTCTTTAAGATTACGACTTTCGAAGATTGGTAAACTATTTATCACAACGGGCTTTGTGCCCATCAAGGAGAATGCCATGTTTCTTCCTGCACTTGAAGAAAAGAAAAAGCGTGAACAACAAATTGTAGAAGAAAAACGCTTGCAGCTTCCCGATTATGAGCAAGAATACGAAGAATATATTAAAAACAAAAAAGAAGAAAAGCCTTCACCAAGAGTAATCCAAATCCAAATATTCTAATTATTTAGAAAAAATAAGCTTTAAGAAACTACTTATGACATAACGCTCATAAGTAGTTTTTTTATTTCTATGATACAACTCCTAAACGAAAATATTAGTCACAATGACCTTAAGAAATATATGAAAGAGTTCTATAATTATGCTTCTAAAGAGCTAAATATAGATATTCCTCCTCGTGTTTTCTTAAAAAAAGATAAAAATAATGCTAGCGATCTACTAGGAAAAACTGGTGGATATGATCCCGAAAGACAAGAAATACATTTATATATAACGGATAGGCATGCGAAAGATATAATTCGTTCTTTTTCTCACGAGCTAATACATCATGCACAGAAGCTAAAAGGTTTTGATGAAAAAATAGACTTAAGCAAAATTGCAAGCGATGAATCTTATTCATTGCATGATAATGGTTTAAGGGAAATGGAACGCGATGCTTTTGAGCGCGGCAATATGATTTTTAGAGATTGGACAGATACAAAGAAAATTGAGAGGAAAAATCTAATGGCTGAGAAGAAGGTAAATTCAAAAGAAACGGCAGAAGACAGAATCGCGGCGCTGCGTCAAATGTCAGATCCACTTGGCAACGCAAGTAATACTGCACCTGTAAAGAAGAAGAAAGACAATAAAATAAAGAAAGCTAAAAAGTCAATAAAGCAAGAGGCCACCGAACAAGCGGCACATGATATGAAAGCACGTCACGGTAAAGATATGAGCGAACAGGAACATGTAGAGAAGTTACAAGAAGGTAAGGAAGAAGAAGAACAGATTGTTCATCCATATCCACAACTATTCACGGAAAAGGATCGCGTTTGTAAGGAATTATTTAATAAGAAAGAAGAACTTGTTTATCAAGAACTAATGCGTCGTTTCGTTAAATAATAATATGGCTAGAGATTTTACTATACAGAATGACGATAGTAGAAACAAAACGCTTACAGCAGCTTATGTAGTCCAGATTAATGGCTACATGGTGACGCTTCCGCAAGTAATCGGTGACCCGAATGACCTTTTGGCAACAGTTACTGCTCCTTCAGGAATAATTCGCCACACTCCAATCGCACAACAAATAGGTGGTCCTATTTCTTTGAGAAATAACACAGTACCATACCAAACTTCTACCACAAGTACCCAAGGATAAGAAACCAAAATGTCAGATCAAGAAATATTATTAGAAGGTGGAGTGGCTGGTCATATGAATCATTTATATGATAATAGTGATTTGACATTCGCCAAACTAAAAGAAATATTCACGGCGGCGGCTGGTGGCAAACTTGAAGGCACTGAAAAAACTGATGGACAAAACTTAATGATTTCTTTTTCTGTCAAAGATGGCAGAGCGAAAGGTGTTAGAAACAAAGGTGATGTAAAAAGTGGCGGATTGACCCCAGAACAATTAGCAGCTAAGTTTGCTGACCGGGCTAACCCTGCATTGAAAGAAACGTTTAGCGATGCCCTTAAGGCGTTTGAGAAGGCAGTTCAAGGGTTGAGCCACGAAGAACAAATAGAGATATTTGGTCCAGAGACTAACATATTTTATAACGCAGAAGTAATGGATCCACGTACTCCAAATGTTATTAACTATGATACAAAAGCTCTAGTGATTCATCGCGCAGGTCACTTTGAATATGACAGAGAAAAACAACAAGCATCAACAAGAGATTTATCTGAACCTGCTGCAAAATTAGAAAAAGTAATTTCAGATGCTCAAGAACAATCAAAGAGCGACAACTATAGTGTTCAAGTAAACGCTGTTAAAAAACTTAAAGCTCTATCCGATAAAAAGCCATTAAATACTTCTATAAGCAAGATTAATTCTTTATTGGCAACAGTTAATACTCTAGTAAAAAATAAAGAATTAAGTTTGGGAGAAGATTCCACAATTGCTGATTATATGGCCGCTCGTGTATATATTCTAATTAATTCAATATTGCAAAGAGGTGGAATAAAGAATTTTGATCCTGTGGCTAAAATGAATATAGCAAAAAGAATTCTAGGAGTCAAAGGAATATCAGTTAAAGATATATCTGCAAAGATTTCTAAAGAGCAATTAGAATTCGTTAAAGAAAACCTTTTAAACGAAACAAGCAAAAAAGAAATATTAAAAACTGCTATTTTACCTCTTGAATCAATTGTAAGCGATTTCGCCGTTGAAATGTTGAAGGGTTTACAAAGCGCATTCGTTTTGGATAATGACAAGGAAGTTAAGCGTCTGAAAAAGGAAGTCCAAACAGCAATCAGCGCAATAGAATCTTCCGGTAATGAAGATGCAATGAATATTCTAAAACGACAAATGATTAAGCTACGTAGCGCCGATAACGTTGACGCAGCCGCAGAAGGATTCGTATTTGATTATGATGGTATGACTTATAAGTTTACCGGCAACTTTGCTCCTGTCAACCAAATTCTTGGATTATTTAAATATGGTCGTGGCAATGTTCCTGCTATGCAGAAATTAGATGAGTCTAAGAAGAACGGGGAAACAATTGCGGTTGTGCCCGGTGCTTTTAAACCTCCCCATAAAGGCCATATGGCTATGATTAAATCATATGCAAAAGTAGCCGATAAAGTAGTTATTATGATTTCACCATTGGCTAGAGACTTACCTAATGGTCAACCAGTTACATTTGATATATCGAAAAAGATTTGGGATTTATATTTGGACGCGGAAGGACTTTCAGAAAAAGTAGTTGTTATGAATTCCCCTTTCAGTTCTCCTGTAAGGGCAGCATATGAATTTGTTGGTAATAAAGATAACAATCCAGAGTTTGCTCAACCCGGCCAAACTGTTATTTTAGGCACTAGTACCAAAGGTGGAGACGAGGAACGTTTCGCAAAAGATATTACCAAATATGCGCGTGAGGGCGTGAAGACACTTGTTAAACCTATGGCATCTTTGGGCAAAATAAGCGCAACGGATATGCGTAAGGCTATTTCAGAGGAAAACAAAGAAAATCTTGTTAAGTTTTTACCTGATTCTGTCAATAAAACAAAAGTCGCGGCAGAGATACTTGCTATGTTTGGTTCTTCTTCACAAAAATTAGAAGAAAAACAAATATATGATATAATTACTGAGCATATTATAAAGACAGGAAGTAAGTATTGTTTAGTGTCTAAGAAATCTAATAAGAAATTAGGTTGCTATCCAAATAAATCTGGCGCAGAAAAAAGAGAAAAACAAGTTCAATATTTTAAGCACGCCAAAGAAGAAAGTATGGGTGCTGGTGCAGTTGGTGGCTATGCGGCACCATTAGGAAAAGAATCGGAGCAAAACTAAAATGCAAGAATTAGATACTTTAAGATTATATGTCCGTAATGTACTGCGTAGTATCAAGCGCCAGCAAAAACAAGAATTAACCGAAGAAACAAAGCTTCGCAAAGATATTCGTAAGTTGCTACGTGAGAAGCAAGACACCACACAACATGAATCTACTGGTATCAATGCACTTGAAAAACTACTTAGTAGCATTGTTCCAATCTTAGAGTCTGGTTATAAGGATTTAAAGACCGACGAAGCACAACGTAAGTCTTTCAAAGCGCATATTCTTCGTGCTATTCAAAATCTCTTATCTACGGCTTCTGTATACTTTGCTGTGGATAAGAAGAATGCCGGTGGAAAAGCCCCAGCCCCGGTGGCGGCTCCAGCAGCAGCGCAGCCAACTGGTGAGTTAAAAGAGCAGGGAGAAGAACCTGTTCCCGGCACTCCAGAGGCAGATCCTAATTTCATTGACGTTAAGAAACCAAAGAAAGTAGAGAAGCCAAACCCAGTTAATGCCTTCCAAGCAATCGAGACTGAAGACCTTACAGGAAGAAACTTTGCTCTTGAAACCTTTAAGAAGATTCAAAAGCAAATTCTTGAAACTTATTCTTTATTGTCAAATGAACAAGACCGCGAAACATTCTACGATTATCTATTAACAAACACTAAATTATATTTTGATAAGTTTGAAACAGAGCTACAGGCTACCCCGGAGGAACCCACAACTCCAGAATATGAGGCTGAGAAAGCAAAGAAAGACGCAGCACTTCAAGGGGCTGCGCCAGTAGCAACGGCAGAGGTACCGCCAGTAGGCAGCGAGGAAGTTGGAGCAGAAGTACCGCCAGAAGTTCCAGCAGCATAACTAAGTCAGCAAACATACTGTACAACTTACACTAGTGAAAATCTGTAGTTAAATCTATATATTGTAAAGGAATATAAACAAATGAATCCAGCAAAACGTAAAAAGCTTTTTAGAATGCAGTTAGCAAAAGAAAATTCAGCTTCTGTCGAGCAACCAGTTGTAGCTGAGAAGACAGAAATGAAGCTGGGATTACAAGAAATGCCAAAGCCAGTAGAACAGGTAGTAGCTGTTGAAGAAACATCAACAGAACCAGTTGTTACGGTGGCTGTACCAGTTGACACTCGCAAGAAAAAGAAAGTTTAACGAAAAAAAATCAGTGTGGTACTGTTGTTATACTGCTTTTCAAGAATAATATTTAAACTAAATACTTCTTAATATAAAAGTAAATAATATGAAAAGAAGAAATAGTAAAAATACTTGTGAAGATTATAGTATTAGTAAAGTTCTAAGAAATCAAAATAAGAGCAATGATTACTTTGAGATATTACTTAGCAGTTTATCTTTAGAAGAAATCATTGCTCTTAAGTTAGAGCTAGCTTATAAAGCCATTGGTTTTCCGCTTCATGGTTTTCCTATCTGGAAAAGTATCAACTATATAACTAAAGATGCTTTGCTGAAATATGCGGTTTCAGCATCTAAAACTAAAAGTGACGCAATGAGACTTTTGGGTTTAGACTCTATTAAGTTTTTTAGATTACTTAAAAAGTATAATATAAATAAATATTATATCAAGGAGGAGAATAATGATCAAGATAACTGAAGTACAATTAAAGACTATTTTTCCTAACATCCGAAGCGACAAGTGCATTTTATATACAAAAGCTTTTAACGAAGTATTACCAACATATTCTATGGATACCATTAATCGAATGGCTGCGTTTCTTGGACAAATAGCTGTTGAGAGTGGAGAACTAAAATATGATAAAGAATTACCTTCGAAGTATAATAAAAAGATTCCTAGTGATCCATTGGAGCCCACTGGGACTTTATATGAAGGAAGACTAGCATTAGGAAATAAGAAACCCGGTGACGGTCCTAAATTTATTGGTCGCGGTATATTACAACTGACGGGCAGAGCAAATTATGTTAATATGTCTAAGAAGCTTGGTATCAATTTAGAAACAAACCCAGAATTAGCTTGTGATCCAGTCATTAGCACAAAAATTGCTTGTGAGTATTTTAAAGAACGTGGCTTGTTAGAATTGGCAGATAGATGGGATTTAGATAAGATAACTGAAAAAGTTAATGGCAAGGCTAAGTTACATCACTCCCAACGTGTAGTATACAGCGAAAGAGCTTTAAAAGTTTTAAGTTGATTATAAATTCCTTTATGAAACTTCAGAACGATTCCTTTTCTTGTGGTATTTACGCTATAATAAATGCGGCTAAGTGTTTTGATATTCATTTAACAAAAAAAGATGTTGTTAGGTATTCTAATACAACAAGAAAAAATGGTACTTCTGAAAAAGGTATTATTAGAGCCTTAAAGAACAATAATTTCAATGCTGATGATTTTAAGTTTTTTTATAAAACTTGTGCATTGAAAAAAATAAATGAAGAATTAGAAAATAGTAATCCCGTCATAATTTCTGTTGATAACGATAATCACTGGTGTGTACTAGTTGGTACTTTAGGCAAAAAGTATATTGTTTTTGATTCTGACGGAGCAAAATATAATAAACTAGAAAGCGGTATACAATTAGTTACTGTTTCTGATTTAGTTGAACGTTGGGCGAATAGAAACAAAGAATTTTACTGCATCATTGTTTCTAAACAAAAAAAGGAGAACACATTATGAGAGTAGTTATATATGATAGTAAGCCGGGAGCTGGAATTCAGCAATGGTTTCTTATGCTGAGTTGGGCAATTGGTAGCCGCTTACAAAAACTATTTGGTGCCGTAGATGAATATTATGGTGCTAGTTCTTGGACCGAAGCTGCTCTTTGGCTTCAAACTAGAAACACTTCTTCTTTTTCTTCAATTCAATATTGGGGCCACGGTAGTCCCGGTACAGTATGGTTAAATTCTAAGCCGATACCAAAAAATATCTTTGATGTGGTATTATCGAAACTACAGCCACAATCTGTGATATGGTTTAGAACGTGCAGTACATTTCAAAATGCTCAAGGACAACGGTTTTCAGAAAATTTGGCGAACTCTTTGAATTGTATAATTGCTGGGCATACTCGTATTGTTGGTTTGTTACAAGGTGGTCTGCATACAAGAATGCCACATACCGCAGCTTCGTGGCCTATAGAAGAAGGAGAGCCAAAGACTGTACTTCCTTCGTGGTTATATTGGGGTAACAATACAATAACCTGCTTGCAAACAAAGATTCCTAAGAATTGGTAAGTGTGATAGTAGGTAGTAGGCTTTGAAGTAGCCATCCGAAAGGACGTGATTATCTAGACTTAATAATCACGCTTTAATGAGTGAGACAAAATCCAAAGTTGCAGATATAAATCCGTTCACAGCGGGACGTTATGCGAAGTTGCCCAAACGTTGCCATATGAAACCTGATTTTTATAATATGGCAATTAGCTTAAGGGGGTAAGCGTCTATATATCATTAGTCAATATTGGTTGGGTAATTGGAAAGTAACCTTGTGTTTTGATTCAGAAAACTACCGGTATCTCTTTAGTGTGATAACACGCCTACTATTTTTTTCTTATGACAAAAAAACATTTTAAAAAATGGGAATATAGAATGTATAAAAATAGCTATCAATCTGATAGCTATTCTATTATAAAAGTATATTATGATTCTAAAGGAAAAATAGTATGCCACTCTGACCATGTAACTCCATTTGATAATTCTGAATTAAATCTTAAGTTGCTCTTAAGTGAAATGTTAAAGGCAACAAGATTGCCAGCATTATCAGATAACGATTTATTTAAATAAAAAAATAGCTATACGTATAAAAAAAAACATGTTATTATTTTAAGATAAAGGAAAAAATAAATGAGCCAATCATGGAAAGTTGAAAGGTGGTTTTCTACATATCAAGAAGCAGCTCAATTGAAAAGCACTTTGCAAGAATCTACTAGAGGAGCAATCTTACAATTTAAGATTTCTAGATATGAACCGAAAGATGGAAAAGAGCTTTTTGCTGTAAAGAGTCGTACCGAACCTTCGTTAGTCGCCGCTGAAAAAGAAATTGAAGAAAAACTTTCTAAAACAAAGAGGTAATAAATGTTGTTTGGCAAACGTCTAAGTGAAAAAGTCGAAAAAGAAAAAGAAGATATTAAGCCAAAGTTTCTTGGAAAAGACGAAGATATTTCTGAGGTTCAATCAGACGAGAATCACATTTACTTTTATTCAGAAGTAAATAAAAATTCTGTTTTAGAGTTGAATAGAGGAATTAAGTTAATTGGTGCTGATTTAATGCATGCAGCTAATATGCTAGACATTCCAGTACCAGATATTAAGTTACATATTAATAGTCCCGGTGGCAGTCTTTTTGATGGGCTGGCTGCGGTAGATTACGTTCGCAGAAGCAAGGCTCCGGTTCATTCAATAGTAGAAGGTGCCGCAGCATCAGCGGCAACACTAATAAGTGTAATGGCTCACCGACGCTCAATTAATAAGCATTCATATATTATGATTCATCAATTGTCATCTGGACTTTTTGGTAAATTCGAAGAACTTGTAGATGACATGGAAAATAATAAGTCACTAATGAAAGTGATTCAGAATATTTATTTAGAAAAGACAAAGATTCCACCTAATATCTTAAAAGAAGTTCTTAAAAAAGATATTTATTTTGATGCAAAGCAATGCTTAAAATATGGTTTAGTAGACGATATAATTGAATAAAGAAATATAATCCCACAGGTAACGGCATGGGGAGTTTGTAAGTAAAAACAAACAAATAGATGTCGTTTCGGGCTGATAGTTAAACGGTATAACAACGCCTTTGCAAGGCGTGATTCAGGGTTCGATTCCCTGTCGGTCCATAACAGTCGATGAGCGAACAGATTTGGGTTTGCACTTTTTATGAGGTTGTGTGATGATTAGTAGGCCACTTAATTTATCGCTCACTGCCGCTGGCGATAGACAACTTCACCTTTTCGATGGACCATAATTTATTTAAAGGATTTTATATGAAAAAAGATATTCTATTATTAAAGCTTGGTTTTGCGTTAAACGTAGCCGTTTTAGCCGGGTACATAGGATACAATGAATGGCAAAAGTATCTTGCCGGTGGATCACAAGAAATGGAATTAGTATGCCAGATACTCGGTGTAGACTCGGACACAAATCTTGTTGCTGTTAAGTGCCTAAAGCGATAATATGTAATATTTTTTTAAATATTTTAAACTACTTGCCTATGTAGGTGTGATCTTGTATACTATTCTTGTAAAGGTAGATCAATGAGCCACCTAAAAACAATTAAAATTAAACAATCCCATAGAGATTTTGATAAGGACACAAACCGAATTCAAAATATATTAATTGATAACGGCTTTTATGCCGACAGCTATCAATGCATGCGTTTATGGGAAATGTACAGTGAACGTGAATGGGCGTCTGGATGGACCGGGCTCCCCGAATCTGATTCAGAAATCTTTGAATGTATAAAACCATTTTTTAATATTATAGACTAGTTTTCAATTCAAGGAAAATAAATTATGGAATCTATTAAATATTCTTACAGAAGGTTTGAAGAATTGGTTGATAATTTGTTTTCTACTGTTTTTAGAAAACGTTTAATGCCCATGTATTGGCTCAGAGCACATACATTTAATCGCTACCATATTATTGATATCTCCGGTCAAGATTGTTATAAATGGGGGTGGATTGATTCTGATTATCAGATGGAGCTTGCCTGTTTTAAGATCTTGACCACCTTCGTTGAGACAGAATATCCGGGTCACGTTAATTGGGACTGTAATTACAAAATTCGCAAGGTTCGTGATGAAATCCTCTCCATTTATGAATGGTGGACTAAAGGAAAAAAACAAGAAGAAGCGGCTATTAATATTCTTTTTGAAGAGTCCGAATGGTCTTATACAATGGATGAGGTTAGTGAAACGAAAACCTCTCCAAAGAACCAGAAGTTGTATACTATGAATACTACCACAAAAGATCCTGTGAAATATGAAGAGTATAAAAAGAGAAGCGCGGCAATTAAAATCAAGCACGAAAAAATGCTCTTGAGATTGATTAAAGTTAGAAAGTATATGTGGACTTGAACAAATTACAGAAAGAGAACAAATGAACTTTGTTGCGCGTAGACTAGATGGTTTGTATTTCCGCTTGAATGGTCACAAGAGCAGTTGGACACTGAATATAGTTGATGCGACTGTCTTTGCCAATAAAGCTGCTTATAATCAATGTATTCGTATTGGTCGCTTGGCGCATTTAGAACCCACCGTACCAGTAGAAATCTCCACAGGAGAAACAAAATGAAATCAATTGGTACTATCAAAGTGTCAGAAATCAATGACAATGATGATGGGTCGGCAACAATAGTATTTGAAATTAGCGATGAGTTTAAAGAAAGTCTAGTACATGCAATGGGATGGGACTGTTGGAGTCAAGAGAAGTTTAATAAATTTGTTCACGATGCACTGATAAATTATGCAGATTCCTTGGAGGAAAACGATGGACGCTAGCCCCGTTGATAATAGAAATATTCTCGATAAGTATAAGCAAGACCGTTTTACTAAGTGGACTACAGAATTAATCAAGAAAGATCTCCAAAATAATAGTTTTCCGTTTGCTGTAATGATGGAGAACTTTGTTGGAGATTTTAATCTTTCTAGTGTTCTTCGTTCATGTAATGCCATGAATGGCCGCGAAATGTTCTATTTGGGTCGTAAACAATTCGACCGTCGTGGAACCGTTGGAACCCACCACTATACCGACATCATTAACGTAAAGACCCGTGAGGAGCTTTTAAAGCTAAAGGAACGTTATACCTTTGTCGCATTAGAAAATTCAGTACCACAAGCAGAATCGATTTATGATTTCGTTTGGCCTGAAAATCCTCTTATTATTATCGGTGAAGAAGGAGTTGGAATTACTCCTGAAACTCTGTCTCTTTGTGACAGATATATGTACATCAACCAATATGGTTCGGTAAGAAGTTTGAACGCCGCCGTGGCTGGAAGCATTGCGATGAATGATTTTATAACAAAGCACATTAAAAATCTTAAGAATATACTGTAGAATGCTATTTATATCGTAAGCCTCTCTCTACGAAGGAACAAATAATGTCTAAAAAATACTATGTCTTGGACACAAACGTTTATTTAAGCGATTGTGATGCTATCTTTGCCTATAAGAACAACGATGTTGGGATTCCTCTTAAGGTGTTGGAAGAAGTTGATAAGCACAAAAAGCGTCAAGACGGTGTTGGTGTTAATGCAAGACAATTTATTCGTACTCTTGATGGATTACGAGAAAAAGGCAGTCTACAAGACGAGATTAAGCTTGGTAAGGGCAAGGGTAGCGTCTCGGTACTTCCCTGCGATTTATCTTTACTACCAGACAGTTTTGAAAAGAGCGTCCCGGATAATCAAATCATAGCCTCAACTTTAACGCTCATACGTAAACTCGGGGATAATAAGAACGTCGTGTTAGTATCCCAAGATATTAACATGAGAGTTAAATGCGACTCACTGGGCATCCTAACTGAAGACTATGTTCCAAACCAAGTAGTAGAACGAGCCGAAGAAGTCTTTATTGGTTATAAACAACATGTAGTCGATGATGCTGTCATTGATCGATTCCACAAAAATGATAAGATTTATTTGCTCGAAAAAGAGATTAATCTTTTTGCTAACGAATATGTTATGTTGGTTTCTAACACCAATGAGAAAAAGTCTGCCTTAGCTAGATTCAAGTCCTACAGCCAATCATTAGTTAAAGTAAAGGAGTTCAAGGGTGGCATATTTGGAGTTCACGCTAAGAACAAAGAGCAACAATTTGCTCTTGATTCACTAATGGATCCAGAAGTGAAGATTGTTTCTCTTATCGGCAAGGCTGGTAGCGGCAAGACTTTGATTGCTCTGGCGGCTGGGCTACAACAAATCCTTGAAGATAAGATATATACAAAACTTATTGTCTCCCGTCCAGTGCAGCCAATGGGAAAAGACATCGGTTTCCTTCCGGGACCACAACCACTGGATGCAAAATTGGCTACTCCTACTGGTTGGGTTGAAATGGGCTCTATCAAAGTTGGAGATAATGTCATTGGGCGAGACGGCAGTCCAACTAGAGTTTTAGGTGTGTTTCCGAAGGGGAAGAAACTAATTTATAAAGTTACAACTACCGATGATTCTTCTACGGAATGTTGTGAAGACCACTTGTGGTTAACTAGGACATTTGAAGAAAAAAAGCGTAATAAGCATGGTCAAGTTAGAACAACTAAACAGATTATCGATACTTTTAAAACCACCAACGGCAAATTAAATCACTTTTTACCTAGAGTTTCGCCAGTACAGTATACCGATAAAGAATTGCCTCTTCCTGCATACACTCTTGGAGTATTATTGGGTGACGGGTGTATTAAAAATAATATAAGTGTTTGTAATACCGACCATGAACTGATAAAAAGAGTAGAAAATGAAATTAAATCATTAGGCTGTAGATTAACAAACGATGGAAAGACAATTACTTACAACATTAGAACTGATCTCTACAATAATAAGCCCGCTAGACAAGTTACTATAACTAATGTTAAAACATTAGAAAAAACAACTTTTCCTAGTATTGGAAAATCTTTAGAAGTATTAAATATTAACAGAAGTACCCTGCAATCTCGCTGCGATAACAACACAATAATTGATGGAATCAAATATGAGTTTACCGAACGTTCAAACCGTTGGCAAAATCCTATAAAAAATATACTTGATAACTTACATTTATCTAATAAAAAAGCGTGGGAAAAATTTATCCCAGAGATCTATAAGTTTTCGTGCGTGCAAGACCGAATTAATTTATTAAAAGGATTGATGGATACAGATGGTACCGTAAAAACAAACGGAGAATCATCTTTTACTACAACCTCTTTGCAACTCGCTAAAGATATGCAAGAGTTGGTTCGTTCGCTCGGTGGAAGAGCTGTCATTAAAGAAAGAAATAGAGTTGGAAAGAAGTCATATATCGATGGAAGAGAGATAAATTCTCGTAGAATATCATATGAGTTTACTGTCTCATTACCACAAAATATTAATCCTTTCTACATTTCAAGAAAAGCTTCACGACATTCTACAAAGTATATTCAAGGAGTTGGTATCAAAAGCATTGAGCTTGTTGGAAAAAAAGAAGCACAATGTATTCTTGTGGAAAATAAAGAACATCTTTACGTAACCAATGATTTTATCGTAACTCACAATACCCTAGAAGAAAAGATGACTCCGTGGTTAGCTCCCGTGCAAGATAACTTGGAATTCCTGTTAGGAAGTAATAAAGAGCACATGAGAATGATGATGGAAGCTGGCACAATCGAAATGGAAGCATTAACCTATATTCGCGGTCGTTCAATTTCAAACGCATATATTATCATTGACGAATCACAAAATTTAACCTCTCATGAATTAAAGACTATAATCACTCGCGTTGGTGAAGGAACGAAGATTGTACTAACGGGGGATATTTATCAGATCGATAATCAATATGTTGATGCAACTACCAACGGGCTGACATACGTGATAGAAAAAATGAAACCTTATGAATTGGTGGGGCATGTGGCATTAAAACGCGGCGAAAGAAGTTCTGTCGCTACATTAGCAGCCGATATTTTATAATGATGACAAAAATGGAAAGTCCACAATCAGAAGTAGTATCTAAAGATAACCCGATGAAGGAATGGTTAGTTAATTATGTTGGGGAAACCCGACAACCAAAAGATGGTAATGTAACTGTGCTTCTGATTGTGGAACAGATGTTAAAAGAATTCCCAGAATTTCTTATGTTAATTGCAGAAGAGAATTTTATGCGTGGGTATCAACAAGCAGTAACAGATTTAGAATCTTCTCCACAAACAAAAAAATAAAAATGGGTAGTCAAAATCATATAAAGCAATCTGTTAAAAAAGCACAAAGTGCGTTAAAAGAACACACTCTCTTTGGCGAAGTCCAAGTTGTTATTAAAGACAAGTTACAACAAGAAATAGACCTAGACAAAGTTTTTAGAACTATAGAGAATAGAATTCCACAAAACTTAGCAAAAGAACTAGACATTATCTATATTGGTGAGTTTCCACAACTTAAATCTAGAAATGTCGAATCAGCATATATGAACGGGGCTATCTTCCTCTCAAGCTTAATAGTTGATGAAGATGCAGTTTTGAATTCTATAATTCATGAGTTGGCGCATAGCGTAGAAAACTCCTATGGCAGAGAAGTGTATGGCGATCAAGAAATTATAGAGGAATTCATATCAAAGCGTAAGTTGCTAAGAGATATTTTAGAACAGCAGAAATTATATTGTGATCCACGCTTATATGTCCAACTTGATTACAACAAAACGTTTGATGATTTTTTATATAAAACGGTAGGCTACGACGTATTAGCTCAATTAACCTCAAAGTTATTCATATCGTCTTATGCCGCAACCTCAATAAAAGAATACTTCGCTAATGGATTTGAACATTATTTTGTAGATGAAAATCCAAAATATTTAAGGTCTATATCTCCTAGACTTTACTTTAAAATAAACTCCTTGACAAAAATGGAAGACTAGTTTATAATTCATGTAGAAAGTGAAGGTATAAACATGTCTAAGCATATTTCTTTTTCTGCATTAAAGTTGTGGAATGATTGTCCCTATAGATATAAACTGTCTTATGTGGATAATATTAAAAAGTTTACAGGTAATGAATACACAGCATTTGGCTCCGCGCTCCATGAGGCGTGTGAGAAAAAGCTCTTAAATAACTCTGAAGATGAAGTAAAGATTTTTTCTGAATGTTTTGATTTGGAACTTGGAAAAATTCCTGCCGAAGTATCAGTTAACCAAAAGATGATTACTGAGATGAAGGAGCAAGGTAAAACACTGGCTCCAATGGCCCTGCCTGCCCTTAAGAACATTTTTGGTAACTTCACCATACTTGCAGCCGAGGAAGACATCTATGAAAAGATTGGAGCCATTCCTGAGTGGAGCTTCAAAGGTTTTATCGACTTAGTTATTAAGACCGATGATGGAAAAATTCATATTCTTGATTGGAAAAGTTGTGCTTGGGGTTGGGATGCAAAAAAGAAGAGCGATGCGATGACGACTTATCAACTAACGTTCTACAAATACTTTTACGCTCAAAAGCACAGTATAAATCCTGACACTATTGAAACACATTTTGCCTTGCTTAAGCGTACTGCTAAAAAAGATAATGTAGAGATTTTCCGCGTAACTAGCGGTGACAAGAAAACGCAGAATGCGCTTAACCTTATGACAAAAGCGTTATACAATATCGATAAAAATTTCTTCCCTAAGAATCGATTAAGCTGTAAATATTGCGAATTTAATAAAACCAAGGATTGTCCATGAAGACAGCCGTCATATCAGGAATTACGGGGCAGGAAACTGGACGGTCACTACATTTATTATCGATATAATATAAGAAAATAAAATGAGAAAAGCCATTTATTCTACAAAAATATGTGAATTCTGTAACAAAGATTTTACTGTCAAACAAACAAATAAGCGCGATTTTGCAAAAAGATTCTGTAATCAGGCTTGTTCGTCCTCCTATACTGGTATTAATAACAAAGGAAGAAAACGTTCTGAAGAATTCAAACAAAATTTAAGTGAAAGAAATACAGGCAAAAACAAATTTTAATAGAGACACTTGGATGGCTTTTTTTAATACTGAGAAAGAGAAAATTTATGGTTAAGCAAAAAAATAGTATCATATCGGGAATTACGGGGCAGGATGGAAGTTTTCTTGCTGAATTTCTATTAGAAAAAGGCTATAAAGTTATAGGTATGGTAAGACGAAGTTCGATGGAAGATAAGAAGTATTTCAACATTGAACACTTACTAACCAACAAAAATCTAGTTTTAGAAAATGCAGATTTGACAGATGCATCCTCTATATGGAGACTTGTAAAGACGCACAAGCCCGATGAATTCTATAACCTCGGAGCACAAAGCCACGTTGGAGCTTCTTTTACCACTCCAGAAAGCACGCTGGAAATAAACGCTGCTGGAGTTTTGAATTGCTTAGAAGCGATTAGAAACCTGTCTCCAGAAACAAAGTTTTATCAAGCATCTACTAGTGAAATGTTCGGAGATAATGGTAACGCACCACAAAACGAACAAACGATTCTCTCTCCTGTTTCGCCTTATGGGTGCGCCAAAGTAGCTGCACACAACTTGGTAATAAACTATCGTAAAGCTTATAATCTCTTTCTATGTTCTGGTATTCTCTTTAATCACGAATCTCCGAGAAGAGGAGAGCAATTTGTTACTAGAAAGATTACCAAAACTGCTGCAAGAATTAAGTTAGGACTTGAAAAAGAATTGCGTCTTGGAAACCTAGATGCATGCCGGGATTGGGGATATGCGAAAGAATACGTCGAAGGAATGTGGATGATGATGCAACATAGAATACCCGATGATTATGTTTTAGGAACTGGTAAGACAAATACAATAAGAGATTTTATTACATTTGTTTCTGAAGCAGCCGGGTTTGATCTATTCCAGCACGTTGTCATTGATGACAGCTTTAAACGCCCCAGTGACGTGCCATTACTATTAGCTGATGCTTCTAAGGCAAAGCGAATCTTAGGCTGGGAAGCAAAGATAGACGCCAAAGAATTAGCAACCATAATGTATAACTCGGATTTACAAAAGGAAACTTTAAATGTCAGATAGAGGGTCTTCACCCGCTAACCGCTGATTAATGGTACATATTGGCATGCAGATCCCAGATTTTATAAAGAAGATTCGCTCAATAAAAAGAAGAAATTATTAGCTAAACAGGTTTGGGAACAAGACAAGCAAAGAATAGACTTTTTAAGAACACAGAATTTTCATATTAAAATAGTTTGGGAATTCGACTATAATCAAGACAAAGAAGCGATACTAAAGGAGCTGTTAAATGAAGAAAAAGATAAAAATATTAACTCTAGGTGACCATCCGTTAACCACTCGGTAATAGCGGATATAAAATTGGGTGAATTGCTGGAAACTTCTGTAAAACTACTCACTACAGCGCAGTTGGAAACGACAAACGCGAATGTTAAAAAAGAGTAGTTAAGAACAATCAGCAGCCTAGCGCCTGTTCTGAAAAGATGGCGAAGGTTCAGAGACTACGGTTAGCCTAAACAATAATATTGTATGGCAATGATCCGACAGCGCCCAACACTTTTAAAGTGATGATATAGTCCATCAAAGTATCACCGAGCGGCGTAGGTACTCAGTGTAACTACATCTTTCAAGCCCTGATGAAAACTGGTAATTTTAAAATAATTTCTTTGGGTGGTGCTATTAAGCATCAAGACTACAGACCAATTAAATTCCAAGAGTATGGTGACGACTTTATTATCATTCCAGTTGATGGGTATGGTACACCGGAGCTAATCAGAAATCTATTGGTGAAAGAGAAGCCCGATATCATCTGGATGATGACAGATCCTCGTTTTTATACTTGGCTATGGCAGATGGAGCAAGAGATTCGTCCTAATGTTCCTATTCTATATTATCACGTATGGGATAACTATCCTTATCCAAAGTTCAATCGTCAATTCTATCTTTCAAATGATAAGATATGTTCTATTTCAAAGCTTACAAGCGACATTGTGCAAACTGTAGCCCCAGAAGTCGAAGAACAGTATGTTCCACACGCGGTCAGCCCAGACTTATTTAAGATTCTTGATGAAAGTCAGTTCACGCACTTACAACCAAAAGATAAAACAATGTTTTTTTGGACAAACCGTAATGCACGCCGTAAGATGAGCGGAACTGTCATGTGGTGGTATAAAGAATTCTTGGACAAGGTAGGACATGACAAGGCGCTTCTCCTAATGCATACTGACCCAAAAGATCAAAATGGTCAAGATCTAATTGCCATCGCGGAAGAACTTGGTTTAACTAAAGAAAACTTTGCTATTTCAGCAGGAAAAGTACCAGCAGCAGAAATGGCTAAATTTTATAACGCCGCTGACTGCACGATAAATATCAGCGATGCAGAAGGCTTCGGACTCTCGGTATTGGAGAGCCTAGCTTGCGGAACGCCAGTTATTGCCACAAAGACAGGCGGTATGCAAGACCAACTAACCGATGGGGTTGATACATATGGTGTCTTAATTGAGCCTGCTAGCCGAGCAATAATTGGTTCACAAGAAGTACCATATATCTATGAAGACCGTATTTCAAAGGAAGATTTCATAGCTGCTCTTGAAAAGATACATAATATGACAAGAACAGAACGTAAGGCTGTTGGTCGTAAAGGATATGACAATGTTCAAAAGAACTTTGGCTTTGAACAATTCCAGAAGTCTTGGGTTACAATCTTTACTGAATTCCATGAGAAGTACGGCTCTTGGGAGACACGAAAAAAATATAAGAATTGGGAAGTAAAGGAATACTAAAATGAAAAAAATCTTGATCAGTGGTCCATTATTAAGCCGCAGCGGGTATGGAGAAATGGCACGTTTTGCATTACGCTCATTAAAAGATAAACAAGACATAGACTTGTATCTTTTGCCAACTGCTTGGGGTAACACCGGTAACCTATTTGAAGTTAATGAAGAACGTACTCTTATCGATAATCTAGCCGCGAAGACACAAACATATGCTCAAAGTTCTGGTAATAATCCACAATTTGATGTAGCAATACAAATATCTATTCCAAACGAATGGAAGAAGATGGCACCAATAAATATTGGCTATACGGCGGGCATAGAAACAAATTTTATCAGCCCAGCGTGGCTTGAGCCTAGCCAACAAATGGATAAAATTATTGTTATCAGTGAACATGCAAAAAATAGTTTTGTGAATACAGTTTTTGGAAATAATGAAGGAAAGCAGTTCAAGGTGACGGTACCTGTTGAGGTAGTACATTTACCATACAAGAATGTTGAAAAAAAGTCTTTAGAGTTATCGCTAAAACACGATTTTAACTTTCTAGCTATATGCCAATGGGGTCCGAGAAAGAATCTAGACCAAACAATTATTGGGTTTTTAGAAGAATTCCGTAGTGAAGAAGTTGGGCTTTTATTAAAAATTAATACTGCAAACGATTCTATTATGGATAGAACCTTCACTAAAAAGCGTCTAGAGGGTTTATTGAGTAACTTCCCTAATAGAAAATGCAGTGTAACCCTTCTGCACGGGCATATGAGCGAAGGGGAAATAGAATCCCTATACGTTCACCCAAAGATTAAAGCAATCGTTTCTACGACACATGGAGAGGGTTATGGGCTCCCGTTAATGGAAGCTGCTGCAAATGAATTGCCTGTTGTTGCCACCGATTGGAGCGGACACGTTGATTTCCTCTATATGGATGGCAAGCGTATGTTTGGCAAGATTGACTATGAATTAAAACCTATCGCCAAAGAACATGTTTGGAAGGGTGTATTAGAAGAAGGCACCAGTTGGGCTTATCCGTTAATGAACAGCTACAAGGAAAAGCTTCGTGAAGTATATAAGGATTATGGGCGTTTTAAGTCACAAGCAAAGAAGTTAGCTCCGCATGTTAAGAAAATGATGAATGAACAAAGTCTATTAACCTCTTTTATAGAAGCTGCTGATTTATTAAAAAACGGACACGGAAATCTGATTATAATCTAATATGAAAAAGATTCTTTATGCGGGTTTGTTTACTGATGCTAGCGGATATGGTAATGCCGCTAGAAAGTATCTAAGTACGCTGGACAAATATTTAGATCATTCAAAATATGATTTAAAAGCCGCTTGGATATCTTATGAAAAACAAAATTATGCTTCTAAAGAAGAAAATGAGTTATTAAGCAAATATCTCATTGATGACGAAAAACTAAATGCATTTATAGAAGATAAAGATTATATTATATTATTGCATTTAATCCCATCCTTTTATCGTCATGCTTCCATAGCCCCCCTCTATAATAATGCTAAGAAGAGAATCAATTTATCATACTGGGAATCAGACAGGCTTCCTGCTGAATGGAGAGAAATCTTTTCTTCTGGAGTATACGACCAATTAATTCTTGCATGTAATTGGAACAAAAAAACTTACGATAAAGACAGCATGTCTCCTAGTGTAGTAATACCAGTTCCAAAATATAATCAAAATATAAAGAAAAATATCAATTCAATCTTTACGATATTTTCAATGTCTCAGTGGCAATATCGTAAAGGTTTTGATATATTGATTAAGGCTTTTTATCAAGAGTTTTTTAATCAAGAAGACGTCAAGTTATTCATTAAAACATACAGAGCAGAAGCACAAGCGGGTTCGGATGAAGTGGAACAAAGAAATTTAATTGTGTCTGAGGCAGTTAGCTATAAAAATAGTGTTGGACATTATAACCAATCCCCAAAATGTAAATTAGAGATTTTAACTGGGATAGTTTCTGAAGAAGAATTATTAGAGTGTTACAAACGAGCTGACGTATTCTGTTTAGCCACTAGAGGTGAGGGTTTTGGGCTAACCATGGCTGATGCGGCTTTATACGGTATACCATGTATTGCCCCCGACACAGGAGGTCATGCGGACTTATTGGACAAGCAGTCTTCTTTTATGGTTAAGACGTCATATAAGCCAGTGGAAAACATGTCTTTTCCTTTCTACTCTTCCGTTGACATGAACTTTATCGAAACCGATATATATGATTTACGACGCCATTTGCGTTCAGCCTACAATATGTGGAAGGAGTCTCCTCTAAAATTAATTGAAATGGGTGAGAGAAATAAACTTTTCACACAAAAATACTTAAATGATAAGAGCATCTTTGATAAGTTGGTCAAATACTTCGAATAGGAAAATTATGAAAGAGAAAGTTTTAATAAGTACGATAGTTAGAAACAGGGGTTTAAAACTAGAGAATTATTTCAAACAAATAAAAGAGTTTGTAACTGCGTTGTCTGATTCTTTTGAATTCTCTATTTCAATTTATGAGAATGATTCCACCGACGATTCGAAGCAGATATTGAAAAACGCCGATTATAGCCATTTCGTCAAGTCTTACATCAAATCCGAAGACATTCAAACTCAGTATTATGGATCAATTATTCACGATCAGAGAGTGATTAATTATGCCAACGCTCGCAATAAGACTTTTGAGGGTGTCAATTTAAACGAGTATGATTGGCTCCTAATTATCGAGCCTGACATTGTTTATACGCCTGAAATGATTAGGAGAATTATTACCCGCTCCGATTTGGATTTTAAACCTGACGCTTATTCAGGTTTATTGATTATGGGTAACGTAGCCTATGATAAATGGGGAATGCGTAGAGATAATCAAGACCAATGGGGCGATGCTTTCCCAGACTTTAAGACCAATCCGATAAGAGAATTCTGGACAACAGCCAACGGAGTTTGCTTATACAATATGGAGCCATTTCAAAAGGGACTGAAGTTCAACGCTTATAATAAGAGATTCCAGAAATACGATTGTGACACCGCTGTTTTGTGTGAAGATCTGCGAGAAATGGGATATAATAAGATCTTCATTAACCAAGCTGTCTTTCCGGTCCATGACCCCTAGGATTCACTATGAGCAATAACTTAAAAGAACTTTTCACTCTCGGTGAATTGTACGTTTCTGACTTTATCAAAGACGAAAAAGACTATGCTGATCGAGAAAAGCATGAGTTAAAGATGATGCTTGAACTTGATACTGGTGCCGTGCGCCTTGAAAAAATGCCTCCATCAAGTATGATGTGGGGCAAATATTGGTATCGTTCCGGCACTAACCAAACAATGAAAGACCATCTTTTTGATGTTGTAAAGAAGACGTCTAGTTTGGTAAAGCTAAATCCAAACGATATTTGGTTAGATATCGCTTGTAACGACGGAACACTTTTATCTTTCGTAGACAATAGACTAAAAAGAATTGGAATTGACCCCGCCGATAACTCCTTTTTACATGAATCTAGCGAGCACGCTCACACCGTAATTCAAGATTACTTTTCAAAGCAGGTTTATGAAAAGGCATGCGGTAATCAAAAAGCTAAAGTCATAACGACTATTGCAATGTTTTATGATATTGAGAATCCAGACGGCTTTATTAAAGACATCTATCAAATTTTAGATGACAATGGCGTATGGGTAGTGCAAATGTCGTACACACCTTTGATGCTCAAACAATTGGCTTTTGACAATATCTGCCACGAACATCTATATTACTATTCATTATTTAATATTAAAAAGTTGTTTGAAAGAAACGGTCTTAAGATATTAGACTGTACTTTGAATGACGCTAATGGCGGCAGTTTCAGAGTAACAGCCATTAAAGATACTGCTGATATAAAGAGTTTCTCCACACAACAAAATCGCGATATTTTCGATTTCAATGTCAAGTCTTTATTAGCTTATGAAGAAACTCTTAAACTAGACCATCCAGAAACTTGGTTGAATTTTTTTGATAAAATCTTAGCTCTTAAAAAACAAACATGTGACTTCCTTATGCAAGAAAAAAGCAAGGGCAAAGTCATTGCAGGATATGGTGCTTCTACCAAGGGAAATACTCTGCTACAGTATTTTGGCATAGATAATACAATGATGGATTGTATAGCGGAGCGAAGTCCCTATAAATTTGGTTTGAAAACGGTTGGTTCTAATATACCAATTGTTTCTGAGCAGCAAATGAGAGAAATGAATCCAGATTATCTTTTAGTATTACCTTGGCACTTTATCGATGAATTCGTTAAGCGTGAGAAAAGTTTCCTTAATGATGGTGGCAAATTTATAGTTCCTTGTCCTAACTTCGAAGTTATTTCTAAATAAATATATGAAAAAGATATTGTTTATAAATCATAAAGTAACTAACTGCGGGGTTTATCAGTACGGTAAGAGGACCGCTGACATATTGGTTAAATCAAAAAAAATGGATTTTCAATATGTTGAAGTAGAATCACAGCAGGAATTACTCTCTCATGTGGCTGATAAAAAACCCGATATCTGTTTGTTTAATTACCATCAAGTAACAATGGGGTGGCTAAAACCTCAAGAGTTGTCTCAAAAGAAGGTTGCAATATTTCACGAAGGATGGGCGGGGGAAATCAAAAACATTATAACAGTAGATCCTCTGGCACAGGAAACTAATACCTTTTTTAAAGTGGTTAGACCAATTTTAAATACTACCCAAATAGAGCAAATTAGAACAACTAATAAAATAACAATTGGAAGTTTTGGTTTCGGGTTTGAACATAAGGGATTTGATGAAATATGCAGGTTAGTAAATAATCAATTTGATGAAGCTGAAATTAGGCTACATATTACATTTAGCCACTATTGGAATAATAAACACTTTCTACAATATATAGTTGAAAAGTGTAAGCAACAGATAACTAAGCTCGGGATAGAATTAAAGATAAATGATACCTTTCTTAGCGACGAGCAGCTACTTGCCTTCCTTGGAACAAACGACATAAATATCTTTGCTTATGAGAGGCTAAATGGTCGTGGTCCTGCATCAGTACTTGATTATGTTGTCGGCTTAGGAAAGCCAGTTGGGTTGAGTAGATCTTATATGTTTAAGCACGTTGAGCCATACTTTGATTATTTCGATTTAGAAAAGTATTCAATAAAGGAATTATTACAAAAAAGCCCATTTGGAGTTAATAAGCTTAAAGAATTGTGGTCAAATGAAAATCTTATTCGCGACTATGAAACCATTATGGAGAAAATAAATTAATGAAAACATGTTCTCAAGCTCACCAAGACATATTTGTTTCAACGGTAACTCAACAAAAAAGAAATGGGTGGTATTTAGAGGTGGGGAGCAACCATCCAATAAACACCAATAACACATTTTTATTGGAAAGTGAATATGATTGGACCGGCATATCTGTAGAATTTTTACCAGATATGGTAAACTTATTTAATTCTGTTAGAAAAAATAAGTGCTTTCGCCACGATGCCACCACCTTTGATTTTGAGCGACACTTAAAGGAAAATAATTTCCCCAAGCAAATAGACTATCTCTCTTTAGATATAGAACCGCCAAGCCAAACATATTTTTGTTTAACAAAAATACCCTTAAAAGAATACACGTTCTCTGTTATAACCTTCGAGCATGACTGTTATTATGCCGGTGATGAATATAAATTAAAAGCTTTTAATTTATTGACTGAGTTGGGTTATGAAAGAGTTATATCAAACGTAAAATGGAGTGGCTTAACCTTTGAAGATTGGTATGTTAATCCTTCACTACTTCCTCCAAATAGTTGGCAGCACTTAAAAAGTGAAAATATTGAACACGCAGCAATTAAATTTACATAAGGATAATTTATGAAACTATCTGATCAAGCATTAAGCTGTGTAATGGTAGCACTACAAAAGTCGTTAATGGAACAGACAGACATTGTTCCATTGCTCAAGGGATTTGAAATGGTGTTAGAAGGGGAGGAACTAGTGGTAAATAATCCCCCATCCAGTATGAGTATGACAGCACCACCGCCTTTGGTAAAGTAAAATGCCAACGTATATATACAAGTGTGACAAGTGTGAAAATACATTTAAAACACAGCATGGTATGAACGATGTATTGACTGAGTGTATGGAATGCCACGAGGTCGGTCATATTAACAAGATACCAACCCTTTTAACTTCTTTGCCAGAGCGTACCCGTGAAGAAACGGCGGCTGGGCTGCGTGTTAAAGAAGCCATAGAAGACAATCGTAAGCTGCTTTTGGATAATAAACAAGAATTATCAAATAAGAAACTATAATATGACTATACTATTAACATTTTTATTACTTTTATCATTAGCAGGCAATGCGATGCTTATATGGTACACTCGTAAGTTAGTCCAAAACCTATATTATGGTGTTAATAACATAGATGAAATGCAAAAATTGCTTAATGAATACGCCAGCTTACTAGAACCTATAGCTACAATGGAAAATTATTATGGCGACCCAGCTATTACTTCTGCTGTGGCTAATACTAAACTAGTCGTTGACGCTTGCCGTGTCTATAAAAAGACCATGATCGAAGACTATGATGAAGAAAATCAAGAAAACAAAGAAGAAGGCACCAACGAAGATGCCACAAAAGACACTACCCGTCAATCGTCCGCTACCATTGGACCAGTTAGCCCTAACGTTTCCTAAAACGCCTTATAAAAATAGTTCTCGTTCATCACCGCATAAGTCTACTGTCATAAGACCAAAAAGCGCAGATGGCAAGAATCAATATTTTACCAAGGTACATGAAAACGCTATTTTAGAATATGCGTCCATTTCTGATAATGGGCGTAAAACCTTTTTGTATGTAAGCTTTATCCAACCGGCATTCAATGAAATGGTGGAGAAAATAGTCTATACTTATAAATTCAACAATTTGCCTAATATTGAAGATCTAAAAAGCGAATGTAAAATCTTTTTAACTACTATTTTAGATAAGTACGACACCAATCGAGGCTCAAAGGCGTTTTCATACTTTTCAGTTATAACGAAAAATTGGTTTATCCATAAGGTAAAAAAGAATAATTCTAAAAAAGAAGTTTATATCGAAGATATCAAGGACACCTCTAACGAAGAAGAATTGATATACGAAGATTCTTATCTACGTTCTCGGGAAAAGGAAGAATTCTGGTCAGCTTTAAACGGTGAAATGGATAGTTGGTTCGATAAGCGTCTTAAAGAAAACGAGATAAAGGTCTATAAAGCTATATTGGTTCTTTTTAAAGAAAGCGAAAATATAGAAATCTTTAATAAAAAAGCAATCTATTTGTATGTGCGTGAAATAACAGATTTAAATACAAAGCAAGTTGTTAATAATTTAAAGAAATTTAAAACTAAATATCGTGATTTTAAAGAGGCGTGGGACAACGGCAAAATCTAAAGAAGAACACTCGTTGCAACTCCAAAAAATAGAAAAAATAAAATAAATCTTTATTTTACCTAATTATGTAATAAAGAGGAAGGAGTATAAAAATGAGTTCTAAAAAGAATTTGCAAGAATATATCGAAGAAACAACAAAAAATATTCAAAACGACCGCTCAATGGCTAGTAAACTATTGTTAGATTTAGTAGACCATATGAATAAAGAAGCTGAAGATAAATATATACATAAGAATTTTGGTGAAATCGCTGCCATGTATCTTGAAACCTTGCAGCGTTCGAATGAACAGTTAGTGAAGCTTACTGCCATTGTTCAGCGACAAGAAGGCGGCAAAGAGGGTATGTCCAAAAGAGAAAAGGATGATATTTTTGACTTAATCAAGGAGAGCTAACGATTATGGCAAGCGTATTAGATAACATCCCGGTAATAAATACTGAACAAACAGATCCCTTAACTCGCGCCCAAGACGTACAAAATACTACAGTAGAAAGTTCTATTAGGTGGCTCATTGCCGACATGCACACCCCAGATACGTTTAAAAACGTAAAAGGATGGCAAGGAATCGTAATGAGAGAAATTAATGAAAAAAACCAATTTGAATATTCTACTAGAGCCGAAATAAAAAACATTAGTAACAAAAATTTGCCTCCAATTAAATATAAAGTCTATGTGATGGGCGGTCCCGGTTCAATATTTGAAAAGCCCAAGACATATGATTTATTGGATGAAGATAAACGTCTAATAAATGCTCTTGATGATTATTCGCTTTCTCCCGCTTATTCCTCAACACCTCCAAAAGTAGGAAGTATTGTATGGATAACCAATAATAGTTATCAAGATAAAGTTATAGAATATACTTTTTCTGAAACGATAGATGTTTCTATAGCAAACAATGAAGCTAGTTCCGCTAAATCTGCCATTAGTGGCCGCGCGGAAAAACTAGGAGGTCCAGTGATTATAGGAAAAATACCAGACGACATTGTTGAAGGCGAACAATACATAAAAGGAAGCTTTATAAAAAGAATTCCTTTAAAAACAATTGTTTCGTATCACAGCGCGCGAATGTGGGTCGAAGCTGCTGACAAATTTAATGCGCTTTGTGAAGAAGCTGCCAAAACAAATATAAGAATAGTAGCATCTAGTGGCTTTAGGGACCAGCAATTACAAATAAGCCTTTATAATGACAGGTATGTAAGTAAATATTTTACCGGTATGAAATATGAACAACATCTTTTGATGAAGGCTGATTTTAAAAAACGCGAGGTGGATCCCCTGACTCCCAACGGTCAGAATATCGGGGTTGCAGCATTCCCCGGCTTTAGCAATCATCAAAATGGCACTGCTGTAGATATTGATGTTGGAGTACATAAAGCTGAAAAAAACAGATATGAGGGAGATATGGGGAAACATCCAGCCTATCGTTGGATGGTTGAAAATGCAGTCAAATTTGGATTTGACAACATAGAAGGAAGTGGTGTTAATGAACCTTGGCACTGGGTATATAAAAGCATTATTCCCGCAAATCCCACAGTCGCACAAGAACAAAAGGATGAAGGAAAATAATAAGCATGCCATTAGCAACGAACTATAACGATGTAAATACAGGGAGCATTAATGCAGAACTGGGCCATCGTGGTTCTGCGCTTTTTGATCCTAGCAATAATCCAAAATTCAATTCTACCACTTCAGAAAAAGTCATTGAAGGACAAGATAATACTTGGATAGTGTTTGGTCGTGATAGACCCGGTGGTTGGAACAGCGGATATGGCGGTATGGGACATGTAAAAGCTGGATGCATTGATATAGTCACCGGCAGACTTTCCTCAGTAGATTCAAGAATCTTCAGGGGACCGGTTAATCCAAGCACTGGTGCTGATGCTGCGCGGTTATATCTAAGTCAAAAGGCAGATATAGATACATATTATAGTATATCGGATGGGCTAACAGGACAATCTATGGCTCTATCCGCAGCGGTTCTAAAAGCCGATGCCGTCAGAATTATAGCAAGAGACTCACTTAAATTGGTAACTAACACAGATTCAAAATTATCAAATGGTAAAGAAGCATATACCGGCTATGGTGTACAGATGATAGCTAACAATGACTCAAGTGACATGCAGCCTATTCCAAAAGGTGATAATTTAGTGAATGCTTTTGATGAACTAATAGAACATATACAAGAATTAAATGGTATCGTAATGTCTTTTTTAAAGTCTCAACAGAAGTTCAACGATTCAATCTCAGACCATACGCACTTTTCACCATTTTATGGTCAAGAGACTTCTCTAGACCCTTTTTTGTATGTGGATCATAAAATGGTTTTATTGCAACAATTCATACAAACTGAGACGGGACTAAAGTTTAACACTAATAACTTTGAGGCTTGGAAGACAAAATATGTTAGATCTTCTGGCAGCCGATATATAAACAGTTCTTACCACTATTTAAATTAAAATATGTTCAATCCAAACTCTATCAAAGTACCGCTGAAGAATTTTCCAACGCACGTTGTGTTTTCTCCTGTATTTTTTTTTACAGAAGAAGAATTTTTTCTTAATAAAGAGAGTTCTTCTATTTTACAAGATGGGGAAGTGATCTTTGTTTACGAACACGGTATAGGCTCAGGAGGCAAATGGTGCAAGATTAAAACAAGCGATCAACGCATCGGCTACATAGAGTTTTTGGGCACTATAGCACCGCTACCAGAACATAAGTCTTTCTTTTCTGTAAACGGCGAAGCCAAGAATCTGCCTGATATAACAGCGCCAGAAATTAATTGGAAAGCACAGACACCAAATATACCTTATGAAGATACACGTAATGGTGCTTTTATTGTCCATTGTGAGCTAGAAGACACGGTAGTGGTGGGAGATTCTACCGCCCTCGCCGCTCATATGGATGAGGCTAGAAAAAAGGGCACCAAACTCATCCTAGACCATACCGGTTTTAAATATGATGAACAACAATTACGAGAGTTGCTAAATGATTTTTATTCATTTTCCACTGCTGAAGATTGGTACATAGATGTTCGTCCTTGCTCTACTCTAAGAGTTGCCGTGGCGATACCAAAACGTTATTTATATGCCAAAACCGACGTCGGCGGGCGGGGGTTGACTAACACAACGGGTACCTCGATTCCTACACCTGATATGGTATCTGATGATAGTATAGCAACAGATATATCGCAAAACACCCCAGTAATAGATACCGATTTTGTACTAAAATTTGAAAATTATCAAAAATATAAGTTTTTCTTTGATAATTTAACTTTAACCTTGGGAATGTATCAAGCCGCATTATTAACAAAATTATGGATTATCGCCCCAGATGTTGGACTTAATTTATTATCCGAAATAGGTAACATAAAAATGTTTGTTGAATCAACTAACAAACTGATATCTGTCAACCAGCCTCAAAAGATTAAAAGCACTAGTGTAAATTTTCTTTTGCCACCTGAATTAGTATGGGAAAATTCTTTAGATTTTATTATCGATAAAAAAACAATAACTCTTAAAGCAGTCAAATATTATTCACAAGGTAGACAGTATACTTTAAATACGGGCTGGCTCGCTTATTTAAGATCGCCCGAAGTTTTAAATAAAACAACAATTAATTATTGCATGTCTTTTGATCCTATAAAAGACGCACCTGATCCACTGCATTTACAAGATATAGTTGAAAAAGCTCAAAATTTATCTTCTTCGGTAACAACAGATTTATCTAATTCAATTTCGGATACTGTTTCTCTAGCCGATGATTCAACTTCGATAATAAGCAACGCCTTCTCCACTCTTAATTCGACCTCCTCAGTGGCAGCTAATGCCACGTCTTTGTTAGGCTCAGTGGCAGATAATGCCACGTCTTTGTTGGGCTCTGTAGCGGGCAGTGTCGCCTCTTTATCCACGTTGTCTGCCGATATAGATAAACAAATAAGAAACTTTTTAACAACAAAGCATTACCCTACCATTATTGATATGACCGAGCAAACGCTTGATTTGTTCAACTCAATAATTGATACTGGCACGAGAGTGGCTGACTTGAATTCTATTCGGGAACGGGCAGAAAGAAGTAAGTGGCTAAATATTAATAAGGCATACGAAAAAAATAAAATAAAAATCGAAGGCGATCTCTTTATGCGCTCTATACTAGAGCGAGATTTAATTAAAGACAAAAATATGAGAATTCTATTTGGTATAGATACTATGCCGGGTGTATCTCCAAAAGATAAATTAGCTAAATATATTTCAATAGCAAAATCATTAGATTGGGCAAAGTTTCTAGGTGTTGCTGCACAGTGCTTATCACAACCAATTCCAATAGAAGATTTGTTGAAACTAATGGATAAATATAAGGATGCACAAGAATTCATTGAACAGATATTATCCGGTTCTGTCTACAACACATATTTAAAAAATGGTTTGAAATTTATTAACGGGTTTGAGTTGCCTGTTTTGAAAGCATATAATCCAAGCGAAACATTAGCACGAGAGTTAGAAACAATATTTATTAAAATAATAAACGACTTAATCTCTTTTGGAATACAAAAAGCATTAGAGGCAGCAGCAAAAGCCTGTACATCCAATCCTAATGCAAATTTTAATGCATCTGGAAGTCCTGCTAACCCTTTTGGTTCATCCCCCGCCGCTGCTGATACGGCTTTAAGTGATGTATTCAACGAATCGTTGAGCCCGCTCAATTCAGCGTCCGGTGTAATGTCAGCCGCAGAAAAAGAAGCTGCGATGGAAAAGTTTAAAAATATCATTCAAGATATAACAGCTTGTATGTCCTTAAAAGAGATGTGCTCCCTATATAGCGGTTCAACCGTTAACGATGAAGTTTACCAAGTAATTATTTCCCTAGTAAAAAGAAAATATGGTTCACCGTTCTCAGAGGCTTTTGGTACAAGAGAGCAAGTAGCTCGTTTCTTTAGGGCATTGGGTAATAAACTAGATTTGACAATATGCACAGATATTTTATCCCCAGAAACACCTTCTTCAGCAAATAGTGGAATAAATATTCTATGCGATGATGGTTCAGTAAAAAAATTAAGAGAACAAATTCTTGCTGATCATGGATTGACCCCGGATTTGATTGACGCAGCGTTAGAATCCTTAAAGAACGATGAAATAAAAGCGTTAGAAGATGTATTAAAATTACTGAATTCAGATAACCCATTTGATTTTTCTCAAGTTCCAGATTTAGGATGCAAAATTTTTCCTAGTGGGGAGACAATTGCTCCTTCTATGCAAAGCTTTACAAACATGCTTAATTCAATGCTAAGAAGTGTTTATGACAGCTTTGATAGAGAAGCAGAAGAATGGTATAAGACTTCCTATTCCGTAAAGTCTTCCAAGCCCAATATACTAAAATTTAATTTAGGAGACGCACAACACGAGGGTGAAATAGTTACTATACCGGCTAGTGAAATAACTATTGATAAAAATCAAACATTATCTCTTAAAGCTAATTCTCCCAAGGCGTCTGAAGCGGAACGCAAGGAATATGAAGCATTATCTGGCAGTGCTTCAACCGGTATTGAGGAAACCAAATTACCATCTTTTATTTTCAAAGATTTATTAAGTAACCCCGCTTCAGAGCCAGTCAAGTTTAAAAACCTTGGGGACGCATCATACATATTATATTCTAACAATATAAATGGTAACGATCAATTAAAGCTAGATTTAAACTTTATCGATACTCAACTTACTGAAAAGATACAGACCGAAGAAATACGTCTATTAGGATTTGCGAAGAAATTATGGAAAGAAGTTTTACGTGTTCATGGGCAAGATATTTCCAACGCTGTTAAGAATTTGTCGATTAATGAAGCGTATGACATTTCTTCATCTAAGGCATTTAAAGATCTAAGTCCTCTAGTTGGCTTATTATACACTATCGATTCTTTTCTAAGAAGTAATGTGGCTGATGCAGAAGAACTAAGATTTAAACTAAAAGACGCATATAAAGTATTGGGAATAGGCGATGCCCAAGAGGCAAATGGGTTCTTCGCAGCAGAAAATGGCACAGCTATTTACCTTGTTATATGTGAAATGTTATTAACCAACGTCAACGTAAGAAGCGCCATCATTAATGGCTTAGGATTTCAGCCGCAAGAATTGCTTGATATCACAACCAATTACGTAAATGTTAAAAGTTTTTATAGAACAATGCTTAAAGTAAAAATTAACTATCCTGATTTTGATGTAGATTACCAAACAGGAATAGATAATCTTAAAGTTAATGATACGTTATCGGTACCAATGTTTGATGGAACCCGTTTTTATGATATTCAAAAGCTTAAAATACAAAAAAATAAAAAGAACTTTATTAAAATCACAGAAATAAATAATGTTTCAAGCGATATAAATCAGTACATCACTGATCTCTTTGTAGGAAGTGGATCAGCTTCCGGAAGGGGATCAGCTTCCCGCAGAATTTTAGTTCCAAACAGCAAAGCGAATATCTTTACTCGATATATAAAAAATAAACAAGAAAAATATGGCTTTATAAATAAGCAAGGCACATTAATGGGCACACCCGTGGATGAACCTAGAGAATATATTTACGTTTGCTTTGAAGATTTGAATGATAGAATCTATAAAAATATATCTAATAAGATTTTGTCTAAAGACAATAAATTTCTTCTCCTAAAAGATCTCAGTAGTGATCAAGTTTCTGCGGCTACAGAATCTGGTTCTGGGCAACCGTATACTCAATATTTAAAACTGGTTGTTAAACAGACAGCAAACCAAAAAGCTTGTGGTATAAGACCACATTATCTTGATATCGATTCAATAAAAAATAACATAGCTGATGAGAAGTCTAGCAATCTCTGTATTGAAAAAATTGCCGATAGCAGAGTTGTTGGTAACAAACCAATAAATCCCGATGAATTAAAAGAGATAGAAACAACTTCTACCCAAAATTCTATGTTACGCGGAATGTATGATTTGACAACAAGAATCTTCTTGCATGATATTCTGCTGAGAGGTATATCAATCTTTGGGTACTATGATCCACAATCACTAAGAGACGAACCAGCCTTTATATCTTTCATGGCAAAAATGGTTGAGTCTGAAATGCGTTCAACAGACAATGCATTCTTTGTTCTATTAAGCGAGTTTTTATTCAGGTCATACAAAGATAAAAATCCAGATGCCAAGACAGTAAATGAAGAAAATAAAAAATCACAATTATTTAGAGACTTAGTAGGAAAGGAATTAAAGAATTATGTATTACCAAAACTTGCCAAGAGAATTAATGCGGATACAAACCTCGCCTTAGTAGGTAATACTCCAAAAGATAATCCTATAAACCTCATCAATCTAAACGATGATATAGCTAACATGGATGTTATTTCTGTGAGTGGTACTGGAGTTTATATTAAGTTGAAATTAAAATATGCCCCAGTTGCGGTAGGAAGCAGACCGGACGTATTTATATACCAAAAGATTTATGAATCTAAAAACGCAAGAGGAACATTCCTAGAAGGCAACGATTTATTGAAAGCGTTTATTAGTGACCCGGAATTTGATTTCTTGTTTAAATTTCTATTTCCAATTTCTCATACTCTTAATAATTTCTTTATTTTAAATTGCTTGTCTACCTGCACGAGAAAACAATTAGTCAATAATGTCTTCCGTGGTACTAAAAACGATATAATGACAACTTGCAAGGTAATACAAGCAAATGGGCAAGAAATAGCTAAAAACCCAAATGATGCACAATCAATGGCCGTAGACCCGATGGAAATAATCATGGGCTTTATAGTTCAGACCTTGTTTAAAACTCCGATTGGTATCATTAAGGGCATGGCAGAAATTACAGAGCCTAATATTGCGCTCACCTCCACTGCATTTAAAGTTGCAAGAATCTTTGTGCCTAAGTTGCCGTCCTTTATTATACCAGCCGTTTCTATTCCACTTGGTACAATAATTTCTCCATTCACTTGTCCATTGCCGTTTACTAACCCGCTATTAGCAATTGCTTATTTTGCTACTTTAGCTTGGTATGATGAAAAGCCTCTGGATGATATGGTAAACGATGCTAGCTCAAATCTAGAAAAGAATATGTCGTCTGCCGCTGGAGTTGTTTGCAAAGACACATTTAACCAAGACTTGTATTATCTTGACCGTAGTAACCCCATCCAAACTGGAAAGTATAAGCTAGAAGAAGATGCTGCGGTAATAAACGCTACTTCACAAAAGCGTTTACCGGTATTGCCGTCGAGAATTATTTCAACTAATACATTGACCGTAGCTCCACAAACAACTCAACAAGGTTTCGGTGCCGCAGCTACCGTAGAAGAAGTCGTAAACACAGCCACGCCTCGCGGCGCAGGCGGTAGAATAACGAGTCAACTCAATGCCCAAGTGTCAAGTGATAATGCACCACCGACCCCACAGGAGCTTACACCGGCACAAATAAGAGAAAGTGTGTTAGTAAGAGTACAGGCGGCTACGTATGAGCGCAGCACTATAGGTGCAATGTTCAGTACCGCAACAGAATTAATATCCTTAAAGACACTAATTAATGTTGAAGTAAATTCAGCAGGAAATAATCATGAGATTACCAGCTTACAAGATCCAAAATATACCACTGCGGTAAATAGATCGATTATTTCTGCTAAAATATACTTAGCTGAACGCGACGACCCTTCTGGGGGGCTTAACTAATAATTTTATACATGTATTAAAAGGCACAATATGCAAGGTTATTCTCCAAAATTACCACTAGCTTACGATTATACCGAAGATGGTCTTTATGGTCTTAATAAAACATTGGTTGAAACAATAAAACAAAACTTAAAGATGCTTCTATTGACCAATCCGGGTGAAAGAATGATGGATACCCAATTTGGTATTGGGATTCGACGCTTTTTATTTGAACAAGACAATAGACCTTCCAGAGAGGAATTGCAAGGGAGAATAGCGGCGCAGGTTGCTAGATATTTAAGTTATATAACAATAGAAGAAATAAATATCTCTGAGCCCGGTAGTAATGAAGAAAACACCATGTTTTTGAATATTAGATATTCAGTGGCTGCATTAAGCGTAGAAGACGAACTAAATATCGTTTCTTAGTCTATTTATAATATTGAGGGAAAAAATAAATGACTAAAAAAATAGTGCCAATAAACTATACAAGCAGAGACTTTGAAAGCATAAAAAACGATCTCGTCGAGCACGCGAAGCGTTATTATTCTGATGTATATAAGGATTTTAATGAAGCCTCGTTCGGCTCCCTGATGCTTGACACCACAGCATATATTGGCGATATCCTATCTTTTTACTTGGATTATCAAGCAAACGAAAGCTTCTTAGATACAGCGGTAGAATTTCAGAATATTATTAAGCTTGGTAAGCAGGTCGGTTACAAGTTTGCAAATACCAATTCTTCGACCGGTATTGCAACCTTTTTTATATCTGTTCCATCAAATTCGATAAGTTTGGCTCCTATGTTCGAATATGCACCAATCTTAAAGAAAGGCAGTTCTTTCTCCACAAAATCTGGTGTACGCTTTATCCTCAATGAAGACGTGCGCTTCGATAATCCACGAAATGAAATAAGAGTGAGTATCACAGACCCAAACACAGGCGCTCCTTTGTTTTATGCGGTTAAGGCGCAAGGAACCGTGATTTCTGGCATAGTGTCCTCAGAAAGAATCTCCGTTGGAGACTATAAACGTTACTTAAACGTGAAATTATCACAACAAGATATTATCGAAATTCTTTCCGTGTATGATTTAGAAGGTAACCAATACTTTGAAGTAGATAATCTTTCACAAAATATAATTTATCGCTCTGTAACAAATCGTGATTTAAACGATGCTGCATTAGCAAAAGAAGTGCTTAAGCCATTTATGGTACCAAGAAGATTTGTGGTGGACAAAAACCTACGCACAACCGCTATACAGTTTGGCGCTAGTTCAGATGTTACTATTATTGATAGAGATAATATGTTGGCTGAACCAACGGATGTTGTACTGGATATCTTTGGCAAAGATTATATATCGAGCGATTACTTTGATCCAAGTAAGCTTTTAAACAGCGACAAGATGGGCATTTCACCTTCAAACACCGACTTAATCGTTACTTATAGATATAATAATACTGGAAATACAGTTAATTTTGCCTCTGGGATTTTAACAAAGGTCATTTCACCGGTCTTTGAATTTGGCAATCAAGAAAATCTGTCATCTGCTGTTTCTACTTCTGTAAAAGAAAGTTTAGAAGTCATTAACCAAACTCCATTGCTTGGTGATACGACTACGATTGACTCTGAGGAATTGAAAAAAAGAATCGAGAACTCTTTCTCTTCACAAAGTAGAGCGGTTACAGAAACGGATTATAAAGCATTAATTTATTGTATGCCAAATAAATATGGTTCGGTAAAAAGAGTAGCTATACGCCGTGATGACAATTCTTTAAAAAGAAATTTAAATTTGTATATATTATGCCAAGACCAAAATAACTCTTTGACAACGGCCAATCAAACAGTCAAAAATAATATTAAAAATTGGCTTTTAAGAAACAAAATGATTAACGATTCCATCGATATATTAGATGGGAAAATAGTAAATTATGGCATAACCTTTTCTGCTGTGGGCTCTAATAGTCGATCAAAATATGACATACTTACAGACGCAGTAAACCAATTGAAAAAAGACTTTTCAATGACCGCAGACTTCGGGGAGGTGTTGACAGTTTCCGATGTCTATAATTCTTTGAAAAAAGTTAATGGTCTTATTGATGTTGTTTCTGTAGTTATAGAAGAAAAGATAGGTGGCAATTATTCTGATTCGCAGTTTAATTTTAAAGCCAATACTTCATCTGATGGGAGATACATAAATGTCCCAGCAAACGTCGTAATGGAATTAAAATTTCCAAACAGTGATATTAAAGGAACAATCATTTAATGTCTATTAAGAGATTTGTAGCAAACAAAGACACTACTATAACAGATGCGTTTCAAGAAAATTTAAGAACTCGCGGTATTAATGCCAATATGGGTGAAGCAGATTCTTTGGAAGTATTTTCTTTGTATGGACAAGCAGGAACTTCATCATTAGAAAAGAGCCGACTCCTAGTGCAATTCCCAGTGGATGATATAAATCTAAGCCGCGCTTCGGGCACGCTTCCAAGCAGTGGAAGCGTTCAATTTTTCTTAAGATTGTTCAATGTTAAGCATCCGTTTAGCGTACCGAGAAAGTTTCATATGACCATAAACCCAGTTAGCCAATCTTGGGAAGAAGGGTATGGTTTAGATATGGAAAGCTACGCCGATAAAGGCTATGTCTCTGGAACGGGCGGTTATGGAACGACGTGGATTTACGCCGCGAGTGCATCGGCATGGACGCAAAATGGTGCAAGCTATTTGACTGGCGCTAATTATGATCTAACCTACTATTTTGAAACTGGCCTAGAAGATATAGAGTTGGATATTACAAGTATAGTAGAGCAATGGGCCACTGGCTCTCTAAATAATAATGGTTTACTTGTTAAGCTATCATCTTCGTATGAAGATGGCTCCAGCTTATCTAGTTTTTATACAAAGAAGTTTTCTGCGCGTGGATCAGAATTCTACTTTAGCAGACCGTGTATTGAAGCGCGTTGGAATCCAACAGTAGTCGATGATAGAAATAACTTCTATTCTTCAACAAATTTATTATCGCCCACTGACAATACGATGAACCTATTCTTTTATAATAAAGTTGGCGGCGCACTAAAGAATATATATAACAATCCAGTACCAGCCTTACAATTATATACTGATGCTTCACTAACCAACGCTGTCACGGCATCCTCTACCAGTGTTAGTAACCCTCTTCCCGGCATCTACAAAGCTTCTGTGATAGTCAACACTACCGCTAGTGTTTTATATGATAAGTGGGTAAATGCTCTTACAGCCTCAACTAAATATTTCTCTGGCTCTTTTGATGTATACCAAAGAGAAAATGACACAGTTAGTTCAGTACCAGAATATATCTTCAATATAAACAATTTAAAGGCTTATTACAATCAAGACGAAAGGGCACGTTTAAATATATTCGTTCGTGAGCGTGATTGGCAGCCAACGATTTATACAGTTGCATATAGTAATGTAGAAAATACGTCAATTCCTAATTTATATTACAAAATATTTAGACTCAATGATAATTACACTATAGTTGATTACTCTACCGGCTCTCTTGCATATTCAAAAACATCGTATGATTCAAACGGCAACTACCTTGAACTAGACATGAATATTTTTGAAAAAGATTATGGATATGGTATAAGATTAGCTACTTGGGATGGGAATGAATTAAAAGAGTTTAAAAATACGTTTAAATTTAGGATTTAATAAATATGGCATTAAAAGACCTCTTTGGTAAGACTTCTGAAAAAATTATTACAAAGCAAGATTTAGACACGCTCTATAAACAAGCTGAATCTACCGGATATATGGAAGAGGCAGTCGAAGATAAAGAGAGGTTTTTACCTTCCGTAGACTTTTCTTCTGCATCTAATTTTGCTCGCTATGGTTCCGCCGAGAGATATTATGTTGATGCATTTAAAAACATATATCAAAATTATGTTTATGACGGTTCCAAAAAAGAAAAGCAACAATGGCGCAACAATGCCTCACAACTAGACTTATACATTTTTGATAATGTATATCCTAAGACAACTGGATATCTCAACTTAGATTCTAATGGCATATTAGGCACCGATGGGACTTATCGTTCTGGTTCTACGCCACAATATGTCAAGATCAAAGGTGGACCAAACCAATCGCAAACTGGTAAGTTTGAAACAGCAAATATTTATGATTTAGGTGCAAATCTTGAATCAAATTTAGGAATAACTAATCTAGGCAACACTGTAGAGTTTATTTTTAAGGATAATCTTGCCACCTCTAGTTCTTATTATAGTAAATCCTATGCTTTGTTCGATTTATGGAATAGCGAGACAACTGCTTCTAGCAACTATACACGTTTGGCTATTGCAAAGACCAACGGAGCAAACAAGTTCTCGGTCACATATCGCTCAGGCTCTGCCGGTATAACCTCGCAAATCTTGGATTACACCTTTGATTCTTCTACATGGCACCAATATGCTTTCACGTTCGCCAATACAAATACAACCGACCTCGATGTTTGCTTATTCATTGATGGAAACTTGGTACTTCAACAGGTGTTTGTTGCCGGTGGCGGTATTAACTTAGCTAATAACCATGGTAATATCGCCAATGTAGGTGTTTTAAGAAGCGATATCGTGACAGCAGATACTTCGGCGGCTGGGTTAGGTGCTTCTTACGGCTCTTTTGATGAATTGCGCTTCTGGAAGACAGCTAGAACATCACAACAGATTTACAGAAACTGGTCTTCCCAAGTAGGCGGTGGCTCTAATACCGATGAGTCAAACCGTGACTTGGGGTTATACTTAAGATTTAACGAAGGCATCGTAAACGACACTGAAATAAACGATTTAGATAAGGTTTGTCTGGACTATTCAGGACGTGTATCAAACGGTGCAATCATCAACTATGATATTAATTGTAGAAATACTGGTTCTGCCATAGACGATATAGCGGGTAAAGTTTTAGAGCAAAAAGACCCAATTATCTTCTCAAGTAACCCCGCTGTTATAAGCGTCATAGAAGAATACACCAGCCTTGGCTTCCAACACGATAGCACAAATGTCTCTAGTATCTATGCTTCTTTACCTGCTTGGATAACTGAAGAAGCACAAAAGAACGGCTATGAGGATTTGTCAAATTTAATACAAATTATCTCCAGTTATTTCGATACCCTACATGTACAAATAGAGAGTTTGCCAACAGCTAAGAATGTTGAATATGATGTAACTGCTAAACCAAAACCGTTTGCCAAGCACTTATTAAGTTCTAATGGTTTTGAGAATCTGGACATCTTTAACGATACAACTTTCCTAGAAGATATACTCTCTAGAAACGAAAAAATAGAATTTAAAGAAAAAATTTATAATGTTAAGAATTCTATATACCAAAATATCTATAACAATCTTTCATATATTTATAAGAGCAAAGGAACTGAAAAATCACTCCGCAACCTTATCCGTTGTTTTGGCATAGATGATGAATTGGTTAAAATCAATTTATATTCGAATAACTCGACTTATGATTTAAAGACAAAATATACCCATACTTCAATCCCCAAGAAATTTGTCGATTTTAATAATCCAGATCGCTATAATGGTTATATTTATCAAAAGAGCAAAGCTGGTGATTCAAACACCAAGGGCTATATTCCCGGTGGTATCGATTCTGCCAGTTACATCCCATTAACGGTTCAAGCTGAAGTTATCTTTCCAAAAAATCCAATTATAGAAAGCACTAACAATGCAGTTAGCGATTTCATAACTAGCTCTCTATTCGGGGTACACGAAGCAAACTCCAATGAAAGTATATTGTCATGGGGCACTGACAAATTCAATTTCCAAGTATACTCTGTCAAAAGAGAAGTCGGTTCTGTAGACTCGTACTTCAAGTTAACTGGCTCGTTCAGTGGAAGCGGCGTTGAATTAACCTCAAGTTATTTTAAAGACGTCTATGATAATCAAAAGTGGAATCTAGCTGTACGTGTTAAACCACAAAAGTACGAGCAAACCAACTTAGCTAGTGGAAGCAACATCACCGATTATTCAGTAGAATTTGTCGGTATCAACTCGCTGGGCGATTCAATAAACAATCAGTTTTCTCTTTCGGCTTCTGTGCCATATACCAACATGCTTGAGGCACTAAAGTCTAATAAGCGTATATATGCAGGCGCTCATTATACTGATTTTAATAATGTCTCACTAGAGCATCGTACCGATGTTAAAATAGGCTCTGTCCGTTTTTGGTTAGATTATTTGAATGACGAAGAACTAATCGCTCATTCTTTTGAAGCAAACAATATCGGAAGACAACAACCAAACTGGCCTCCTGCTTTCTTTGCCAGCTTACAAAACAGTTCTAGTATTCCTTTAACAAGAATAGATACTCTAGCCTTGCATTGGAATTTCTTCAATGTAACATCTTCAGATGGTAGCGGACAATTTATAGTAGAGGATGCGTCTTCCGGCTCAGTAGAATCAGCTAATATCTATGGATTACAATGGCTGAATAATATCATTCGTTATCAAATGCCGGGATTTGCCGATGAATTCCTTGCTGACGATACTCAAGTCGTAAATAAAGAGTATGTATTCTCTGCTAAAAAACAAAATCCAGAAACTTTGAATGGCAACGATTTAGTACAGGTTGTTGATTCAGATGATGTTACGCGCACAAAGGACAGTCGCGCCGTAAGTTATTACATCTCTATAGAAAAGAGCATGGCTCAAGTTGTTAACGATGAGATAATGAATTGGTTCGCAACCATCAAGTCATACAACAATTTAATTGGCGAACCTGCTCAAAGATATAAACAAGAATACTCTGAGTTGGCGCATTTACGTGAGCTATTCTTTAGTCGTGTCAATAATAGTCTAAGCTTTGAAAAGTTCTTTGAATTTTATAAGTGGATCGATAGCTCACTTTCAATGATGATTAATCAACTTATTCCAGCTTCTGCCAATTCTTCTGATAAGGTTCGTAATATGGTTGAAAGCCATATGCTGGAACGTAGTAAGTATGAAAACAAACTACCATCTATCGAGATAAAGGGACAACCAAAATCTTATCCAATTGTATCGCATTTGGAATACAATTACGCAGAACAGGCGGCATATAATAATAACTTAAATTCTCCAGTGAAGGTTAGTAGATATTATACCTTTAACCCACAATGGTTAAAGCAAAGAGCTATACGCTCTGAAGAGCCCGTTAATACCACTTTAGAACCACAAAATGACGTTGATAGAGAAATATTACGCCAAGTTATTAATGAACGCAACATAGATTCTCTTCCCAAACTCTATGAAATGGATAGCGGGACCGTTTATGACGGTCACAAGGATATAACCAGATTATTTTCCAAGACATACAAACTCTCAACCAACCGAGAGCTTATCATAGAAGATTCTATTCCCGTTTTTGCAACAGCAACCACTGCCTCTGTTTTGGATAGCCAAATCATACCTCCATACAAAAAGTATAGCAAGGGAGGCTATTCCCAACACGCATACGAAAAAGTGATGATGTCTGGCAGAACAACAAACAACAAATCATTTGTTGAGCTAGAGGGAAATGTGTCTGGTACCACAAGTATTAATACTGTTTTGGGTATTGCTGATAGAACACTACCAGTAAGAAAAGTAAACAAGAATATAATAGTTGAAAGATTTAGTGCCCCCGGTGGCCCAGAAGTTAATAGCCGTGGATATTTAGATGCAGAAGCAGAAGAATATTCCGCTTACAACTCATTAAATCATCGCAATTCAAGGGTACGTAAAAACTTAAATCTTTGGATGGGCGAGACTTCAAGTATCGATTCAGAGAATCCATCCTTCCATAAGATTAATAAGAATCCATCTTATTCACCTGTTGATGCAACCAGCAGTCAAGTTTCAGCCGATTATGATAACGGATTCGTTGTTCATCAGATTCCTCAAAGCGACGCTCAGTATACTTGGATTACGGCTTCTTTGCAAGTTAAGCCAAGCTCAAGCGCGTTCATCAATGAGTGGGATAATTTAACAACTGAGTATCAATTTCTTAGTGCTTCTGATTTTTTTGGTACTTCATTCCCTATTTTAAATTATAGATTTCTTGGTTCTACCGTAACTGTGCCATTTGGTAATATATTACCAACTAATGAAATTCTTAATGATAAAACTTATGATACTTCTTCAAACACAATTCACAAAGTAATACCAAATTTTGGCGGTCCTGCTGGTCCTGCGTTTGAAGCAGCACTTTATAGTCCCTTCTATACTCACTTTTTCATCACTTCCTTGAACGGTCCTTACCAGTGGCCGACTTGGAAACAAATTAGAAATAATGAAAATCCATTAGCAATCTTGTCAAGAAAAAACAACAACATTCTAGTTCAAGATAAACCAAAACAAAAGACGAGAGAGGTAGAAGGACAGACAGCATTAGAAACATATGTCCCGGCTAGAGAAGCTACTTTTACTGCCTATCGTGAACCACCCGTTTCCTACAATAAGCCAATGGAACAAACAGTTGAAATGTCAGGTTCTAGTGAGCCTATTGAACTTGTCTCTACTTACGACAATAATAAAGGTCGCTTTGTTAACGACGGTTTGACAAACCGCACTGGCATAAATACACGTACCGAACTTCAAGTTTATGATGTTTTGAAGACTCTTGAAGACGACGCGGTATATGAACCAAAACCACATGTATCAAAAATTACCTATAGCGCGCAAATCTTCCCTACCAAGGTTAACACTGGCATGAAAGAGACACGTCAAAAGCCAAACTATGCAGAAGTGGCTGGTACTGGCTCAAACGGGTATGATAGAAACTCAGGTGAAATAAGAAGCTTCTGGCGCGATGATATAAACAACAGACGCAGAACAAACGCTTTCGATGCGGTTTCAAAAACCGGCTCCTTGAACGTGCTAAACATTGCTCAGTTGAGCGCATCAACAACTGAATCTAGTTTTAGTGGAGTTATACGGAATGCGTGGGTGGGTGGTCTGCATGGAGCTATCTTAATTAACAAGCGATTTAATAACGTTTATGATTCAAAATTCTCATCCGACAATGATACTCACCTTTTTTCCACAGCTAGCATAATACTTGATGGGGCAGGCGAAATTGATACAACGCTCATAAATAATATTTTTTTAGCTACATGTGGTGATTTAACAGGAATGGATGAGGTGGATGCAAGACAATTTTTGACTTTGCCCTCTGGAACCTATTTTTATCAACCGGTAACCGCCGCTTCGGGGCGAACATATACACAAGAAAACTTTAGATATTCAACAGCATATAATTTTGTTAGACCTAATATTTCATACACTAATAAAATTCATTATCCAAGTACGTCTATCCTCGACTTTTTTGGTCTAGCTGTAAGACTTCAATATTTTGTTAATCTTGGTATGCCATTTAAAGTTCCAGCCTTGGCTGGAAAAAACCCATGGTATGATTCTTATGATGACTTTTTTGAACAATTAAGACCACTTTCTATTGACCATACCATTTTGCCAGAATATAATTTTAGTGAAAAAAGTGACTATTATTTAAAAGAAAAAGATGGCGATTTAAAGGGTCTACCACCACAAAATTATATTTCTCTTATAGGTTCAGACATCCAAACAAACTCCATCGACAATGCATATAATATTACAAATAAAATAAATAATTTTGTTTTTAAAGATTATCAAGGAACAAAAAAAATTAAGTTAGCTATCAATGGAGTTAAAAAATTACTTCCATATAAGGGCTTTTATCCACAAGAAAGAACTGCACAATTAGCTGGTTTGTTTCAAAAATCCTTTTGGAATATTTCTATGAATGATGTTGTAAATGGATACCCAACTTACAATACTATCGGGTTTTCTGATCTTCCGGTTCTTGGTACACCGTTAATACAACAAATGCAAACATTGATGCAGCCCTATTTTGCTCCCGGTATTTTATTTAATACAATAAAAGCTGGTATTGCTATGGATTGGCCTGCAATATATACTGCCAGCAGCGATATAGACTTCTTTGACACAACATATAAACGTGGACCTTCATACGCTCCCATGGTGCTCGGCGCGGAAACTGGCATACCGTTCTTTTATTCGACTAGTTCGTTTGATACTTCTTCTTATGCTGAAAAAATATTTACATTAAAAGAAGAAAATTTGTTTAGAGTTCCGTTTGAATCGTTACTTGACTTACGAGGATATACACCAAATAATACATTATATTATTTGGATCCTACTAGAGTATCTGTAGAGAGCTTTAGTGGAACTTTGCCTAACAATGGTCATCCTTCTTCTTCTTTAAGATACAACCCGCAGTTTAGTTTTGAAAATAAAAACTCTAATACGAATCAAACAAGAAAATTTGCCGATAGCAGATATCAGTTGGCTATAAATAATTTCCTAGCAGAAACACCAAAATTCTTTTTGCAAAACCAGTCTTTAACAAACTTTACAAGCACAAAACCAATAAAAGAAATTAGCTTTACGCCCGGTAAAAGTTATGAAATGTTTGTAAAAATTGAAAAACAAAAAGATTTTAAAATGATTTTGGACACTGACATCCCAAGCTATATTTATTCTGAGATGTATCTTTATGGTGACCGATCACAAAAAATTTCTGCTGCTTCGACATTTGGCCCTCCAACCCAATTCTTCAACCATTCTACCGCGTCAGAATCTGGCGAAGGGCAGAAAGCTTATGATGCTCCTGCATATGCTCCGTATGCCCCACCTTATTATTACGGTCCACAACATATGAAATTATCTTTTACTGCTCAAAGTGAAACTTATAATTCATATCAAGAAATTATTAATTCTATAACCGCCACTTGTGATTCTGCTAATAGCGAAATGGCTGATTATTTTTCTGCTTCAGTAAATAATCTGGGCGGGTCGGCATCAGTTAACACTATCCATACTACTACAGCATATAAGAATAGAATGCCACTATCTTCTAGTCTTCGCTACGATATTATAGTTCCAAATAATCAAACAAGATATAGCCAAAAAGGTGAATTGTTAGATATTACAAATACGAATGATGTTTCTGCGAATCATTGGAGAATACAAACAAAATTCGAAACTCCAATGCTTAATTTTAATACTGACGCAAATAAAAATTTCTTGATTCGTAACATAACAACTTCTTCTGCGGTTACTGGTGGGCTCATGATCACGGGCTCTACTACTGAATTTGGCTTTACCGGCTTGTGGAGTGGTTATGCACAAACAGGTTCTAATTCAGGTATCTCACTTGGCATAATGCCGGGTGATAAAACCTCTACGACCGAAGATTTGGCTTCATTATGTGGTTTCAATGTGGAGAGCAGGTACGTAGGACAAATCGCAGGTAAAAAAGAGATTAGCGAAGCGATTGTTATGATTCCTTTTACTAAAAAGAAGAATCATAAAATAGGCAGATCTGATAAGGTAGACACCAAGTCTGCTTTAACCATTAAAGAAGTATTAGGAGAAAACGGTAAAACAACTGCTTCTTCTACAAACGGTCCATATTATTTTAGAGTTGACCCATTAATTATTAATGAAAACTTAAAGAATAATCAAATCGATATTGATTTTAAAGATAAGAAAATATCCTATAGCAACATTAAGAAATCACTTTCTAACATTAGATCCGGTAATTCTATTCTCAAGACTATGAAGACCATGACAGAATACGTCATACCTCCACACCTTGATTGGATTTATAACAGAGAAATTGAACCTTTTGCTATGTATATCTTTGAATTCAAACAAGATTTATTAGGCGATGAATTAGCCGACATTTGGCAAGGTGTTATGCCACGCTCTGCAATGCGTGTTAGCAAAGATTCAGTAGAACTAGAGCATGAATTAAATAGAGATGAATTCTTCCACGGAAAAGACCTACCAGATGATATCCAATGGAAGGTATTTAAAGTGAAGAAGCGTGCTGCTTATTCATACGATAGTTTAGTTACTGGACGTGATGAACGTTTTGAATTTAAAGAAGGTCAATCGGAAGATTTAGTATATTCTTATAATTGGCCCTACGATTATTTTTCGCTTGTAGAACTAGTTAATATTGAAGCAAGCTTGGAAGTTCAAACATCGGGATCCAATAAATAATGTCGTTTTTTGATGATAAGCAGGAGATACTTAAAGTTGAATTAACGACTTATGGGAGATATTTAATATCCCGTGGTAAGTTCAAGCCTGCCTATTATGCGTTTTTTGACGATGACATAATCTATGATGGTGAATGTGCTGGTTTAACAGAGACACAAAATAGCATTCAAACAAGAATACTAGATGAAACGTTGTCCCTTAAGCCCCAAACAACGCACACCAGTGTGCAAAATAGCGTAAAGATGAATACGTTGCTTTCATCTGAAATCAATAAACTAAAGCAAGAAGAATCACAGATAAGTGCCGATAAGAATTATGCCCTTTCTCAACCGCTAGCTAACTCATCTGTAACTTCAGATTATGCCCCAGCTTGGTCTTTTTCATTATTAAACGGTAATATATTGAATGTGGAACAATTTATTGACAATGCGGACGGAAATATAGAAATCTTACAACCGTATCTAAAGTATCCACAAATTAACTTAAAAGATAGTTCTTACGATATAAAATTATCTAAAAACAATAACGAAGTAGTGGAAAATTATAGTACAATTTATCTCTACAATACCGGAAGCAATGAATATTACTATTCAATGAAAGACCAACCCATTGTTTTAGATTTGAAAGAATTGAATGTTGACGACATAAACAAAAATTTTGATATAGAAGTGTTTATTGAAGAAGAAATAGTAGTTGCAGGCACCGATAAAACAAAAACCTCTTTAAGACAATTAAACTTTAAGAAAGATCCAATAGCTATTTTGGACGGTATATTATTAGACGAGCCAATGACTTTTGAAATTCAAGAAGACAACACATTTGTAGAGTATTTTTTTGAAATGACCATTGACGATGAAATCGAACTCCCGCCAGAACAAAAGTCTTCCGCTGGTGGCCTTGCATACCGCACTGGTCTAAAGACCGGTCCATTTGGAGTAGACTGCTAATGTTTTATAACTTGAACAACGACCAAATTAATAAGATTAAAGCAAGATTCTATCCTCAAGAGTTAGTAGCAGGCGAGTTTTTAAAATCGGTAACAGTTAATAGTTACGGGTCTGACAACCCAGACAACTCTGTAAAAATAACTTATTCTATTAAAGATGGATTAGCCTCTGACCCAGCGACCGAAGAACCTGAATTCAAGGTTTTTAATAATGAACAAGCTAAAAAATATCTAAAACTCAAGATATTTGAAATTTCTAACTCTGCTATGTTGGCTTCTTGCTCTGCTGTTGAACGTTCTGGATCGGACGTTATTAGAAAGCTTGAAGGTGTAATCAATAAATACGGGGCTTTAAGCTACGACTTCACTCCTAGTCTTGATTTTGTTGGCGATAAAAATAATCAAGAAGTTCATAGAATAAGCGTCTACAACAATGCTATAGAACTAGTCTATAACACTACATTTCTTCTGCCAAGACCAAACATAAACTATCTTTCTCTTGGAGCTATCTTCTATTTCGATAAAAATCAATATATAAGTGATCAAAAAATTGAAGAAAGATTTATAGATGAGCGTATTCTTTTTGATAAATTGAATGTCTACAAACTTTATGAAAATAATGTGTTGGTAATGAACCCCGCCCCCCCAGTACAAGATTTACGCCTACTGAAATCTGTATTCAAAGAAAATGCTTTTTTAGATAATCTATCTAACATAATAAATTCGAACTATGCCTATACCAATGTATTAAACGCTAAAAGATATGCAGAATCGCAAAATGTTTCCAGTAATACAAGTGAATTTCAAAATTTAATAAAAGATTTATCAGAAGTTGGTAGTGGACGTCCTAAATATTTTTCAAATGCATATTTTTCTAGAAATTCCAATAAAAGCCTAGGACTTGTTTTTAGTTTAGACTATCAACAAATCCTTGAAGATAATAGCGTATACGCAAAACTTCTCTTCAAGTCAGATATCAAAGAAGAATTTATAAATAAGTGTAAGATATCATCAATAAAAGTCATGCGTCGTGTTGTGACAACCACGGTAAAAAACAAGTTTATACCAAGACATGAATCCAAGGTCAATATAGTCTCTAGCGGCGAGCCAAAAGGTAATAATACCGTATCTGATGTAGAAGAAACAAATGGGACAATCACTGAAATAGTTTTGAGCACAAATTCAAGTTTAAAAACAAGAACCTTTGCCATAACAGATAAAAATGTCTTCGCAGGTATGAGCGGCTTATACCAATATGGTGTTGAAATCGCCATTATTGATGGTATCAATCAATTCTTAGGTACTCATGTCATAACACTATTAAGCGACCTTACTAAATTAAAGAATTATTTGGAAGAGACAAATAAGATAGTAAAAATCAATTCTGAAGACAAATATGGATATTCCGCAAATGGCTCATACGACCCGAGAAAAAACTCCTTCACGACGAGATTTATTGAAAATTTTGATGAAAAAATCATTAGTGACGCAGCGGCTAATTTTACATCCACCTTAAGCCTTCTCGGTTTATTAAAAAAGAGTAGTGAGGAGTTGACTGCTTCTATTTCTTCTATGCTGCATCCTGTTTCGGCAAGTGCAGAGACTATTTCTTATTTCATAAGAATTTATGAAAAGTTAATAGCCCAAATAAACAAAACAATACACGACAACATAAACAATAACTTTAAGATAGAGCACTGGTTTGTAAACGACTATGCCGACACCACCAGCCCAATTAAAGTTGGTTATAAATTCATGGATATGACAGAATATCGTGGAATAGGTGTATTAGACTTTTTAACATACGGTACCCGTGTGAATTCTGAACAGAATAGATATTCATATAACCCAAACATTGATTCAACTGAGTACACTGATACCCAATATTCATATTTGTCTCCGAATACTATTTTTTCTAAGAATAAGATACTATCATTAGAAAATCTCAATACAAACCCTGATGCTGTTTCAAATATGGAGTTTGTTGAATTAGAAATAGATATCAAGAATGCAAATAACTTTGGTTTTTCTCATCCTCTACCGCCTCCGGTTAGTGCTAAAAACGATGTAAAAGGCAATAGAAAATATAATATATCTGCCAATGCAAACGTTTTAACAAAGCTCTTTTCTTCTACAATAAAAAATTCTTATAATGTATTACCCGATGATAGCCCAATAAAGCAAATAGCAGAAGCAATTAAAAATGATAAAGTCGTTGAGACTCATTTAATGCTAGCTATGTCCAAACAATATGACTTGGTTAAGAAGACGTTCTTTAAAGCCGTTACCGCTAACAATACTATAATTAATCGTAAAGACTTGCTTGCCGAGACACCAACCACTAACAACGATATAAAGAAAGAACCGTATAATAAAGAATCATCAACTGCCCCCGCCCGCCACCGTCGAGCAGCGCCGCTGCATGTCAACCTTTTACTGGATGACAAATGCATATTATTAAATGCAGCAGACGATTACAAAAAGTCTCTTGATACCAATTCCAAGTTTCAGTTTCTTTTTAACACATTACACTCCGTAGAAGTTCTAGAATATGACAGTTCAACCTTTGACGAACGTTGGATACTTTTAACAAAACAAAAGATTGCTTCTTTGTCATCAAACAGTTTTTATCTTTGTAGATTGAGAAACTATAAAAATCCAGCATATGGCATAGAAGGAATGGATCAAATCAAGTTGCCAATTTATGATCAATATTTCTTCTTCTCCGATCCACAATCCAATTTTGAAGAAGCGATTTCTAGAACAAAAAATCTAGCTGCTGTTAAAAAAACCAAAAAGATTGATAGTGTCGCCATAAACAATAACAAAGCCATAAACACTAACAAAGCCATAAACCTTAACAAAGAAGCTGTCTCTGCTAGACTATTAGGAACTGCCGCTGGTGGCCCTCGAATTCCAGTAGCTATTAAACCTACGGCGGTTGTAAACCCGTTCAGCCGCGTCAGAACTAATATTAATGGGAGAAAGTAAATGTCTAAAATAGGTAAAAAATATACCCTATCGTCTGAACAGACCTTACAATTCACTAGCATAAACAGTGCTTTAAATACAGGTTCCGTTGGCATAGCAGAATTCCAAGAGCAATATGTAAATTCTTCATCGCGTTATGAAGGAAAGATAGTCTTTACTGGTTCTGCTATTACGCTACAAGGTTTAGCTTCCAATACGGCATTGAGACAATTAATAAGCGGTATTAAGACAAGTGTAAACTTTGATGCTGATATGCATTACGAAGAACTGATTGAATTAAAACAATTAAGTAGCTCTATGGCAGATAACCTAGACCTCTTTAGGTTTAAAAGCCCTTTTGAATATAATTTTTTAGTTAAAAACTATGAAAACTATTTGGATGCAGCCAGTACAGTAACTGAAACTGCATTGCCATATTTTTATGATGTTTTAACCGAATTCATAAATGCTGAGAATAATAAAGGCTTTGTAGGAACAACTTTTTTTGAAACTCCTCGCGCACTGATTAGTTCAAGCTTTAGAAATGAGCTAATCACTAACGTAGTTCCCTATGAGGTCATTGTTGAAAAGGGGCCACTGCGAATCGATAAATATTTAGAGAAATTTAATGTTTACAAGGAACAATTTCCTTTTTATACTGATATAAAATTTGATACACATGAATTAGGCAAAAGAAGCATTTCAGAAGTTATACAGAAGAAAAGCCTTTTCACGGAAATGTTTGAAACAATAGTCAATCAAGCGTCTTCATCAACGTTACTATATTCTGATTCTGTTACAAACAAAAATATAGCTAATAAAATCAATATCAAGGAATTAAACGTCGAACAATTCTTAACCAGCAAGCTTGACTCTTTTGTAAACAACGATTTTAGTATTATTTTTGAGCTTAATCAAAGAATAGATTCCAAAGCAAGAACATTTTTAGAAATATTAGAAGATAAAGAAGAATATGCAGAGGTTATCGGTTATCATCTTAAAAAATACCAAGGTGGTTCAACTGCTTTAATACAAGAATGGTTTTTGCCGAATGTCGGTGAAGGTGTAATGAGTTGGGTAGACACACAAATCAAATATGATAAGAAGTATACCTATAAACTTGATTTAGTTGTGCTGACATTTGCTACACAATATGAAATTACTAAGTTCGACTTACAAAACAATAAGTTAACTCTGGAATTTAACAATAAACCAATGATTAAGGCTTATATTCTTGGTGACAAAACAACTTCTAATACAGGTCTTGGAGCAGTTTATACCAATAAGCTTCTGGACTATCCACCCTTAGAACCAGAAGTGGAATTAATCCCCTATGTTGGAGTTTCTAACAAGATAAAGATAAATTTTAATACCTCCATTGGGCTTAAAACGGTTCCCGCAATCAACTTCAGTCCCTCTGAGGAGACGCGCAAGGATGAATTGCGCTTGGCCCAAAACAAAAGTCCTGATAGTGCATTATTGACCTTTCAGGCTGATGAACCGGCTGATTCTATAGAGATATATCGTACAGAGACAAAGCCAAAATCTTATGAAGATTTCTTTGGTAGACTTATTAATATTACATCAACAAAAAACTCTTCTGGCGCTTCTTATATCGATACAATCAGTGAAAATAAGAAGTATTATTATGTTGCAAGAGCCATCGACTTTCATCAAAATATTTCAAATCCAACGCCGGTTTATGAATTAGAAATTATCAATGATAATGGTCTTATTTTACCATATATTAGCATCGTTGAATTTGATAAAGAAGAAAATAAAAAGCAACATTCAAAAGAGTTTAAAAGATACTTAAAAATACAACCGGCTGTAAGACATCGTTTAACAAATAATGAAAAGACAAACGAAAATAATATACAATTAGGTTCTGACGATGTAGTGCCTTGGAATAAGAGATTTAAGATTAGATTGACATCTAAATCGACAGGCAAAAAAATTGATGTAAACTTTACTTTTAAGTATAATAAACCAACATAAACACAAGATAATTAAAAAGTTGGTACTAATTATAGAAAAGTATCAAAAAGGACAACAAACATGGCTTTCTTAGACAATTCCGGGGACATAATATTGGATGCCGTACTCACAGATACTGGTCGCATGCGCCTATCTAAAGGTGACGGATCATTCAGAGTAGCAAAATTCGCTCTTGGTGATGACGAAATCGATTATTCTCTTTATAATTATAGCAATGCAAGCGGTTCTGCATACTATGATTTAGAGATTTTGCAAACACCGGTTCTTGAAGCCTTTAGTAACAATGGCTCAAGCCTAAAGAGCAAGCTAATGTCAATAGCAAAGAACAACTTGCTTTATTTGCCAGTAGTAAAGATTGATACTTCTGCTTCCGCAACTACTAAAGCAACAACTTTGGTTAATAGCGGATATGTTTTAGCAGTTGATACAGATACAGAAACGTATTTTCGCGTCGCGAAGTACGAGGAGCAAGAACTTGTTACTGGCGTGCTTTTTGGCCGTTCAACCATTAATGGTAAGTATATAAGAATAAACCAAGGATTGGATACAACGGAAATTCCAGTCGGTCCTTTAGATGCAGACCTAGTTGAGACACAATATTTGGTTGAAATTGATAATCGCTTTGCTGCTTTGGCTGATATTAACGGTGCAGCCGCAACTCCATCTTATATAGATGATGATAATATAGCTACTTATTATTTTTCTAGAGGGGTTGATGGTCTTTTTGTTGATGACTTATCAAATGATCCAAATGAAACGGGACACGTAATCGCTGGCCCAAGAGGCACCTTTCTACAGTTTAAACTTATATCACAAAATGAAGTATCAACAAGCGATTATTTGTTTACCCAATTAGGAAAAAACATCACCAGCGGTTTCATCCCAGAAATTGTTTATGCTAGCGGCATATTAACAAACGTAAGAGTTGTCGGTGTTACAACTGGCAATACACTCGACATACCACTAATGGTTGTTAAGAAAATAACTCCATAATAAAAGGAAGAATTAAATGGCTACAACTTTTAAAACGTTTTTAGATGACGATATAGTTTCTACAAGAACGCTATTGCATGAAAATATCCCAGTAACAGGCACAATAGTTTCTAGTTCTGTCTATGGAACTTCTAGCGTCAAGTCTTATACGCACGGTATGTTCCAAAGCGTATATGATTATCCATATTTAAGTTCTTCTGCCAATCAACTGTTTGATATGACAGTTGGTCAAGCCGCTAATTCTCCCGGTAGCAGCAGTTTAACAATAGACCCATTTTGCAAAAAGAAGATAAATATCTATAATCAAATGGCACAAGTATTGGTTGGTTATGATACAACTGGTTCCGTCCAACAATTTGATAGAGACGGCGATCCGGCAACTGCTGGTGACAAAAGCCAATCTATGTTCTTCTTGAATTTTTCTCGTTTGCTAACAAAAGATGAAATAAAGCGTGGCTCTTTCCAAATGACTTTGGGGATTAATTCATCTAGCGTTTCGCCTTTTGCTGCGACATGCCTTGTTAGCGATATATCTGGAACGTCAAATTATAAGATTAACTCACCGTCCGGTGAATATGGCATCCTGTACGCTACAAGCTTCTCTAGTGCTTCTGCTGGTTGGACAACTGCCCCTTCACAGTCAGTTGGCTTCGTCTTTTATCAGGCAGGCGTTGTAGCTCTTTCTACGGCAATCTTTGCACAGTCTAGCTCAAACAGTCCTTCTTCTTCTATGTCTGCTAGCACTTATGGACAAATCAAGAACGGTTATTTTGTTGATATGCGCGGTACAGGTTCGGTATATGCAAATGTTGAAACACTTCTTGAAAGCGGTTCTATGAACGATGCAGGTGCCGCGCTTCGCAATAGAATACAAAACATTACGTTCAATAATACCACTGAACTGAATTCATCAATACACTTCTGCCGTATCAATCACAACGAATTTAATTATAGCTCAAATCCAACTTATCTACAAAACAGCAAGATAAGAGTTAAGAGCAAATTAAGTGATGCACCTGTTTCTTACCTCACAACAATTGGTCTTTATTCACCCGACAATGAATTACTTGCGGTAGCAAAGGTGTCGGAACCTCTTAAGAAAGATCCTACCCAAGAGATGATATTGCGCGTGCGGTTGGACTACTAAATTCTTTAAAGAGAATAAAATTCCTTCTTAACACTCAAGACGTTTTCTTTGATGTATGGTGCGAAGACGGGATAGAAGATTTAAAAAAAACAGCATGTTTTATATAATCGCTGACTAATTATCTGGGATAATGTCATACAAGAAATTTCAAAACAGTGACTTACTTTATAACACAATAAAAGCCAAGCCTCGCTTTGAAATCAAGATATGGGGCGGCAAGGCAGTTGTTAATGCTGGAGTTGGAGAAGCTGTCTTAAATAACTTACAAACCTCACCACCAGTGGCAGGTTCATCAGTATGCGATATACAGTTAGACTTCTCTTGCCCAGATAACTCATTCTATATTGGCGTGATATAAGGAATTAATTAAATGACACAAAGTTTAATCATTAAAGATGGTGCCGGTAGTACACAATCGCTAGCCGTTGAAAGTAGCAGCTATGGTTATATACCAGTTCATCAAATATCTTCTTCTCTAGCCAACCCGGTTTATGTCACTGGTACTGTCACAGTCAACACAGCCAGTTCAACAGTGACAGTGGGGAACACTTCTTTATCAGTCACTTCTTCTCTAGCCAACCCGGTTTATGTCACTGGCACCATCACAGTCAACACAGCCTCAACTATTACTGTAATCGATGCCGCAGTTACAACTGCAACAGTTTTACCAATAACTTCTTTTAGCTGGACCGGTTCCGCCAGCGGTACATTCTCTTTAGCGGCTAATAGTACAACAAGAAAAGGATTATTAGTAAGTAACCCCGGACCACATCAATTATATATATGTTTATCATCAGCAGGTGGTGCTACTTACGGCTTCAGCCTTTTAAACACTGCTTCAGTACCTACTTCTTATTCTTTAATATTATATCCTTCGGGAACTTATGTTGCAGACGCTACAACCGTTGGCGTCTATCATGGTGGATATTTTGTCAGCGGGTCTTCATCTTCAGGTGTTTATGCCACGGCAGTAAGCTAGGAACTAAAAAATGTCAATTATTTATCCACTGCCTGTACCAACCACAAGCTCTATAGTCACACTTCAAACAGCATATGATGCGTTCGACGGCAACACTATAGAACTAGTTCATAACCGAGGGTTTTTTATAAACCGACCCTCCGGAGAGGATACCGCTGGTATTGTTCTTGAGGCAAATAGACCCTCGTACTTCGATGTACGTAGCGAATTAACGGTAAGTGCTATCGTCCTTACACTAGAAGGCGATGAAGGTGTCCAAATAGATTCTCCCTTGGGGTGGTCCGTCGAGATAGGTACCAATACAGCAGAGGATATATCTATAGGCCAAACAACGGGGACTTATCATGACGTTAATGTGAGAGCCAGCCATCTAGGTGCTATAAACCTTGAGAGTTCGGGTACTATAAATGTTCGAACTTTAAATGTGTCCATGGGAATACCATCAGAGGCAATTATTGATGCGCCCGCGAGCTTCTTCAACATGGGCAGCGCGCTCACCTCCAGTTCTATATTAAATTATGGAAAACTATATGATCTTGGCGGTCCTACTGGAAATTATTATAACGATCTGGAAAATATCTTTATACTACATAATGGAACCGATACTTCTTATGAGTTAAATATAAATGAGATTAGTTTAGAATATAATGTTGACTTTTTAAGAGCCTATACCGCAGATATCACAAGTTCATTGACAGGCGTTATTACTACACTCAGCGGCGAAATAACAACTCCGGGGTTTACTTTAAGAGATACATATACCGGAACCGCTGCCACGGGCACCACGGCGTCTTATGCTTACGATAATCTCGTTTTTGTTTTTTATAGTGGCGCAGACATCGTAGATTCGGGCTTTGATATTGTATGGAAGGGTAACACATATACTCCCACGTATACAACCATTCCCGAAACAATAACAGCTATCACTGGCTCTTTAATCTCTTCTGGTTCTTTGTTGTCGCTTAGTTCCACTGCTCGTTCAAATATAACTGTAACCGATGAAAGACTTGACATAATTGTTACAGGCAGCAGAGCAGGTGGAACACAAGCTTTAATTGATGTTTCAAACGATTCAGGTGTCTCACAGTTCATCGCCCAAGCAAATACCTATGCCCTTGTACAAGCAGGAGCAAGTGGCAGCTATCCATACTATTTCGAAGCAGATTCAGCAAATAAGTTTGTTGCTCTTGAGGCTGATAATGTTTCTGGAACAATTTATGTTGGTGGTACTGGTCATTCAAGTGCAATCAATATAGGAACTAGCGGGACAAGAAATATAACTATTGGTAGCGTTTCATCTTCTATGCTAATCGTTAATCCAGTTATTTCTGGATCTCTTATCTCTTCTGGAACAATTAACACCCTACAACCTAATATATGGAATAAACCACAAATAGGCTATATCTCTACTCTTGCCTCTGTAAGTAACACCGCCTCGGTTGATTTGAGTTTATCAAATAATTTTATATTCAATATTACAGAAACTACATTGTTAAAAAATCCTACAAGCGCATCAAATGGTCAATCAGGAATAATAACAATTATTCAGCCAACTGGTTCAAACTACTCTTTAACGTATGATACGTTCTGGAAATTCCCCAGCGGTTCAGTTAAAAGTCTGACAGCTACAAACGGAGCTATCGATGCATTGGCATATTATGTAGCCAGTGGATCGTTCGCAATTTGCAATTTATTGGGTAACATAACATAATATGATAATAGGCGCTGGTTTATTGTTATCGAAAGTCAACTATCCAACACCATCAATACCATCCACCTTAATTAATGATTTAGCTCGTTATTATAAACTAGATGGAAACGGGATTGAGGAGGTCGTTGGTGCCAATGCGACTACTGTATCGTTGAGTGCTGGAGTAGGTGGTTGGCGCACCGGCATCTTGGGTCAGGCAGCAGAATTTGGCGGTAACACTCTCAATCAAATCCGCGCACCGGCTCTTGATTTAGTAGGTGATTTGACCCTTTCATTTTGGTATCGTTATAGAGCACTTGGGAGCGCCGGATATTGCCCAGCCATTTCTCAAATGCTTGGTGCTGGGGGCGATAATATTAACTATGCGGTGTTGCAAAATGCTACAAGTCTTACTTTATATGGTCGCTACGATACTTCATATCTTGTTTCTATAGATGGAATAAGTGATACGTGGGTACACTGCGTATTTACTCGTACTACCGCTGGGCTCTGTACCGGATATAGGAATGGAATTGTGGTTACGTCTCATTCTGGACCCATCCCGTTCTCCGTTCCCACTGCTGATTTAATAATCGGTCACCGAGACGATAATTATTCTGGATTTGACGGTGCTATTGACGAAGTGGGAATCTGGTCGCGGATATTAACGACAACCGAGATAGAAGAATTGTATGCCGGTGGAGCAGCACTAACATACCCGTTTTAATATTAAAATTAGGAGATAAAATTCAATGGCAACATTACCAGCACAAACAAGAAACTATCACAGCAGAGTCAACATTCCGTTTGACACAAATAATACTTCCCAAATAATACAAGAATCTTATTATGCTTGGGGCTTATATAGCTGCTTAACTAATCAGAATACAACTGGTTCAACTGGAGGTACGAGACATGCAAATTCTACATGGATTGTTCGTGGTTCTTCAGATGCATCTACTGGCTCGGCCATTTCAGCACCCGGAGTAGCTGGTACAGATAGATGGGGTGGTGCAACTTTTTCCGGTAGTTTTACACGCGGAAGTAATTCCACAAGTCATCATTGGGTATTAATGGAAAACACCTCTTTGGGACAGGAATTGCTTATAAACATGTCCCAAAATGCTGGTTATTTAACTGTTAGCACGGCAATAACTGGCACCTTTAGCGGCGGAACGGTCTTAGCGTGCCCTTCTGCTTCTAACACATCTGCCCCGGTGCAACTGGATCAAACAGGGTACTCCTCCGGAGACGGTGGACAATATAATTTATTTCTAGATACTACTAATACTGGTCTTACAAATTATTTACATTTTACTTGTGCCGATACAGGAGAATTTTGGTTTGGAATGAGTCGAGCCGGTTTAGGAATTATATTTAACTGGATTTCTCTTTGGAAATCAACTGGTCAGCACGTTAGTGATAATGTCTATAACATATTTTTATTAAGTTCAAGAAATACATATACAAGAGCTGGCCTCGGGGGCACTTATATAAACGCTAATGGATTTTGTGCTTCAAGACATCCCAATGGAGCACAAAAAAGCAGCGGCGGCATCTTGCAGCCTTATGTTAACTCTAGTTTTGTTGTCGATCATAGCATTGACTCATTGAGTGGACAATACAACTCTTTTCCATGTGAAATAATGGAATATAGCCCAACTGTATGCAGACGTGGTTCTTTACCTGATATATATCAAATTGGAACTGCTACTCCCGGCTCATCTATTCCTGATTCAGCAAATCAAATAAGAACGGTTGCTGGGGGTTTGATAATTCCATGCATTGGTACCCCAATTATATTATAAAAAATAGGAGATTTATATGGCCGACTTAAGCAATATAGACATTAATCAAGCGGTAATATATTCCGTTCAAAGACCAAGCAGCAATTTAACTACCACTGGCTTATTTTATCAAACAGCCCCAGAGTATTTGCCACCAATTGTTGGTCCTAGTGGTCACGCCGTGAAGCCAACAGTTTTATAATTTAACGTTTTTTCATCCGATGACATAATTAGTATATGGCAGATAAAACAAAATACTACCCTTTCTTACCAAAGGGTAGTTCGTTAGATTCTTTTAAAACAGTTGGTACTTCTGAATTCGCCTATACACAATACGGCGAGGAGCTTTCTGGCGCTTACCCGTATTCTTCTTCTATAGCTGCCGAGTATTTTTATTCACAAAGCGGATTTATCTCCGAAAAGAGAAGAATATACGCTTTAAAGAACGTATTAAATAATTATCTTCATTACAGCCAACACTATGCCTATAGTTCTTCTTTAGGAAATAAAGCCGAACAAGCAGTCAATCTAATAAGCATACCATCGATTTATTATGGCTCCGCAATCGATAAAGGAAGCGTTGAACTTGCTTATTATGTCTCTGGAACACTTGTAGCAAAACTACAAGATGTAAATAAAAATGGCGAACTAATACAAACTACTGGCGCACTTGGTTTGGGAAGCGTTGCAGGAGTGGTTTTATATAATGAGGGATTCGCTGTATTAACTGGCTCTTGGAAATTAGACAATATCTTTCAAGAAACTTTGATATATAACCCCACCTTGTCAACTGATTATGCTCGATGGATTAACTGGGGCGCTGGATTAAACCAGCCCTCTAATTCTACTGTATCGGCCAGCTTTGATTTAAATTTTGAAGGTGTGAATTACATAAATACTATAACAATGCTTGCTCATGCCGACAAGGGCCAGCTAAATCATTCTAATAATCCGACATATGTAAAAATGACACATTCTGCTTCTTCTATAAACACAAATAACATATCATATAGCGAATATGCATATACCGAAATAAAAAATACTGTTAAATATCCATACGAAAATTACACAGGTAGCTTAGAAAAGCATACTTATATTTCTAAAATCGGTATTTATGATGAAAATAGAAATTTAATCGGTATAGCGAAGCTTGCAAAACCAATAAAGAAAACAGAAAATCGTGACTTTACTTTTAAAATAAAGGTGGATATCTAACATGTCTTCAATTACACCTTCAGAAGAAACAAAAGATTTACCACTAGTCCCCAATTCTATAGAAACTATCGATGGTGCATTTTTAGAATATGTCGAAAAGCTTAATCTGTTTTGTGATTCAATAAGCGGAAGAATAAAAGTACCAGTTATCTGGTCTTCTGCTGAACGTTCTTTTCAAATAAAAGACAATCAGCAACTACGAGATAAAAATGGAACACTTATTGCTCCTATTATCTCTATAGAACGTGCTTCTATTTCAAAAGATCCAAACAAAAAAGGTAACTTCCAAGCCGGTGTATCACCAAAGAATGATCGTTATTATATAACAAAGATTCTAAACCAAGATAAAACATCAAATTTTGCAAATGCTGACACCTTGCGTAAAACTGGGCAGATGAACTTTCAGACTTCTAAAAAGAATAAAAAAATTGTTTATCAGCATATAGCCTTGCGTATCCCTGTTTATGTAACCGTTGAATACAAGATAAACATTTTGACTAACTACCAAAGCCAAATGAACGAAATAATTCAACCATTTATTGCTTTAACGGCACAAAACTATTTTATAATTAAAAAAGATGATTATCGTTTTGAAGCATTTATGGATCAATCTTTTTCTCAAGATTCCATTTCAGATTTGGGAGAAGAAGAAAGAAAATATAAATCGGTCATCACCGTTAAAGTGCTGGGGCAGATAGTTGGCGAAGGAACAAACAGTGAAGGTAGAACCGCAGAAATAAATGAAAACGGTTTCTTAAAAATCCCTAGAGAAAACGTAATTCTTGATATATCTAATAAGAAGAAAAAGCGTAAAGAAATAAGTGGAACAAACGTAAGTGGTGTAACCGAAGGACCGGGTGGTTTAGCATTTAAGAAAACATATATAATTGGTAATGGAGTGGACACACAATACTCGCTAGTGCATGACTTAGGTACGCAAGACATCTTTATAACGATGAGAGAAAAAAATAGTCCTTATCAAAAAGTAGAATTTTATTGCCTTTTTTCTGATATTAATACTGTAATTGTTGATACGGGTGAGCCAATACCAGTTGATTCCTTTGTTGTGACATTAATGGGATAATAGTAGTTTTATATGTAAAAATACTTTTTTTAAATTTCATAACTATTTATATTTAAAGTCAATATTATATTGGCAGAGGTGTCTCATTCCTCCGAAAGGAAAGGTAAAAAAATAGCATGGCTACAAATCCATTAAAAATCTTGACATTTTTAACAGCTTCCAAAGCTGCTAAATTTCTAGAGACTGTAGAAGTATCAGGTGCGCTAACGGCAGACAATGGTTTGACTGTATTAGCTTTACCTTTAAACGCTAGCGCAGTTGCAGTTTCCGCTAGTTCACTCAACGTAACAAACAATGCTGCGCTATCAGGTGGTGCAACGGTAACAGGCGCTCCCTTAGACGCTTCTGCCGTAGCAGTAAGCGCCAGCAGCTTGAACGTTACAAATAACGTTGTAATCGGTGGCGACTTAACGGTTAGAGGTACGACTACCTCTATCGATTCCACAACGGTCAATATCGGTGACTTAAACCTAAATTTAGGTACTGGGTCTACGACCGCTGCTGGCGTTGATGGAGGTGGTCTTGATTTAGGTAGCGGTTCTATTATAACATTACGTTATGATAACGCCAATACCGCTTGGACCTCAAATATCGATGTTAATCTAGCGACCGATACACAAACATATAAAATCTCTGGTTCAACTGTATTAGCTAAGTCTGGTACCAAATTAACTGTTGGCGACGGTGGTATAGCAAATGTAGCAGTTACAACAGAATTAGATGCTTCTGGTTCTCTCTTCCTTTCAGGATCTAGTGACTTTGTGTACATTACAGGTTCTACTCGTAACGCTCAAGGTCTATATAACGTTGATACGGCTATCCACTATTTAGACACTGCAATATCGGGTGTAGCGACCACCGCTGGTGGTGGAACAGCAGCAATAATTAGCAACTATAACGCTACTCGCACTGTTGTAACTGGTAACTTAGTAGCTGGCACCAGTACGGTAATCCTAAGCACGGTAGGCGGAACACAATTTGCCGTAGGCCAAATCGATAATATAGCTCTTGATATTATGGTTGATACAGATAGCACAGGTTATACTAATGATTTGGTGGCAATCAAAATGTTTGTCAGCGCATCCGACTTAAATGTTCAAATTGATGCCCCAGCTAGCGCAACTGCTAAATATCGTTTAATTGCAGTTAACGAGAAAGATGGCGGCTTAGGGTAATAATTAAGTCAATAATCTAACATAAATTCAAAAATAGTTTATAATATTGAGGGAGGCAAACTATTGCCTCCCTTTCTTTTAAAGAAAACTATTTATTGCTATGGAACGACGAATCCTGAGTCTTACAAAAGATATAGATAAGCTCATCAAGTTTATACTGCCTCACACTGTTGATTTTCATAGCGAAGTGAAACTACTAATTAATAAGGGGAAAATACATAAAAAGATTGACGAACTAGTAGAGCGGTATGATAAATTAATTAAAAGTTTAGAACGAGAATAAGATATGAAGTACACTTTCAGTTTCTTACAAATTGTTAATTGGTTATTAATCTGCAAAGATACTTTAAGAAAAATAACTGTAGAAGACATAAAGCAGCAAAGTAACAAGCAACAGTTAATCGCCAAATTAAAACTACAAAAGCAGAATCTTCTAATAGTTAAAGATATATTAGATCGCAAGGTGAAACTCCAAGGCATCAATGCTGCCTTCTTAAAGAATTTAAAACAAATTAAAAAAGATTATGGCGTAGAAGACTAAAGGAAATACTCGATGGCAGTCAAACCAGTTAAATTTATTTCGGACGTACAGACACAAAAGCAAATAATTAAAACGGATGTAAGCGGTAATGTCCTTTTTGCTGTCTCTGGTACTTTGCCACTAGGTTCTGTTAGTTCCTCTTTACCAATAACTGCTAGCGGTTTATACATTGATGGTAGTGCCTATATTATTGGTGCTCCTCTTATTAATTTAGACTCCCCCGGTTCTACACATAATATAGCTAGTGTTTTTTCAGCAATAGACTCCAAGTTTGCTAATCTTGCCACATTGAGTGAATTACACACTGGCAGCTTTGATGCCGATGGATCGAAAAACGTCCAACTAACTAATTATTTCTATGCTGATCTAGATTATGTTTATGTTGATGTTATGACAAAAGCATCTGGCACTGTGACTTATAAAAATGACTTAATATCAGTAGAGCTATCTGGTAATATGTTAGCAGATAAGATACACGTAATAATAAGCGCGCCTGCGCTGACTAACGTGGATTATTATAGAATTATTGCTAATAAACAAACTGGAAGTTTATAATGTATCTTGGCTTAGACATTTCAACATCGTTAACCGGCATTACCATTCTCGATTCAACTGGAAGTATAGTATTGAATGAAGTAGTGGACACCCGTTCAAAGAAATATACGACATTTTTAAGTAAAGCTGAAGAGGTGGAACGGCGGCTGGCACTCCTCACAAAGCAATTTAAAATAGAAAAAGTCTTTATTGAGCAGAGTTTACAAGCGTTTCGTCCCGGTTTAAGCTCTGCACAAGTCATCTTGACCTTGGGGCGCTTTAACGGTATAGTATCTTGGATCTGTTATACGGTTTTTGGATTCGAACCAGAGTATATTGGGGCTACAACAGCACGAAAAGCTCTTGGAATTAAAGTAGAACGCGGCGAGAACGCCAAAGAGATTGTTTTAAAAAGAGTTTTAGAGCTTGAACCTTCGTTTAAGGTAGAGTATACTGTTCATGGAAATCCGGTAGCAGGTGTTTATGACCGTGCTGATTCATATGTTATTTCCAAGGCTGGATACTTATCTTGTCAGACGCCAAAAAGCTAGAAACTGGAATATACTGTATAAAAAATCTCATCAATGGGAAACTTTATATAGGTTCTTCTGTTAACGTTTGGAATCGTCATAAATACCATTTATGGCAATTAAATAACAACCGTCATCATTCCCATTTGTTACAAAAATCATGGAATAAGCACGGAAAAGATAATTTTATCTTTGAAATTCTGGAAACTGTATTCAATAGGGATAGCCTAGAGGCAAGAGAACAGTTCTGGTTAGACAAATATAAGTCTTACAATCCGCTCAACGGCTATAATATTTCTAAGATTGCAGGGAATCCCCATAACGAGTTTAGCCCAGAAGCAAGAAAAAAAATAAGTCAAGCTAATAAGGGAAAAATTGTCTCCGAGGAAACAAAAAAGAAAATCAGTAAAGCACGACTCGGCATGCAGTTTACGGAAGAACATAAAAAAAATATTTCTGATGCGCGAAAGGGCATGATTTTTACCGAAACGCATAAAAACAATCTAAGCAAGGGCCAAAAGGGCTTAAAAAGAAAGTTTTCAGACGAGCATAAGAAGAATCTTTCAATTTCTATGAGCGGTAAGGTATTTTCAGAAGAGCACAAAAATAGGATTTCTTTGACTAGTCGTGGAAGAAATGCTAAAGTAACTTATGAAATTGTGCTCAAAATAAGAGAAATATACAAATCAAAAAAATATAGCACTAGAACACTTGCAAAAATATTTAATCTTTCTAAAAGTAATATTGCATCAATAACCAGCGGTAAGACTTGGGGTTATATAAATGTCGGAGACGAAAAAAGCTCAAATTCTCAATGAGATTTTAGGCAATTCTTTTAGACAGGGGAAAGAATTATTATTTAAATGTCCCCGTTGTGAAAATAATCATAAAGAAAAGTATAAATTAAGCTGTAACATCGAAAAGAACATGTTTAAGTGCTGGACCTGTGATTATTCAGGTAAGTCAATACATCGTTTAGTACGCAGATTCGGCAATTATCTACAACAAAAGACTTGGAACGAGCTTTCGGGCATCGTTGAAATCACAGAATATGAGAAAATCTTCTTCGTAGAAGATGCAACCGAGGAAGAAGCAGAAGTAATCAATCTCCCCGCTGAGTTTCATTCACTTTGCAATAAAGAAATGGGAATCTTATCACTCGCTGCCCGTCGATATCTCAAAGATAGAGGATTAACACGCGAAGATCTCTTGTATTGGAAGATAGGATACGCCAATTCAGGAGAATATGCAGGAAGAATCATCATTCCCTCCTTTAATCTTGACGGTAAGGTTGACTATTTTGTTGCAAGAACATATGAAAACGCTTGGAAGAGGTATATGAATCCTCAGACACCACGCGATATCATTTTTAATGAACTTTTCGTTGATTGGTCCAAAGATATTACCATTGTAGAAGGAGCATTTGATGCAATTAAAGCAAAAAATGCTATTCCCATTCTAGGTTCTTCTTTGCGTGAAAATTCAAGGCTGTTTAAAGAGCTAATTCGTCACGACCCTGCAATATATGTAGCCTTGGATCCAGATGCAGAGAAAAAAGCTGAGAAATTAATTAATAACCTGTTGAGTTATGGTGCAGAAGTATACAAAATCCAGATTCCAATAGGAAAAGACGTTGGCGACATGTCACATGATGAATTTCTTGAGCATAAGAAACAGGCTAGACTAATTAAGGATAGCGATTATATGCTTATGAGTAAAATAATGAATTTGTAAGATATCTATGTCAGATGAAGAAGAACTAAAAAGATTATTAGAAAGTTTACGTGCCACAAGCGATAAACTCACAAAAGAACAACTAGAACAAGCAAGAATTTTAGCAAGTTTTTTTAAATTACAAACGAGTAACCAAGACCATGAAGGTACGCAAATCTTTCCTATCAAGAATTATAAAAGAAGAAATTAAAAAAGCCCTGTATGAAAATGAAGATGAGGCTAAAAAGCATAATGCATTAAAACGCATTGATCAAATGAAAAGTGCTTCAAGAGGCGATACTCTAAACGGGGTGGAACGCAAGCTTACGCATCTTTTTATCCAATATCGTAACTACATTACTAAAAACCCAACCGACAATAAAGACGATCTGCCAAACTTTGAAAAAAGCATTCGACAGGTCGCCCCCGGTCTGAAGCCGGAAGATATTGTAGATATGCTGGAAGGAAAGATAGATCGGCAGTTGTTTAGTTTTATAAAAACTGTTTTGCTGCGCGATAGAAATATGAAGACACAAAGCGACAAACTTGACAACTATGAAATGTCCATCAGCCCAGATGAACAGAACGTGTACAAAGTTTATAATAAACAAGATTCAGATCCCGGATTCATGCGCGTTCCAAAAGATGATGAGGCATACGACCAAGAAGATGTAAGAAAAGATAGAAAAACTTTAACGCAATCATAAGGAAAATATGAAAATTACAAAAGAGTATTTAAAACAAGTTATTAAAGAAGAAATACAAAAAGTTATTGAAGAAGACGTAACAATAAGTTCACACTATGACGAAAAAATTGAAAGTATTCTAGCACCTCTGAAGATACCAGAACAAGATAAACAGAACTTGCGTGAAGCTCTATATGTACTTATCTCCGCACACGAAAAGGGAGTAACCGCTGATATAGCAGGCGTTGTAAGGCAAGCAGAAAAAGAGGGCATGCTAATAAGTCCAGAAGTGCTTCGCAGAGTATTTAACAATGTTGTTTCTGCCGGTTCAGCCCCTATAACTAGACCAAATATTAATCGACAAAAACTCGCTCCCGCCCCCGCGCCAGCCGCCCCACCTAAGTAAGTTGTAGACACCAGACAAAATACGTAGTAACATACCCGTTAAGACTCTTTTAACGGGTTTTTTGTTTCATGTTACTGTGGTCATGGAGACATAATGAAATTTTTGCATGCGTCGGACACACATATCAAATTATTAAAGGAACACGATAGTTATAAAACTGTTTTTGAACAAATCTATTCAATTGCAAAAGAGCAAAAGGTTGACGCCATCGTTCACACTGGCGATTTGTTTCACACTAAAATTCAATTAACGCCAGAAGCTATTTCTATGGCTAGTGATTTCTTGCGCTCATTGGCAGATATCGCGCCATTGTATATTATTCCCGGCAATCACGATACAAATTTAAAAAACAATAAGCGCCTTGATTCCATTTCTCCAATCGTCGATGCCCTTAACCATAAAGATATCCACTATCTTAAGTCATCTGGCGAGACAGTAATAAATGAAAACATAACTCTAAACGTGATGAGCCTCTTAGATCAAGAAAATTGGGGCAAACCTTCTGATTCAAATAAGATCAATATTGCTCTTTTACATGGTTCTGTAGCTGGCGTCCAGACAGATATTGGCTATGTTATGGAGCATGGAGAGTTCACTGTAGACATATTTGAAGGACATGACTACGCAATGTGCGGCGATATACATATGTCTAACCAGATATTGGACACCGAAGGACGTGTGCGTTACGCAGGTTCTACTCTGCAACAAAACTTTGGAGAGACTGACGATAAAGGAATTCTTATTTGGGATATAGAAAGCAAAGACAAGTTTGACGTTAAGCACTATGCGATTCCTAACCCTCGACCATTTGTTACTCTAATTCTTGACGACTCAGGCATGCTTCCAGAAACTGATGTTAAACTAGGCGCTCGTATACGTATTGTGGCTGACAAGAATGTGACCTTGGAAAAGGTTAAGAAGGCCACAGAGATTGTCAAAGCACGGTTTCAACCTGACAGTATCACCTTTGTTAATAAGGCGGTAATTTCTAAGGCTTCACAAAGCGAAATCAATAGTGTTGGACACACAGACAATCTTCGTGATATTGTGGTGCAGGAGCGTTTGATCCGCGATTATCTAAAAGATTTTAAAGCCGAAGATGAAATTATCAACAAAGTTTTAGAATTAAACAAGAAACTTTCTTCTGCAATCGAAGAAGGAGAAGATATCAATCGTGGCGTTCGCTGGTCATTAAAAGAATTAGAGTGGGATAACTTATTTAACTATGGTTCT